CCGTTGAATCCACCAACATCGTTAGTTATGTTCTCTCCAACATTAGCAGGTCTTGCCATGTCTAACCACCCTGTGTCTCCCGGTATCTTAACTTCACAATGAATATTCTTATTTGCTCCCACTGCACCTGTGTTGAATGCCCCACCTTTTGCGACGAGGTTGGCATCGCCATAGAGAGTGACAGTTGCAAGAGAAACATCACCAACTTGATTTGAACGGAAATATCGATAATATTCCCTTGTTGTGGTTGCCAGGGAGGAGTAATTGGGGTTGCCACCGGGAGATTGAAGAACTCCACCATTTACTACGGAACGGTAATCACCACTCAACCCCCCCTTTGATGGGGAGAGGAGTTTGCCTCCGTAAAGAGAAAGTCCATTCGAATATCTGATATAAGATCCAACATCGTTCACACTAATAGAGGAGTCCCACTTGTTGCCTGCATTGGTGACACTGTTTTGAGTGGCATAGGAGCCCGACTGTAATCTATATTTCTCTCCATCCATAGGTTCATTCGTATTAATATTTCCTGACTCACTGCCACTGAATACTAGAAAACTGTGCTGATTAACGGTTGATGTAGTCAAGTTTGATTTCAGTGGGTGTTTCACTCTGGAGTTGACTGAGGCAGTGTGGGAAACAGATGCATGTTCTCCCACTAAGGAGGTCGCAGGATCAAACGTGACTGTTCCCGTAACAAAGAGGGTTTGATTTTGCGAATTTGCAGAAGTGGACAAAGGTGGAAGTGCCTTTGTTGCTCCGTTTGTTGTTCCTGGTGACGAGAGTCCACTGCCATTCGTGGTTATCTTCGAGACAGATGTGTTTGTCGTAGTTGGGAAACTAATGCCATCACTAAGTTCATAATACACATTTTTATACACATTTGAGACAGAGTATCGATATGAAGAAGAGCAAGTAGTAAAGTATTTTACACCAGAAAGAGAGAAAAACACACTTCCAGAAAAAGAATCCAAAACAACACCTGCTGATGCGAGTGCATTTGAGTCATTATCGTTCACCCACTCCACATAGTTTGTAGTTGTTTGACCTATTTCAGAACCGGTGTGGAACACCCTTGCGTAGTTCCACCCATTCCTCTGATCGGCCGCAGTGACTTGATATTTTCCCGTCCTATACATCTTTGTGTAATCCGGAAGATTGTTTCCTGAGTATTTTCCTGCGTCATAATTGCTCAAACTAACGAACCCGGAACCGTTCCCGTTGACCTCCGAGTCTGTCCCTGATCCTGGGTTTCCCGATCCTACACTAGCACTGGCCAGATCAACCTCGTGTATAACTGCTCCATTTACTTCCAACTTCAAACTACCAGTGGCAGCATTGTTGAAAGAGTTTGCCACATAACTCGGACTGTTTGCTGAGACATCCTCATTTAACTCCCCATCGATCACTGCTGTGCCGTCAAAGATACCAGCTATATCGAGACTACTAACGTAGTTACCGTTTAGATCTACGGCCGAATTACCAGTGGTTGTTGTTACGTTGGAGTATCCTCCGATGGGTTTTGATGACCCAAAAGATAATTTAGCATCTTGGCCATTGTCATTAATATCGATGTCATCAAGGACAGGCGCGTCCGAAGGGGATGCTCCGGTGCCTGCGCCAAAAGAAACAACTATATCGTCAACATATCCTGTCCAGGCCGTGGTTGCCTCTATCTTTAAAACAATGTCATCTCCGTTGGCAACACCTGTTGTTCCGAAAGACAATCGATTTTCTGCATCGACAGAATTATCAAAAGACAGAACATACGCACCGGAGCCGTCGGATGTATCGTCAAAAGTGAAAGATTGGGCAACATCCATAAACCCAGTGGATCCTGGAATCTTTATAAATGCTCTGATTCTGCCGGAATTTAGGGCACTGCTGCTTGGCACTATTGTAGTAGAAGAACCATTTATCGTTAGAACAATGTCCCTCTTGGTTGCTCCAGTGGAATTTCTAAAATATCTAAAGAATGACCTCAACCCGGATTCACTAGAATAATCTGGATTTCCGGGAGGTGCGACACCGAGGGGGCCACCTTCGGCATTGTCACGAAAATCACCATCGTTCAAGGTTGCAAGTGGTGAATAGAGTCGGGCATTATAAAACTGCAATCCGTCAGAGTGGTGTCCGGAGGCAGTCATGTGAGTTTGAGAATTCCAAGTCCCACTATCGACATCCGATTGGTTATCGTATGATCCAGATGAAAGACGATAGGATTCTATTTTAAATCTTTCTCGGAGTGCGGTGGAGTTACCTGAAATGTTGTAAATGAGAAGACCTGTTAGGTTTGCTGTCCCTGCATTATTGAGATCTGATTTGAGTGGGTGAGCAACATTGACCTTGGAGGTGAGGGTGCCACTGAGGAATGTGTTGCCCGATGATGTTGCACTCCCTGTGATTCTCAAGACTTTTGTCTCGTCCTCTCCGGCACCAGTGTTTAGTGGTGGAAATCCTTGCGATGAGATTGTGCAATTCGTATTTGTAAAGGAAATGTTTTGTGTCGTATACACATTCTTGTATGCATTGTTGACATCGACGAGGTAATCTGCCGTGATGGATGTGAAGTACTTTACTCCTGAGAGGTATTTGCTTCCAGATCCTGCTGCATTTGTAAATCTTGCGTTTGTGGCAGTGAGGGCGGTGTTGTTGTTGTCGTTTACCCACTGGACATGGTTCGTTGTTTTTAATCCCCACGAACCAGAATGCTTTACTTCCGCATAGTTCCATCCATTTCGTTGATTGGCAGCTGCAATCTTATAATCTGCCGTTCTATGTTGAAAGATGCTGAACTGGTTTTGACTGCGATCTTGTGCAGACGAGGTTGTCGAGACGTTATAGAACCCTGAACCGGCACCGTTCAGGTGACTGCCATTTCCACTTCCAGGATTCCCGGAACCAATAGAGTCTGAGGTCAGGTCGATGCTGTGAAGTTGTGCTCCATTTACAAACAACTGAAGTGATCCTGTTTCAGCATTACCAAATGAGTCTGCGGGATAGTTGACGACAGAGTTGTCGTATGTATCCGTAGCAACATGAAAATTTACCTCCCCATTAATTACGGTAGATCCGTTGAATGTTGCTCTGCGGAGATTGTTACCAGATGACTGAACTTGGCTCGTATCATTAACATCTAATCCGGCAAAACTATCGAGAGTTGCCACGTTCGTGTATCCCGATATTGTGTTTGCTGCTCCGAATGATAGTTCGGCAGAAACACCCGTATCTGAGCAATTTATTTTCGATACATCAGGTGCTGGAGAGGGTGCTAGTATTTTTAGGATTTCGTTGAACCTGTCAACAGAAACACCGATGGAGGTATTGCTTGTAAAATCTGTGAAAAGACCATCCGTATAAGATCCGTCTTCGGCGTTACCAATTGTGGTGGTGCCGCCACCTCCACCTGTGGATGAAATAGTTATCTGACCATTGGAGCCTGTCACGAGAGTAACATTAGATCCTCCAATGAGGTAGGGATTGCCGTTTCGAAGTTTCGTTAAGGAGCCTGTCAGAGCAGTGGCAATGAGATCACCAACTGTTATATCGTTTGTTGTGGTGGCCCCGTTATCAGTTATTTGATCTAATGTTGATGCTGTTGAGATTCCGGTAAGCTTAGATCCGTCACCGTAGAATGCCGATGCAGACATGTTTATCGATGCAGACAAGTTTCCAATGATCGTGGCGTTGCCAGTGTGACTTCCATCCCACTCTGCTGTGACTCCAGTGAGGCTTGATCCATCACCGTAAAAACCTGATGCAGAAACATTTACCGAGGCAGATAACCCTGCAACTGCAAGTGTTGAGGTTGTTGTGGAACCTCTTCCGGTGACACTCTGTAAAGTGTCTGTTTCCGCATAATAACTTGCAGTTTGTGCAGTGACGACATAGGATGCGGTTTGGGCAGTGACTGCATTAGTTGCGTTGGTTGCACTAGCAACTGTGCCGACGATATTCCCAGCAGTGATTGCCGTAAGATTTGCACCATTACCATAAAATGCCGATGAGGACATGCTTATTGATGCAGACAAGTTTCCGATGATGGTTGCATTGCCTGTGTGGGAACCATCCCATTCTGCTGTGACTCCAGTGATATTGGAACCATCTCCATAAAATCCCGATGCTGAAATGTTGGTGGATGCAGATAAAGCTGCAACGGAAAGGGTGCCTGTCGAGGTTGCCCCACGAGCAGTTACCGATTGGAGAGTGTCTGTCTCTGCGTAGTAAGATGCAGTTTGGGCAGTAACTGCATTCGTTGCATTGGCAATTGCTCCAACGATGTTGCCAGCAGTGATGTTGGTAAGTGCCGAACCGTTACCTGTGAATGTGGACGCAAGAATGCCAGATGATGCACTCAACTGCCCATCTATGGTTGCATTGCCTGTGTGGGAACCATCCCATTCTGCTGTGACTCCCGTGATGTTTGATCCATCTCCATAAAATGCTGATGCAGACATGTTCATTGATGAAGATAGATTTCCTATAATTGTGGCATCTCCATTATGTGATCCGTCCCACTCTGCTGTGACTCCAGTGATATTGGAACCATCACCATAAAAACCGGATGCTGAAATGTTGATGGATGCAGATAACCCCGATACCGAAAGGGTGCCTGTGGTGGTTGACCCCCTGGAAGTGACACTCTGAAGGGTGTCTGTCTCTGCATAATAACTTGCTGTTTGGGCAGTGACTGCGTTTGTCGCATTGGATACTGCCCCGTTTACAGCAGAACCAATTATATATGATGCTGTATGGGCCAAGGCAACGGCACCGTCTACATTCACCCCCAGAATATAGTCTGTCTGGGTTGAACGATCTGCAAGGGTTGAGTGCGATGCTGTTCCAAAGAGAGATCCCGTAAAAGACACCGCAGTGATCGAAGCAGAGGTGGAGTTGCCGTTATTTGTAATGTATTGCAAAGTAAAATCTGTTGCACTTCTGCCACCAACAGTAGACGCATTTACTGCCTGCGATGCGTAGGAAGCAGAATTTGCAATGGACGCAGTGAGGGCATTGGTTATCGATCCGGTCAATGTTGCTGAAGATCCAATTGTAATTTCACTCGTGGTCGTATCAATATCTATATTGGGTCCGGCAAGCAATGACTTAAACTGCAATTCTCTGCCGACCTTCTGGCTAAACAGTCCGATCCCCGTACCAAGATTTTTAACAGTATTTATTTCACCATCGGCACCTGTTGTCAGTGTTGCGTTGTCGCACAACTCTGTTGATGTCATGTCGATAATTTTACCATCAACTTTTTGTTGAGAAAGTTTAAAAACACCCTCTCTTGACCTAATGCATGTCGCAACAATTTCAAATTTCTGATCTACCTGTCCGAAGAGTTGCCTCGGCTGTCCAACTGTTGTTATTTCATAAAGGATCTTACCATATAAGACAAAATCACCCTCCCTCACAAAGAGGTTCTGATCTTCTGAGAGTCTCCTTTTGTGAAACCTGACAGTTATCTGAGATCTTCTGTCTATCCCTAGATTTGTGTTGGTTGTATCCGACCCCTCCCATGAGACTGCGGCAAAGACTCGCATTGGTGGAAGGAATGTCTTTTTTACGGCCTCTCCGTAGAGGTCATGAAAATTACTGTGCTTTACGCTGACCGGAAAATAGACGACTTGTTGCCCAATCACTCGTTCGAGCATCTCATCATTAACTTGCTTTACTAAGTCCGTTGATTTTTTCCCTGTGAAGAGTGGTGGGGGTGGATTTGAGGGTCTTTCGGATATTTCCTCACATGCTACCGGTGTTGTTCCGGAACCTCCTGTGGAGGTGCCTGTGCCGTCCAGAACATTGAGTTCGTTTACAGGATCACATGGAGCAGCAGTTAGTCTAGGGTCGTCTTCGTCTGATACTTTTTTTTGCTCTGGAAAAACACCATCTCGGGCTCTTATGCAGGTTGCGACAATTTCAATTTGAGTTTCTATTTGCCCAAAGAGAGGTCTGGGTTGTCCGAGGGCGACAATCTCATAGTGATGCTCACCATACAAAACGAAGTCTCCCTCTCTTACAAAAAGATTTTGATCTTCAGTAATTCTCCTCTTGTGGAAGTGAATTACAATAGAGGACTTCTTATCTAGTCCGTAATTATTGAGAGAAGTCTGCTCCTGTTCCCTCTCAACATAGGCGCTAATCCTGACAGGTGGCAAAAAAGACTTGTCAATTGCTTCCCCATAGAGATCGTGAAAATTGCTGTGCTTTACACTTATCGGATAATACACAACCTCCGATTTAACGACGCGTTCGACAATCTCATCGGTGACTTGCTTTACAAGGTCTTTTTCTTTTTTTCCTGTAAACAAGGGTGGTGGAGGTGCTTCCGGTTGCTTCCAGACATTATCGTTATCTGACATCTAAACCCCCTATCCGACAAATATGCTTAGTGGTATCTTTTTCTGAATTGTGCTGACGTTATCGACAAGTTCGGCATCCCCTGCCATCATTCTTCCGTAGGTTTGTTCGTCAAGAACTGCTTTTAACTCTTCCCTAAGTTGACTTTGTTCTTCTTTGGCCTGTGAAATCAGGTCTGATCCGTTGAGAGTTACTGATTCTCCTGGAATCGGGATGTTTCCGAACTTACCCCTAACATGCCCCAATGTTTCTTTGCAAAGAGATAAAGCAAACCTTCTAATCCACTGTTTTCCTATTGAATTTATATTCACATAAGGAACATTTGAGAAAGGCAGGGTATTCATATTGTTGATGCCGTCTAATCCAACATCCACAGTTTCCGATGTTACCCAAGAGTCTCCCGGAATAGAAAATTCGACCCAAAACTTGCTACCATTAGAGATGTTTGGAGTTGGAAAAAGTCTTAATTTATTGTTTTTCAACTCATAAGAATAGTGACTTGTTCTGGTGTATATGTTGTCCTCATATGCCATTGCCTGTAATTTGTTTTGCCAAGCTGGAACGACCTCGAAGGTGGAGTCGTCTGCATACTGTCCATAAGTTGACATATTGCCTACAACCCCGACGCCGCCATAATATCCGTAAAATCTCCACATAGACTTGTTTGATTTATAGTAAACTTTCTTAATAAGAACCTTCCTATTGCCAACAGAACCACTAAAGGGTTCACTTGTTGAAATTAGGTTCTGTAAATCGTAATCTTGTTGACTGTTTACGACGTTAAAGGAGGCAGAATATACTGTATTGTTTCCTCCGACATTTGCATCTTCCGAAATTCCATCTGCAACTCTTCTTGCGTAGGCAAAATCAAATGATGGGTACTTTAACGAAACATGAGAGCCTCCCAAGCTTGAGGAAAGTTCTCCAGGAAGCATATCTCCCTTGTGGTCAAAAGATCCTGTAGAATTGCCAAGGACATCAGAAAGAATGTTTTTGCTCTGATGTATGTTTACTAAATAAGAATACTCCAAACATGCCTCTTCATATGCGGCATAAACATTTGCCTCCTTTATCTCGATATCCAAAACATCTCCACCCAGCTTCCTGTAAACATAGGTAACTTGGGCAGCTGCGCCTGATAGAAATTGTGAAGACGTATATGCCTTTGTTGCCAGAGCAGCTGCAACATTCAGCACACTTCCGGTTTCAGGAAGAACAGAAACACTTGTTCTGCTCTTGGGAGTTAGGGTTGGTAATGCCATTTCATGAGTCCTCCGCGGATTAGTTCAAAGTAAGTAGTTTTTTTCATTGGAAATAGAAACAAAAAACCCCATCACTAGGACGGGGTTTAATGTTTGTTATGTTTTAGATTAATTATTAACCATTAAAGTCATGCACAATAACAAGTCCGTACATGTCAGGACGTACCATCTTCTTAGCATAACGTGTCATCACACCTTTTCTTGGCACGAAATCTTCAGTACCAAAAATGGTGGGTGTCACTTGCAACGGGACGTAGGGAGCATAGACATATCCACTTTCGAGGAAGCTACTTCCTTTGCGACCACAAAGAATGACGTTACGAGGGAAGTAAGGGTCAACATATACTTCCAATTTGTTGCTGAGACTGCCGACGTTTACAGCACCTGCGGAGCCTTTGTCTGCGTCTACTTCAACTTTTGCCTTAAATCCAGCAGTGAATTCTAAGATGTTTGCTGCTTCTGGTGAACACACCAAGAAGTTAGCTCCACCTTTCAAAGTCTTGCGATGGATTTGAGCAGAAATGTCATTGACGGTTTCGAGAAGAGTCTCGTACCACTCACTGACAGTACCGGTAAAGTCACCACCAAGCATTGCTTCGTTTGCACCTGAACTAATGGCATTGCCAGTAGAACGATCCAAGAAACGGCCTGGACGACGTGACCAGTGCATCTTGCCACCTTTGGCACCCTTAACCAAATCACCCAAGATTTCTTGATCAATTTCCAAACCGATGTGCTCGGAGAGGACGTTGGTCAATTCAACTTCAGCGTCGAGGTTATGGTAAGCATTCAAGTCTTGACCCAATTCAGGTGTCCAACGTGCTTTCAACTTGCGAGTTTGAGCAGTAACAGCAATGCTGTCTACCTTGATGTCAATCTCGGCAATGTCGGTATTTCCACCAGCATTTGACAAAGTATCACTACCCTCAAGGCCCCACGGAGTGGCACCAACAACAGCGCCAGTGGCACCGCCAGTAGTGATGTTATCCAATGAAGGATAAGTAACCAGCAAAGCAGCATTGTTGCTACCGATAGTGATGGCACCGGTGTGGGCTGCGACAAAAGTAATGTTTCCATCGGAATCCAATCTGGTCAATCGTCGAACGATGGTTCCAGAACCGAAGGGAACATTAACAGCCATAAGGTTGTTTTGATCCAAATCGGTTGGGATGTCACCTACAGCAACTTTATGCTCGGACACATTAGTATATGGACTGCCGGACAACAAATCAGGATCTGCATCGATTCTCTTCATCAAAGCTCCGGATAAAGCAGTAACCGCGTGTTGTGTTGCAATGTCAGCACCAGCTGTCAATGTAATTGTAGCAGAACCAGTAGGTGCTGTATATCCATTGTTTAAGTTATAGAGTCCCTTTTCGGCATTGGCACCGGCCAAATCAAGGCCGTCTACGATGCCCTTACCGACTTTGCCTCCACCATAGATGGAACCGTCGTTATCACCTAGTGGTCCCAATTTGTCACTATCAGTCTTGGTAAAATCCAAGAAGAAAATGAGGCCAGAGGGCAAACTCATAGGTTGAACTGAAACCAGTTCGTTGGCAATCAATCCACCGAATACACGACGAACGATTGGAAATGCAACTGCTGCAAAACCTTCTACGTCACCACTGGACATAGCAGATGCTTCGCGAAGCAATTCTTTTGCTTGGTTTTCAAGCAAAGTTGCCATGCAGTCTTTGTTGCGGTCTTGAAGACCTTCGAGAAGACCAGAGGCTTCCCATTTGGTACGGATAGCAGCTCCCTCTGCGGAGAGGTTGCGATCAACAATACCTTCTGTTAATTTTTCTAAAATAGACATTTTAAGTATCTCCTGTTATAGTTTATTTGATTCCTGCCAAGGTTTTCCACCTTGTTGAGACAGGCATTTGATTATCATTGTTGGTGTTTTTGCGAGAAACCATCTTTTGATCATTTCTGCTCGTAACTTCACTCAATGTCTGAGGAGTACGAGAACTACCGGTGCCGACGGCACTCTGTAGTGTTTCATAAACAACCTTTGCCTCTTCAGGCGTGTTGGATTCTCTAATTGCACCAACAATTTTCTCTTTCTGCCGCTCATTCAGGGAGCTGACTTCTAAAGTTTTGTTGGTGTAGACCAGTTTTGCGTTTTGCAAAAGCAAGTCTTCAAACACTTCGTTCAAAGATTGAAGTGTTTCTCTTAGTTTCTCATTTTCTTCAACGATTTGTGCGTTGGAAGTTTTGAGGTTTTTATTATCATTTCCTAGAGTATTAATTGACTCTTGGAGTTTGGTAAATTCGTTTGCGAGGTTGAGATTTTCGTTTTTCTCGTCTTCGTCCTCTTTGTCGGTGACTTCACTGTCTTCTTCTTCGACCCTCTCTTCTTCGAGTTCCTGTGCCTTCTTGATAGGTTCAGTTGTTTCCATTTCGGGCATCTTGTGTTGGTCAGAGACTTTCATTTTTTCTGCCTTTACTTTCGGGGCATCATCCTCATTAAGTGCAGATAAGATTTGAGCAACAATATCGTCTTCCATGAGTTCATCTTCCTCTTCCTCTTCTTCGGGGGGGATGTCTCCAAGGGCAGTCTCTGTTGACTCCATGTCACCCATCGAAGGATCTTCATCAGATGCAAGATCTGCCAGATCCGAAAGGTTAATTTCGATTTCCTCGTCTTCTTCAGGGCAAGTGCATGTATTTTCCCCGTCTGTGGCAGCAAGTGGAATATCGTCAATTGGGTTCGTGGTGGGGGAATTATCCAAATCCATCTCTGCTTCCAGAATGGTGTCAATCCCTTTCTTAACTTCCTCAGAATACTTCTCAATGATTGATTTTTCAGCAGTTTTCATTGCAGCTTCTCTGAGGGCTTTTGCGTCTACGATTGCTTCTTCTAATAGTGTGCTCATGTGCGGATCTCCTTAGAAATAGTACTATACCTTGTAAATAGTAGGATAATAACACAAAAACCTTTTTTGCAAAAAAAAACCCGACTCGCAGTGAGCCGGGTTGATAATTTTATTATTTTAAGTATCTATTACTCTTCAGCTGCCGTAGCAAATGGTGAGGAGTGCCATACACCCTCTTCGCAAAAATAGAACTTATTGGAAGTATCAAAGTCATCGTATGCTTTGTGCCCAGATGTCGGATACTTGTTGGTGACATATATCATCTGACCATTAAGAGCACAGTTTGCTGCTCCGTTGGCAGCACCTGCAAGATACTCCAAGATGTCCTGTTGTGTTGCATCGTTTCCATCAAGTTTGCCCAACTGTAGTGAACCATTGATAGTAACCTTGTCAGTACCGTCAGTTGCTTGATAGGCAGTACCCAATGTAGCAATCTGAGTGCCCGATCCAGCAACAGTCAAGTGGTCACTCAAGACGGTCGTGCCTGCGGCCAGACTTGTCAGAGTACCAACACTTGTTAGTGATGATGCGACAACAGCACTACCTAGAGTAGTTGCACTCAAGGTGACAGCTCCGTTAATCTTAAACGATTTTCCACTTGCAAGATCCATGTGTTCACTGGAAGTCCAAGAATCCGTAGCATCAACCCAATTAAAGGTTTTGTCACTATTGGATGATTTCAAAGTAATACCACCACCATCTACGGCAGCATCATTACCTTCAGCACCACTCGGACTGTGAGCAAGTTCAATGTTCTTGTCATCAATTTGAACTGTTGTTGAGTTGACAATGTTTGTCGTACCATTAACAGTCAAGTTTCCAGGAATTGTTACGTTTGCTCCATCTAAAGTAATTGCAGTTGTTCCACCACTACTCTTAATGTCGTTACCCGTAACAGTCAAATCACCTCCAACAGTCACGTTGTCAGGAAGAGCAAACGTGATTGTGTTGTTGCTAACAGTGGTCGTGATTTCATTCGCAGTACCTGCGAACTCAAGAGTGTCAGTACCAACAGTTACAGCATCGTCAGATCCACTATCCGCACCGATTGTTAGTGTACCAGCAGTAGCAGACAATTGACCATTACTTGCAGTGATGCCCGTACCGGCCATTCCAGCAACAAGATCGGCAATTGACTCTTTCTTGGTAGAATTGTCAGTTGCATCAATTATCGCAATACTATCAGCAGACACGGCAACTGTTGCAGCAGTCAACTCATTCAAGTCAAGGGACAAAACACCGGATGTAGGCTTCAAACCATCACCTGCGGTAGCAGTTATCAAGTCAGCAATGCTTTCCTTTTTGGTAGAATTGTCATCTGCATCAATTATCGCAATGCTATCGGAAGCAACAGCAACTGTTGCAGCAGTCAACTCATTCAAGTCAAGAGACAAAACACCAGATGTTGGTTTCAAACCATCACCTGCGGTAGCAGTTATCAAGTCAGCAATGCTTTCCTTCTTTGTTGCGTCACTAGCATCTGCGTCCATGAAGACAAAACTATCGTTAGCAACATTGATGGCAGCAGCACCTACTTCGTTCAAGTCAACAGACAAGACAGCAGAAGCAGCAGCAAGACCAGTTCCTGCGAACAAGGTAGCAATGTCGTCGATGCTCTCTTTCTTGGTACTGTTGTCAGTCGCATCTACGAATACAAAGTTATCACCAGAAGCAACAGCAGCAGCACTCAGTTCATTAGCATCCAGAGAAAGGACACCAGAGGCAGCGGCAAGGCCAACACCTGCGGTAGCAGTCATCAAGTCAGCAATAGTTTCTTTTTTGGAAGAATTATCATCTGCGTCAATAATTGCAATACTGTCAGAAGCAACTGCAACAGCTGCTGCACTCAACTCATTCAAGTCCAGTGCTAAAGTGGTAGTTGCACCAAGTGCGGTTGATCCACCACCAGACAAACCATTACCGGCAGTTATTGTAGTTGTACTATTTGCCAACATAGCATTAGTAACACCACTTGCCTTGATCCTCAGAGCATCACTGTTAGTTTCGATAGAACTATTATCAACACCGACAGCAAGAACACCCGAAGAGGCAGACAAACCATCACCAGCAGCAGCAGTCATCAAGTCAGCAATACTCTCCTTTTTGGAAGAATTATCATCTGCATCGATGATTGCAATGCTATCTGCACCAACTGCAACAGCTGCGGCAGTCAGTTCATTCAAGTCAAGTGCCAGAGAGGTTGATGCACCGAGTGCTGGAGTTCCACCACCGGAAAGACCGTTACCTGCTGTAACTCCCACTGTGCTGTTTGCCAACATAGCATTAGTAACACCACTTGCCTTAACCCTAAGTGCATCGCCGTTTGTCTCGATTGAACTATCATCAACCCCAACAGACAAGACTCCGGAACTATGAGCAAGACCATCTCCTGCGACGGCAGCAGCAACTTTGGCAGCACCATTCGCATCGATAACAGTAGCGTTATTGATCTTATAAGCATTGCCTGATGCCAAGTTCATGTGATCGGTAACGTCAAAGCTATCAACACCATCGTACAAGAATGAAGCAGAAACTTCACCACCGTCAGTGTCATCTGAGCAGAAGGCAAGACCAGCACCACCAGCAGCAGCAATCTCCGCATTTGAAGATCCTGTTGCGAGCAAGAATACTTTGTCCTGAATCTCTACAGCTGTACTGTTGACTGTAGTGGTCGTACCATTTACAATCAAGTTTCCAGTAATCGTTGCGTTTCTAGTAACAGTTAAATCCTGACCAATTGTCACGTCGTTTGGTTGTGAGAATGTGATCGTATTATCACTGACAGTAGTCACGATCTCATTCGCAGTACCTGCGAACTCAAGAGTGTCAGTACCAACAGTCACTGTGTCATCAGAACCTGAATCCGCACCGATTGTTAGTGTACCGTTTGCTCCAGCCAAGACACCGTTTGTTGCAGTGAGGTTTGAACCTGCGATTGCAGCAACGAAGTCAGCAATGCTTTCTTTCTTTGTTGCATCACTAGCATCTGCGTCCATGAAGACAAAACTATCGTTAGCAACATTGATGGCAGCAGCACCTACTTCGTCCAAATCAACAGACAAGACACCGGCCGAGGCACCAAGACCTACACCAGCAGTAGCAGTCATCAAGTCAGCAATAGTTTCTTTTTTGGAAGAATTATCATCTGCGTCAATGATTGCAATGCTATCTGCACCAACCGCAACGGTAGCAGCAGTCAACTCATTCAAGTCAAGAGATAAAACACCGGATGTTGGTTTCAGACCATCACCTGCTGTTGCAGTTATTAGGTCAGCAATGCTTTCCTTCTTTGTTGCATCACTGGCATTTGCGTCCATGAAGACGAAACTGTCGGTGGCAACGTCGATGGCAGCAGCACCTACTTCGTTCAAGTCAACAGACAAGACAGCAGAAGCAGCAGCAAGACCAGTTCCTGCGAACAAGGTTGCAATGTCGTCAATGCTCTCTTTCTTGGTGCTGTTGTCAGTTGCATCTACGAACACAAAGTTGTCACCAGAAGCAACAGCAGCAGCACTTAGTTCATTGGCATCCAAAGAGAGGACACCAGAAGCAGCAGCAAGACCAGTTCCGGCCGCGGCAGTCATCAAGTCAGCAATGCTTTCCTTTTTGGTAGAATTGTCACCTGCATCAATGATTGCAATACTGTCAGAAGCAACAGCAACGTCGGCAGCAGTCAATTCATTCAAGTCAAGAGACAAGACACCGGATGTAGGCTTCAAACCATCACCTGCGGTTGCAGTTATCAAGTCAGCAATGCTCTCCTTTTTAGAGGAGTTATCGTCTGCATCAATAATTGCTATGCTATCTGCACCGACAGCAACGGTAGCAGCAGTCAACTCATTCAAGTCAAGTGCTAGAGATGTTGATGCACCGAGTGCAGTTGAACCACCTCCAGACAAACCGTCACCTGCGGTAACTCCCACTGTACTATTTGCTAACATGGCATTGGTAACACCACTTGCTTTGACTCTAAGTGCGTCACCGCTTGTCTCGATTGAACTATCGTCAACACCAACAGATAAGACACCAGAACTGTGAGCAAGACCATCTCCCGCAACAGCAGCAGCTACTTTAGCAGCACCGTTTGCATCGATAACAGTAGCGTTATTGATCTTATAAGCATTGCCTGATGCCAAGTTCATATGATCAGTAACGTCGAAACTATCAACACCATCGTATAGGAACGAGGCAGAGATAGCACCGTCTAGGTCGTCAGAGCAGAATGCAAGACCGGCACCACCAGCAGCAGCAATTTCTGCATTGGAAGAACCTGTTGCGATCAAGAAGATCTTATCTTGAATCTCTACTGTAGTACTATTAACTGTAGTGGTTGTTCCCTCAACGGTCAAATTACCATTAACAGTTAGATTATTACCAACAGTCACGTTATTCGGAAGACCAAATGTGATCTTGTTGTCAGTCACAGCAGTCTCGATTTCGTTAGCAGTACCTTCAAAATCAATGGTATCAGTACCAACAGTTACATTATCAGGTGATCCTGAATCAGCAGTGATGGTTAGTGTTGCAGAAGAACCTGCTAAGACACCGTTTGTTGCAGTGAGGTTTGCACCTGCGATGGCAGCAACGAAGTCAGCAATGCTTTCCTTCTTTGTTGCGTTACTGCCGTCAGCATCGATGATTGCAAAACTATCGTTAGCAACACTGATTGTTGCAGCAGCTGCTTGGTTTAAATCAACAGATAAAACACCAGAAGTAGCAGTAAGACCAGTTCCCGCAGTGGCAGAGATGACATCAGCAATTGCCTCTTTCTTGGTAGAATTGTCATCTGCATCGATGATTGCAATGCTATCGGAAGCAACGGCAACAGTGGCAGCACTCAACTCATTCAAGTCAAGAGACAAGACACCAGATGTTGGTTTTAATCCGTCACCCGCGGTAGCAGTTATCAGGTCAGCAATGCTTTCTTTCTTTGTTGCATCACTAGCATCTGCGTCCATAAAGACGAGACTATCAGCAGCAACATTGATGGCAGCAGCACCTACTTCATTCAAATCAACAGACAAGACACCAGAAGCAGCAGCAAGACCAGTTCCTGCGGTTGCGGCAATGAGGTCAGTGATACTCTCCTTTTTAGAGGAGTTATCGTCTGCATCAATAATTGCGATGCTATCTGCACCGACAGCAACAGTAGCTGCACTCAGTTCATTCAAGTCGAGTGCCAAGGACGTTGCAGCACCGAGATCAACCTCACCACCACCAGACAAACCATTGCCCGCTGTGACTGTGACTGAATCGTTTGTCAACTTACTGTTCGCAATAGAACCTGCCAACATTGCATTGGTAACACCGAGTGCCTTAACATTGAGTGTATCACCGGTTATCTGAATGGAACTATCATCAACCCCAACAGACAAGACTCCGGAACTGTGAGCAAGACCTGCACCTGCAACAGTAGCAGTAACCTTCTCAGCACCACTTGCGTCAATGACGGTAGCGTTATTGATCTTATAAGCATTGCCTGATGCCAAGTTCATGTGATCAGTGACATCGAAACTGTCAACACCATCGTACAAAAATGAAGCAGAAACCTCACCACCGTCGGTGTCATCAGAACAGAACATAAGACCAGCACCACCGGCAGCAGCAATTTCTGCGTTGGAAGATCCTGTTGCAAGTAAGAATACTTTGTCCTGAATCTCCACAGCTGTGCTGTTAAACGTGGTTGTTGTTCCCTCTACGGTTAAATCACCAGTGACAGTTAAATTGTTACCAATTGTCACGTTATCTGGCAATGCGAATGTAATCGTATTATCACTGACAGTAGTCGTAATTTCATTCGCAGTACCTGCGAACTCAAGAGTGTCAGTACCAACAGTTACAGTATCGTCAGATCCACTATCTGCACCGACTGTTAGTGTCGCAGAAGAACCTGCTAGGACACCGTTTGTTGCAGTGAGGTTTGAACCTGCGATTGCAGCAACGAAGTCAGCAATGCTTTCTTTCTTTGTTGCATTACTGTCGTCTGCGTCAATGATTGCAAAACTGTCGTTAGCAACATTGATGGTAGCAGCAGCTGCCTCGCTTAAATCAACAGATAAAACACCAGATGCGACACCAAGACCGGTGCCTGCGGCAGCAGTGAATACGTCCGAAAGTGACTCTTTCTTTGGATTATTGCTGTCATCTGCGTCGATTATTGCAATGCTATCATTAGCAAGAGATACCGTTGCGGCATTTAAACTATTCAAGTCTAAGTTTATTGTAGAACTTGCACCAAGTGCAGTTGCTCCACCGCCGCTCAAACCCGTTCCTGCTGCGAATGTCACAGAAGCATTTGCCAACATAGCATTGGTAACACCACTTGCTTTGACTCTAAGTGCATCACTGTTTATTTCGATGGATGAACCATCAACACCGACTGCGAGAACACCGGATGAAGCAGCAAGACCGTTTCCGGCAGCGGCAGTCATCAAGTCAGCAATTGCTTCCTTCTTCGTGACATTGCTATCGTTTGCATCAATGATCGCGATGCTATCGGCAGCAACATCTACAGTCGCGGCAGATGCTTCGTTCAAGTCAACAGACAAGACACCAGAAGCAGCACCAAGACCAGTACCTGCCATTGCAGTTACAACATCAGCAATTGCTTCCTTCTTCGGTGCGTTGCTATCATTAGCATCAACAATTGCGATACTATCATTTGCAACATCTACGGCGGCAGCTGCCAATTCATTTATATCCAAACTAAGTGCGGTGCCACCACCACCTGCAAGTCCGGCACCTGCTGCTGATGTAGCAATCTGTGTTACACCATTAGAATTTATTGTGACCTGACCAGACAAAGATTTGTTATCCCAACTGTTAGAACCATCATAGATCAAAACTTGACCAGAAGATGGTGTTGAAATTGCCGTGTCGGATGCGGCAGCGATTGTCGAAATCGTTGTATCTTCCAACTTCTCAATTGCCTTTTGGACTGTATCTGTAGATCCACCCCAAGCAGTATTGGTATCGTCATACCCCAACTTACCAGCCATTGCAGACGCGGTTAAACCAATCGTCCCCAATGTTCCATCAGTCGCAGATGCCGTTATGACATGGCCTATTGCAACATTCTTTAATTTTAACTTTGCGGTTTGATTGTCAAGGACTTCGAATACCGTCGTATTCGATCCTGTAATTACCGCTAAACCTCTAGGTTGTACCATTTTTTATCCCTCCGTTCGTTTAAGAACTTTTTAATTAATTAATTAATCTAAATTAAACCCTTTTGTATTATACAAATTTATCCGCATTCCACTGTCCGTCGCGGCAGAAGTACCATCGATGCCCTTTGCCGAAGTAAGTGCCACAATCTGCCGTAACTGTTGTCGAACCAACTGTTGCACCCGCAGTAAGACCTGCGGAATTCAAATAAATCATATATCCATTGTATTGTGTCGGGTTTCCTGCTAAAGTATTCAAGATAACCACGTCACTTTCAGTAGTGCCACTGTATCTTGGTATTTGCATTGAACCGTTTATCTTAACAACGTCTGCAACATTGTTAGTTCTTCGTCCTAGCTCGGCGCTGCCTGAAATCCCCAATTGGAATCCATTAACAGTATTACCGAAGACAACTTCTCCATCGTCCATAAAACTATGGACGGTACTGCTTCCCGAAACTACTTGTAAACCCCTTCTCATTTTTTATATCTCCTGTTTTTTAAAGAACTGTATCTGTTTTGATAGTAAACTCATCAACATAATAGGATGTGTCTAGTCTCTGTCCCGTACTCGAACTCAGTGCAACCCAATACCCATTGTGTGTGCCGTTGGGAACCCTGACTCTCTGTGTTTCATCGAGATTATCGTCCCACCAGTGCCTATAGTTTGCTGCATCGTTATAGACGTAATACGGTGAAGAACCTAATTCAGCATAAGATCCTCCGGGTTCACGAGCATAGCATCTAATCTTGTCGTAATTATGACCAGCCGGAATTACTTCCAACTTCAACTGATACCATTTGTCTCTCGCAATAGTTACACCTGACCAAGACAAGTCTTTGTCTCCAGAACTTTCGAGAGTTGTTCCATCCAACCACTCATCTGCGTTTCTCATGCTCAAACGTATTGCTGGTGTATCTCCCATGTCATTGCCGTCTTTGAACGTACCAAACTTTAGGGCATATCCCTTAATGTTGTCCATTTGATGCCCAAAGGGTGAAGTTGCCTTAGCAACTAGGGCAACCTGACTTCCTGCATGTCTTGCATCGTCGGTTTCTTCTGCACGAACCCACATAGTCATCTGTACTGCCTCTGTTGACTTCATCTTATAATATGCACCCCCATCTACAGAAGACTTGACAAATGCACCACCACCAACTTCGTTAAGTTTTACGGGCCCTACAACTCCAGATCCTGTGTTTTCCATTTTGTACCTTCGGCACCCGGTGCCTTGGCTCTCTCCGGATAGAGGATTTGATAACAAACTGTGAGCATATGCGAGTCCGATTTTTCCACCGTCGAATTGCGGCAGGTAAGTCGAAGAGGACATAACCATATCGAGTCGATCTGCCAAATACATTTCCATTTGCTGTCGTCTGACGTGTGAAAGAGAATCATCAAAACCAAAATACTCATGAACTCCATTGATGTAGTCGTCGGTCATATCGTTTGAATCAATATCACCACCACCTGCGGAGGGAGATGCACCAATCTTAACCCCCATGTAAGAGCTATCATTCTTCGGGGCAGTGTTGTCAGTAGCACTCTTCTTAACTTGTGCTTGCTGCTCTCCAGCAAGATACATGCTTGCAGTAACTTGTTCGGCAGGGTTAGTCTGGTTGTCGTATGTCATTGATAAAACGTGCCAACCTGTTGCCAAGTCTGTAGTGGTTCCCCTTGTTTCCACCGTATCGCTATTGTCCTTCTCTCTATAGAAGAATGTTGTCGTCCGGTAATCCGATCCTCCGTCATGAACCAGTCCGACGGCAAATGTGTCGTGTTCGCTGGAGTACAGTTGGTGAGGGTACGTTGCGGGGTAGGTGCAGAGAAGGGGGTAGGTTCTATCATCCTGATGGTGTGCTCCTTGTCCACCTTCATCTGCTTTGTAGGTCATTGTCATAAACGTCGAACGGCCGCCGGGGAAACACTTGGTGGTGGTGGAATCGGCACCATCTTGAGTAATATTCCCAGAAACCCAAGTTGAATATCCATCCATGTTTTCACCGTACCTGTCACCGCTGGTTGGTCCCAATCCGGAATAGTATGCTATAGTTCTATCTCCATGATACCTGGAGTCTCCCATCATGAAATTCTGGTCGTCTCCGTGGATTCGATGGTTTGAATTAGGAATGCCAGCATCAAATGAGCTAGAAAGCCTCCCAATCCTTTGGTATTCATTTGCCAGTGGATAGAGGTGTCGAGTTGAGATACGGTCACTTCCCTGATCCCAAGCTTTGCCGGTGTATGTGAATGATTTGGAATTTCCTGAAACATCCCATATTACCTCAATCGCACCACTTCGGTGGAATTCGAAACTTCCTGTTACTACTCTCTCATGTGTTTCCCAATAGTATCCACGAGTTGAAACGCATCCCGGATCGAACTTATACCAAAATGCCAACCGGGCATTGCCAGAAAGTGAAATATCAAGGGCCTTATCTTGTCCCGAAACAGTAATGCCATTGTAGGGGTCAGATCCCGAAATGGATCTGGGGTCGTGAGGTTGACCCACGAAAGTAAAATCTGATTTTGCCATTTTTAATAATCTCCTTTATTATTTAATTTCTATATTGTGTCTACCATACATGCAAATCCATCAACAAAATATTTGGTTGCGACTCTCTCACCATTGGTGGACTTCATCGCAACCCAGTATCCGTTATGTATCCCGTTTTGGGATCTAACCCTTGCGTCATAATCGGGATCATTACACCAGAATCTGTAATTTGCATCTTCTCTTAGAACATTCCAAGACGTGTTACTGCTCCCGTCTGCCAAAGCGTGCCAGGTTGTTCCGTCAGTACTTGCGTGGCAAGTGATCTGATCATATGCTAGTCCGGAGGGAGTTACTGTCAATCTTATTTTAAACCAGGCATCGGCAGCGAGAGACACCGATCCGTGAGATACCTCTATATCTCCGCAACTCTCTATTGTTGTTCCGTCTGTCCACTGATCTCCGTGACGCAAGCTTAACCGAAGCTTTAACGTATTATTTTCCTTTGTACCGTTAAGGAAGGTTCCAAACTTTAGGGCATATCCTTTGATATTATCCACCTTGTGTCCAAAGGGTGAAGATGCTTTCGCAACAAGGGCAAAGTGACTACCATCGTGACGGTTGTCAGTCAATCCCGTACACCTAACCCATGCCTCAAGTCTAATTGCTTTTGAACTCGGTGTTCTGTAGAAAGCACCACTATCGGCAGAAGATCTCAAAAACGCGCCTGCGGCAGTTTCGTAGTGAATCGTCGGAGATCCAGATGATGTAAGCATCTGCTCGTATGCTCTGCAATATTCTCCGTTGCCTGCCAACGCGTTTGACAGTCTTGTGTGTAAATATGCTTTTCCCTTTGGTCCACCAGTAAACTGAGATAAGTGGGATGCACCGGATTGCTCCAAATCTAGTCTGTCGCACAAATATCTCTCCATCTGTTGTCGTCTAATATCCGAAAGTGCATCGTCAAATACAAAAAACTCATGGACCGCATTATAATAATCTTGCATATTGGAGGTATCAAGTCTTCCCCCACCTTGGTTAGCAGTGCCACCAATCATGATGTTTGGTCTGTATGTCCTTGGACTTTGACGACCAGTGTCTTCGTCACTCGTTGCCCAAAAAGATTGTACCGACTGTTTTTCACCGTCAGAACCTGTGATGGACGTGATGCCAAGACTGTTCCTGTATGCATTAAGCGACCAGTTGTCTCTCTCCGTCTGATCCGCATCACCTTCTTTGGTGTCATTTTGGTTGTCATATGTCATTGATAGAACATGGAAAGTGTCTGGCCAATAATAGTCATACCTCTCAGTACCAAACCGCCAAATGCTGTCGTTGTCCTTAGCGTACCCAGTCATGGATCTTTTTGCTACCTCAAGTGGAGCCAGTGTTTTGTCTCCATCTATACCGTACCAGTCCTCTGGCCCGTGGACCAATCCCATTGAGAATGGTCCGGATTCACCGTAATCAACCCCATTGTTGCCCGATGTCGGGTATGTGACAGAGAGGGGAAAGGTGTAATCCGCTTCGTGATGAGCACCTGGTCCAACATTTCTCAACCTCATCGTAGTGAAGAGGGAGTACCCACCTTCAAGAGTTTTATTCGTGTCTGCGGCCATAGATCCTGATGCCCAGGTTTGTATGTTGGTGTCTCCACTGTTTTGCGTCGAACTTCCATTAATTGTCGAGTTAATCATTTGAACCCCTCTGTACGTACCATCGAGGTCGTTGGACCCCACCATGCAATTTTGAGAATCTCCAGTGATGATGTGGTTGGTATCATTATACACGTTAAGTCCGCTTCCGGTGAGGATTGGTCGGCAATCGTTAGTCCTGTAGAGGTTCCTCTGAATGGAGGAAAAACCGGGATCTTTAGAATTTCCCGAAATGTCCCTGAGCATCCACAGGGAACCGTTGTTGTTGTCAACAAGAGTTCCTGTTACAAAGTTTCCAACATCACAGTTGTACCATGCTGCAAGTCTTGCATTGCCAGCACCGTCTTGGGTTCTGTTGAATGCATTGTAGGGGTCAGATCCTGAAATGGATCTGGGGTCGTGGGGTTGACCCACGAATACGAATTTAGAAGCAGTCATTTAATTTTCCTCCGTTTATCACTTGTCATCATCGTTAAGATCTGTGTGAATTTCCAAATTATCTATATAATACTTAGTCGAGAGTCTATCTCCGGTACTAGAACTTAATGCAATATAGTATCCATTATATCTAGCATTGTAATCCGGCACCTTAAACGTGCCGGATGCTTTTGTGTCACTCTTTTTGAACCTAAAGTTGTTATCTAACGCATCAATTGTCTCTTCGTGCAGCAATGTCCAACTCTGGTCTTCTCTCAGTCTATAATATGCCTTTAGGGTATCATTGCCATCAGAGGTTTCAACGGTGGTGTAGTATCCAAAAACACCGTTTCTGTTTTCCTCGATAGACCATCCGTCACTTGAAGTCACCGCATTGTTGTATCCCATCTCATCGGTAATATTGACTCCGGACAATTGGGGTTCACCCATTTTCCAGAATCCAAGGCACTTCTCCATAGTGTTGCGTCCATCAGAACCTGATACGAGAAGGTGATCGTTGCCCATAGACCCGGTGTTATATAAGGTTCTGATCTTTCCTTCCGGCAATCGGCCTGACCATAGAGATACTTGTCCAATTTTACCATAGAAATTCTCCACATGGGCAGCTGTCCAGTCGGATGTCTTTCCATAGCTACATCCGTTTCCGATCATCGGGAAAGACTTTCCAGTTGGGTCATCTGCAAAGAAACTCCATCCGTCAGTAGATCCGTTGTTCACACCGTTAAGTGACGTTGACCCTACCCTTTCACCGTTTATGAAAAATTCACAAAAAGCATTGTCCTTGTTGGCATTTCCGACGAGGCCCGTAGTTACAGTCACTGCGACATGTTGCCACTCACCAGTTGATACCTGCGAATTTGATCGCATGGCATAGATGTCATCCTCTCCAGTCCCCTCATCCTTCTCATAATTTCCAGAAGTGTAAGCGAGGTATCCGTCATGTCGTATTCCAAAATGGGAAGTGGGGTAGTAGTTACCACCATTGTGATACCAATCCTTGCTAGACATTTGTACGATGGTGCTTGCAACATATGTGCTGCTACTTCCACCGGAATCACCAAACTGCGTTGGCATGACCCATGCAGAAATAGTAAAGCTACCTCTCTTAGCGTCGAAAGTGACAGGAGAAGAATACCAAGTGGTGTTGCCGTGGGACTTTTGGTTCGTTATAGCACCCCCTCTAGGTAGAGCATGGGCCTGGTTTCCGGACTCATCTAGGCAATTTCCTAATACCCTTGTTGAATTAACAATTTCTTCGCAGACAATATCATTATTTGTTGCTGAGTCTGGGTATGTCATTCCTGCAATTTTTGCATCTCCATATGGGGTTAGTGTCCAGTCGTGAAAGGATTCTCCATACTTGGAATAATCATCAAAGTTGGAAGTTAATCTATAATACGCAATCAGTGTTTCGTAGTCTATGCCCTTTACCTCGTTGATGCCTGCGGGAGTACCGCCATTGTACAATGTCGTAACATTTCCGGAGGTAATAACCTTATTCCAAAATGCAAATTCCTTGAATCGACCTGTGAAGCTTACATTGAGGTCATCGTTGTTCCCAATGCGGAGTCCCTTGTTTCTAATCGGATTCGGTGTATCGTTATTTCCAGCATCGGTGCCGCCACCGACGATGGTTCCGCTGCCCTCTGAAGATCCATCAACATAGAGTATTGGTGCCGTTACTTCGGAGTATTTTCCTCCGTAATTAAACGAAATAGCTATGTGATGCCATGAGTTGTTGGTCGGTGCCCAATTCCATGTCCATCTTGCGAAATTTGTATTAGAACCATCTGGTGTGTAGGCAACTTGAAATTCCAGTTTCTCATTAGTGACACTCCAATATAACATACACCCCTGATTTCCTATATCGAAAATGCGAGGTGCTGATTGTCCCAATCCAGACCAATTGGAATAAACCCAACCAGAAAAAGAGAATTGGCCAGGGTTAATTGCTTGGCCAGGTTTTAGAAGTTTGTTGTTCCACGGTCTGGACCTGCCATTGTGAAGCATGTCTCTTCCTTTTAGACAATCTCCGGAACCGTCAAAGTTGGTATAAGAACTTCCAGTATTGGGCACATCCAATGCCCAATAACCCTTTGGAGTGCTGCTATGTACCTGGAATGCGTTTCTGATATATCCCCTATTGTATGCTTGCTGTATTTGCGCGGAGGTCAACATCTCATTCCATATGCCCCAATGCAAGAATGATTGGCTTCGTGCGTTGTGATTGTTGTCTGTATCGATACCCAACTCCCAATTGAAGTTAGTGTTCGTGTAACTTAGGTTGCTACCAGGAGCAGAAGGTTTTGAATCCCAAGGGATGTGTCTCCCGTTGATATAGAGTTTTATTTCCTGATCTCCGGGATAATCGTCACCGGAGTCCCACTGTGCTGCTTTTCTCAAAACCAGTGCAACGTGGCACCAAGATTGCAAATCCTCTCGTGGAACTGAATCTCCTGCGGTATCAAAATTCTTCTGGGAACCGCCATACCCGATATTGAAGTGAAAATATTCTGAGCTTTTGTTGTAGTAGAGCCTCAATCTAGTTCCACCTGAGTCTTGTCCTCCTCCGAAAAGGCAGTTCCAATCTTCGGTAAAATTCTGCATTTGGACCCACCCCATGAAAGTTAAATCCCCGTTGTTCGTTGAGGTGTTGGTGTTCCACCAATTATAGTTTGTTCCCGATCCTAATTTCAGTTGACTATCACTATCATTGTACATATAGGTTGCAGCAGAGGTTGAACCTGTTAGGGCAGATTTAAAAATACATCTGCCAGACTGCACCGTTGGCATCGTCATACTGCCACTATTATAAACTGCGGCTGCTTCGTTGTCGTCCAAGATCTTATTCCATATAGCTGCATTTCTAAAACATCCGTCTTCCCAGATGCCGGACCCACTAATATTTCCTCCGAAAATCGCGCGGCCGCCGTAGGTTTGAGTTCCCGACCACGTAAGAGTATTGCTGTTTCGAGCCGTATCAGCTGCCGTCAATTTCTTTCCGTTTAAGTATAGGATTGGTGCCACGTTGTCAGCACCATCAAGGGCAGCTTTTCCAGTGACTAGCACATGATTCCAAGTGTTGTAGTCTATTTTGGAATTATCAAAATACATGTGGTTATTATTCCAAGTTTGATACTTATATCCGCACCAGATTCTATCATAAGACTTGTAGTATCCGATTGCCAGAGCATCGTTTGTTCCCATCTTGAAAATCGAAGGCCAATCTTCGGTGTTTCTAGCACCATTGTAGATCCAAGTCGAAACTGTAAATTCCCCATTTGCTCCACCGGAAGATGCTCTCAAATTTTCATTCCAATAAGAAGATGCGGTTAGTCGGATTCGGCCGGAAGAATCATAGTGGGTAATATTGCCAGAGAGCATTTCATTTCTCTCATATGTGTTTTTCATATACCTGTATCCGTTGTAAAAGTCGGCCGATCCTGTTCCCATGACCGTATTCCAGTATGCTGCTGTTCCAATTGAGGCAGATACAGTAGTGTTGTTGGCCAACACACTTACGTCTCTATAATTTGGCAAGGTTTCGCGTTTCACATATGATCCCGAAGTTATGACATCCATTCGCATCTGATACCAACTGGACTCTGACAAATTGACATCTGTAATTGTGAGATCTTGATCTCCGAATCCAGAAGAGCTGCCGTCATATTGTCTTCTGGCATCTCTGCTGGACAATCTAAACTTGAGGTGCGTATCTGATACTGTGTCGTCATCCACATCGACACCATCCTTGAGTGTGCCAAATTTCATGGCATACCCCTTAATGTTGTCCATCTTGTGTCCCCACGGTGATGTTGCGTGAGCAACGAGAGCAACTTGCCCTCCGCCATGCTTTGCACTACTTCCCGTGTCTTCGACTCTAACCCAAGCTCTAAGAGAAACTGATCCCGTTGCCTCTGTCAACAAACCGGATGCCGCGGTGTTTTTCCAAAAAGCTCCACCAGCTGTTTCGTGATGAATCTTTTGGTCATATCGAGTTGGTCGCGCTTGTGAGAATTTTCTTGAATATTGTGATGAATAACTGTTCAATGAAGAGGACGGTTGGGTATTTAAAGCTGAGTTTGGAAATGAGATTCCCGTACCTCCACCGTCAAATGTAGACATGGCATAAGTTGGTCCCATTGTGAGGTCGTATTTATCACAAAGATACCTCTCCATTTGTTGTCTTCTGGTGTCAGATAAGGCATCATCGAAAGCAAACATTTCACCAATTTCATTTTGACCCGAAGCATTTGTTTTTCCGCCACCCCAGTCATGATTGTATCCACCGAAAGATACCGTCTTCTTGTCTCCAAAATGGCCAGGACGATTTGCGTCTGTTACGTTGGTGAAATCCTCACCATAATTCCAGTTCCCGTTATGGTAAACGTCGATCTGGTAACTAGGGTCGTATACTGATGCGGTGGTGAAAACCAACGAAAGTGCGTGGTATCCGGAATCAAAGGAACCAAAATTACCAAGCTTATATACGTCGGTGCCGTCTTGTTTTTGATATCCAACCCAAGTTCCCTTTACGTCTGTCGATGCGTCTGCGTCGTGCCAAAGACCTAGTGAAAAAGTGCCATACTTGCCGTCGTTTCCGTCGGCATCACCGTTGTTTCCTGTGCCATAGGTGACAGTAAGTGGTCTTGTGTTGTTGGTTCCGTAAGAATTGTATTTCATTGTCGTGAAAATTGATGTTGGGCCCTTCAGTTGACTTGCAGAAGTTGAACCTGATATCCAGGGTGATACCTGCCACGATCCAGGATCCATATCTGTTCCTGCTACGGGATTGTTTTTTAGAAAAAGAGATTTTTCTGTTTCGTCAATGTTTCCACCTATTGTGTATTCTATACCACTTGAACCGATAGAAGAGTTGACAGCTGGTATAAGGTCGTCTGTTGCCCTAAGTGCTCTGGTGCCGGTGCTCCAGTCAAATTGAGAAGAATCAAAAATTGTATTAATAGTCTCATCTCCTGCTGAATTAGCTGTTCCCGTTACATACAGTCCTGGCTGGATGTTGTACCAACATGCTAGTCTTGCCGAACCGGATGCATTCCAGGGGTCAGACCCCGAAATTGATAAAGGATCGTGTGGGGTTCCCACTATAAAAACATCACTTTTAGCCACAATTAGTTTCTCCCGTAATCATAAAGTTTAAGCCCAATCATATGGATCTTCCGTGTGCGTACTCACTGTCCAGTCGTTAGAGAATGTACTCAAGTCAATATCAGAAAAGATCTTATTAAAACCAGTGGATGCTTCATAAGTTAATTGACCTGTTGTCTCTGCCGAAAAGGAGAATGACGAAATATCAACTGGCTCGTCGGGGAATCCCTCCGCAGCCGTGAAAGATAGCAACTCGGTGCTCACTGTCCAGTCGTTAGAAAATGTACTCAAGTCAATATCAGAAAAGATCTTATTGAATCCCGTGGATGCTTCATAAGTTAATTGATTTGTTGCCTCTGCCGAGAAAGTGAAGGATGATATGTCAACCGGCTCACCTATGAATCCCTCCGCAGACGTGAAGGACAATGACTCGGTGCTTACTGTCCAGTTGTTAGAAAATGAACTCAAGTCAACATCAGAAAAGATCTTATTGAATCCTGTGGATGCTTCGAAAGTCTCCGTATTGGTAGTCGAAGCTGAAAATGTTCTGCTCGAAACATCGGGTGACGATACGGTGCCGGGCCATCCCTGACCATGTTCGAAAGATAATGTGCTGGAAAACCTAGTGACCCAAAAATCGGTGACGTTGCTGACCTCGGCATGATCGTTGTGCAAATCTGCGAACCAGATTCCGTTTCTACAGAAGTAGAGACAGTCACCCCTAGAGAAGTATGAGACAGCTGTTGCATCGCCTGAAGTTATTCCAGAACCACTCATATAAAACATTCGACCGTTGTAGTCTCCGGCAGCTAATCCGCTACCGGCAAGAGTAGTCAACAGGGAAGAATCATCTGCTGATGTATAGTGTGGAACTCGGAAAAGTCCGGCCATGAATGAACCAGACGAGATGTGATTATCCTCTGGCCCGAGGGAGACAGACCCACTGACACTAAAGGCACCTGCATTAGATGCCCTATTGAACTCAACCTCTCCTGAGTCGAGCAATTGATGCACGACATTGCTGCCGGACATGACTTGTAATATTCTTACCTGGTTTGCCATTCACGAAGTTCCCCCTTTGAAAACGCACGATTTCACTTATAACTAGGGGCAACATACCTGTATTTACTTAACTATTTTGGGAAATTGGGATATGCTTTTTATATCCCTAAAAATAATTTCGAGATCGGATCTACCCGCAGTGATAGGTGCATCCAACGAAGGCTGCTTTGTAAGTTTGACCGTTGTGTTGTATCTCTTCACACTCGTAAGTAGTTGAGTTTAAATCGAAAAGACAATCTTGGGTGATTTTTGCTACTGTATAGTTGTGAAGAATGTCATCGTCCTGCTTCATTCCATATCCGGGAATTTCACAAGTGGTAATATAATCACCGTTCTCAATGTTGCCATTGATATTGGTGACGAGTACCTTCCCTTCTCCAAGAGCATTGTAGTTTATGGCGGGAAGATTCGGGTCTAAGTCTTTCAACTCATGCTCATTCATAAAGTCAGTAAACACACCAGCTACTTTAGGATCTTTTTGCTGCTGACTTAATCCAACCTGTATCCACGAACGGGATGGACCTCCTGAAGAAATGAGTTCTCCAGTTGAGGAAAGTATCATTCCTGGTTTCCAATCTCCGTATTGTTCTCCGGACTTTTGCTGAGAAACGTGGGCACCGGTAAATGTAGCATAAGTTACTTCACTGTGAATATACCCCAATAGACTATTGGAATCATAAAACTCAACAAACCTTTCGCTGGAATCAAAGTCGTTGTTGGAATCTTCCTGATCATGCCGGAGTCTTAATACCGTCCTTGTTCCAGCATCTGTTGTTTCTTCGCAACGGATTTGAGCAACGAGGGTTGAGTTACCGTCAACGCACAACGGTGCGACGGGGGTGGTGGTTCCAATACCCACATTACCCTCGGCAGTGATTCTCATTCTTTCTGCCTCGGTGCTGTCGCTTGTGGAGAAAGCAAGTGCATTATCTCCAGTATTGATAGATCCTGCCATAAGTCTAGTAAGACTACTGTTGACATGACCTATGGAAAAGTAGGGGCTGCCATCAGAGGTTCCTCCGGCATAGAGAAATCCCGTGTTCTCACCGGTGGTGGTGTTTACTAATGTAAGTTTTTCACTAGATATATGATCTGTCGTTCCAATTGCGACACTCTGATCGTTGATGTGTAGGGAATTTGCTGGAGCATCTCTATCTATTCTGAGAACATTTGTGTCGGTGGTGCTGTTGCTTCTCACCCCAATGTTCAACATGCCGTTGCCAAATCCAGAAGCAGCATCACCGTCATAATCCATGAACGCACCATATGTCATAACTTGGCTTCCGTCGGTGTCCTCTGCGAACTCTAATCTACCGGAGAAGTTACTAGCTGAAGAGTTGTCTGCTCCCAAACGGATAGAGACGGTGCCACCGTCGGCATCACCTTCGATAGAAAGATTTGCGTAGGGAGTTGAAGTGCCAATTCCTACTTTAGCATCATTGACAACCAGTGTATCATTAAAAGTTCCGTTGTCAGAAACACTACCAAGTGTTATCTTCTGATCTCCGGCATCCCATCCGATCCAACCTCTCTCATTACTGTCTTCTCCAAATCCAAAGAAAGCATCTGCTCCGGTTCCTGCTTCGAGAGTAACCCTGTTTATAGTGCTGGAATCTGATAAGTCGAAGTCTCCTCCGATAGCAAGAGCAACAGTGGGATCACTTTTATTAATACCAACTTTACCCGCATTGGTGATTCTGAACCTTTCCGTACTCTCATTAACAATGTGCAAATCATCGTCAGATCCGTCATTAGTTATTATCCAATCATTAGTTCCACTGCGAAGGTGAAGTCTGGAGTCTCCAGATGAATGATCTTGGTGTATTGTTATGTTTGCTGCTGATGTTGAACTATTCTTATAAACCTCTAGTTGTCCATAGGATACGGAAGTAGACAACCCTATCCCAAGAGAACCGGAGTTATCCAATATCATCTTCACTTCTTCGTCAACTTGATTACCTTCTTGAGTCGCAAAACACAAGTTTGAAGCTCCGGTGCTGCTGGCATATCCACCCGCAATGGTTGGATTGCCAGAAGAATTTATGCCCAAAGAAATATACTCCGTACTCTCATCTGCACCCCACACGACCATTGTGTTGAAGTTATCTCCACTCCCCTTTATTCTCGCGACTTCATTTCCGGTTACTCCAGAAGAGTTGACTTGGAATTTTCCAAATTGAACTGTGTCTGATGTTCCCACCGATTGTCCGATGGCAACATCGTTAGAATTTACGGTAACACCTGTTCCGGCACCGACTGCTAGGGCAGTTCCTCCACCACCAGTTAGTCCATTTCCCACGGTAGCAGTTGATATCTTTGCAGCAGTAACGGAATTTGCAAGAATCTTCGCACTTGATACAGCATTGTCGGCAATCTTTGCAGTGGTGACGTTTGAATCGACAATCTTTGCTGTCTCAACACAGTCAGATGCCAGTGATCCGGCAGGTATGCTCGTCAAAGCACTACCATCTCCACTGAACTTGGTTGCAGTAAGAAGACCAGTGCTGGAATTGAATGTTAGATTTGTTCCACTTTTTGGAGCAAGATCCCCAGTTGCAGCAGTTGTGAAGAGAACATTGCAAGAAGTATCCGAAGACTCGTCGGCAACTGTAACTGTTGTTGCAATTGCTGCGGTGCCAGTAGTATCTTGATTGCCTGATTGATTAACACCTGGAAGGTTAATGTTGGCAGAACCATCGAAACTTACACCTCCGATGGTTCTTGCCGACTCAAGAGCAGTAGCAGTTGCGGCAGTTCCAGTGGTATCTTGGTTTAGAGTTCCGACAACAAAGTCTAAATTATTATTTGTTGAGTCATAAGAGACATCAATGCCGGTTTCAGTACCATTAAGCATTGCTCCTACTGTATCTTCTATAAAAACTTGTAAAGTTGCACCGTCTACAGTGATCGCATCTGCCTCAAGAGTACCGTCGATGTCTGCATTGCCTTCGACATAAAGATTGCCATCACCGGGATCTGTTGAGGTTGTACCAACTCGGAGAGCATCTATTCTGGCATAGTCATTAACAAAAAGATCACCCTCGATGGTTGTATTGCCTTCGACATGCATGTGACCATTACCAGGGTCAGTTTCAGTTTGCCCGACTCTTAAAGAGTTTAGCAGAGCATAGTCAGTGACGTTCACAAAACCATAAAATATCGTATCTTGATTGGTCATCAACATCGTTTTGTTGTTAGTTCCTGCATATGCGCATATGGCATTGGTGTAGAGTTCGATTTTAGTTAGCGAGGAACGTTCTCTCACACTGTTTACATCCAAGAATCCATCTATTTCTACACCAGCATTTGTGATATTCACCACTTCATCAGATGCGTGGCCTGCATATAATTTTATCTCCTCGTCATCAAGAAGTATTTTTGTAGTTGTGGGACTATCCGAATTTCGTCTAATCTTGTCTACATAGAGGTCCGCGGAGGCAGAAATATTACCAACAAAATCAAAACCTAGTCCACTGTCTTTAATGGTAATTGTGCTAGTTCCGTCATTTCCTCCAATGAGGGGAGTGTGGAGAGAGGTGCCTGCTGTGATGGCCGAACCTGAAATATCTCCGTCAGAATGAAGAGCAAATGGGTGTCGGACAAACTCAATTTTATCAATAGCAAATTCACTCGCAGTGGCGCTGGCATGGGTTAGTCCGACAAAACGTACATAAAGAGTTTTGCCAGCATATCCAGATAAATCCACTTCTGCTCTCTTCCAATCTTCATCCTTGGCATCATGCTCGTCGGAAAGTGCCGATACTGAACTCGGTGAACCGTCGGCATCTTTGGTCATTGTGGCCTGGGTCCAAGAGGACGCGTCACCACTTAGATACACCCTTAGTGCGTTAGCATTCATTGTGTTATACTGAGTATATCCGTAATAGTAGAAAGACAACCTTCCAACGGCATCGAAACGACTAAAGCTCCTTTGCATAACGTAATATTTGTCATACCTGGGCCCAGCAGTTTCTGTGAATGCAAAATTGTTTCCAGAGTGAGCACTTTCTGGTCCTTTAGAATTTGATGTTATTGTCGTTTGTATACACCATTCAAATCCATTATCTACATTACTGCCATCCTTATTTCCTGTTCCGTTTGTCCATGTGCCGTCTGTAGCAGGGTTGCCAGGTGTCGAAGATACTGACAACCCCTCGAAGTCTTCTTTAAAAATTGTTGCAGATGCATTGTACGAGCTTGGGGGTGTCGTTACCGTGATTCGGTCAGTCGCACGAATGCTCCCGGAAACATCAAGGGTGCCAGAAACCTGAATTAAGTCATCAGAAGAGTTGCCGAGGGTTACTTTTCCATCTTCAGTGAATCTAAACCCCCAGCTGCCAGACCCTTCCTGTCTGTAACCAATTGCCTTCTTTGCCATTAGTCATTGATTCCCGAACCAGTCATATTAAGGACATCGGGGATAAGGGTCAATTCAGCCGCCAGTTGATAAGTTGTTGCAGAGGCAGATGATAGATATACTCTTGAGCATCGAACATCTAATTTGAGACGGCTGAGTGGATTGTTTGCACTTGCTCCGGCCGGTGGTATATCTATGAAATGCTTATTTGTTAAAACATTCCCGTTGGTGTCCGTGTCGAAGTGGACTCGCAAAGTATTGGAGGCGTGTGTGTTGCAAATTGTGACTGCCTTGGTTACGAAGGGAAACTCGATCTTGACCTCGTTCCCTGCTCCAATGCTTCCTCCAGCCAAGTATGGTCTGCCAGAAATCTGGTATGCACCTGCTTGCATAGGGCCTGGTTTGTAACTATATGAGTTTGACATAACTTTTCTCTCCGTCTTTAATTAGTTTTGTTCTTCTTCTTTTCATTCTTTTCATGCTCTCTTTTGAGTCTTTTTTTCATTTCCCGGTTTTTGTCCGAGGGTTTTTCATAATACCGTCGGTTTCTTATTTGTTCAATAATCTTGAATTTCTTAACCTTCTTGCAGAATCTTTTTATAAATCTTTCTGCTGATTCGCCGGGCTTTGGTTTCATTTTAATATTTGTTGTCATGATCCTGCCAATCTTTTCCAATTTGGATTGTAAATTTTCGATATATCAACTCCAGGATCTCTGGGATCTTTGCCACCGAGGGGGTTCGAGGCTTGCGATCCAGCAGATGCTTGCGGTGGTGCAGGAGTGGTTCCTTCGAAAATGTTTGTTCCCCCGATGCGCTTGGTCTTCATGGCTTCAATGACTTTATTCGTCTTTTTCTTGATCTCTTCATAGGAAGGTTTCTCGACACTCTCCTTAACAACGACCTGTTGTGATGGTTGGATTCCTTCTGTAATTTGCTGCACGACAGACTTCAGGAGTCCCTCCTCCAGCAACATCTCAGTGATGCATTCTTTTATAATAGGTTCTAAAACTTTCTTCAAATCAGATTTCTTCATTACCTGCTCCGTTATCTGCCAATGCTTTTACCTTTGTGGCCAAGATTTCCATCTTGTCGGGGTTGCCGAGGATGCTCAAGACCTTTTCGTATTCGCCTTGTTTGACACCTTCTGCGAGTTCACCCAACATACCGATGACATTTGTCTTTAGTTGTTCGGGAGAAACATTGTATAATCCTGGAACATTGATCATGTCTTGCTCTAAGAAAGAAATCTCTTCCATGATAATTTCCTTCAATTTGCCTTTAGTTATTTTCATTATCATTCCTCCATATAATGTCGTTTAAAATTCTGTTTATTTTATCTGCTTTCGTGAAGATGTTCGGCTCTCCACTTACAATTTTGCTCTCTCGCAGTCCCATGAAGGCACCGGTTGTGGATGGTTCAGAAACAAAGTCAAAGCAAATAAGTTGGAAGTCGTCCTGCACCATAGTAGATCCTCCCTCAGACTCCGTGACCGAACCAAGACCTCTTGAAGAAATTCCTAACTTGACGTTTGACTGAACAAGTGATTTCAAGATCTGACCGGATGGGGTATTGAGGATCTCTACCTTTCCCTTCACATCGTTGCCATCCCACCAAATGTCAGTGACGATGTGGGAAGCATTCTTTAAATTAATGACTGAATCATCTGGGTGATCGAGTTCACCGACTGCTCTTCTTTCTCTGACGAGTTTGCTGTATGTCTCTACTTCTCTTTCCAGTATTGGTCTGGGGTAGACTCTGCCGTTGCCATTCTTGGCATTTGCTCTTTGCATTACTCCAGAAAGAATTAGGGCATTGTTCTCCTTAATTCTTCTTTTCTCATCTTCGGTAAGCAGGTCTTCGCAGATTCCCCCCTCACATAACTCAAAAAATTCTCTTAGCAAATACTTCGACATCTCTTTTCCTCTCTGTCAGTTTGTTCCAACGGGCATTACCCGTTCGAGTCAGCATCCTTTACGGCATCTTCTCACTGGTTGTAGCATCCATTTTTTCATGCCTAATACCTCCATCACCCACAATTTGGATAAGAAAGTAACTTACCCCAGATGATACGCAACCCAAAAGGAGTGGCGTAGTTGGACCTCTATCAAACATAAATAGTGAAGTGTGGGGTGAAAATGCCCACAAAAGCACCCCAACCCAGAATCCAATACACATCGGACAACGAAAAAAATGGTACTTCGGCCTTAGTTTATCGAAAAGTGAACCATAAACTAAAATATTGGTCATCCCGTAAGAACAAAGGATGAAATAAATCATCTCCTCAAACACTATCTATAACCTGGTGTATACCTTCCGTGTGTATCTCTGGTGATGCTTCCCTTCTTCGTGCTGTGGGGGACTTCACCCAACTCTGTTGAGTCTTCCTCTTCCGGATTGAGCAACCTATCCTGCTCTTGTTGTCGGTAAGCTTTGTCGTATGCGAAATATGGACGTTCCTCTTCCATAAATTTAGATATTGTAAGGAGAACCAAATTATCAGCATCTGCTGTTTTGGATTCGGGAAACTTTCCCTCAATGGCCCCATAGACGTTGCCACCCTGTACTGTTTCAGGGAGTATCATCCCCTTCTTAACAAGAAAATCAAACATTCTATTTTGTGCGCCATAAACGATGTCACTCATCATTTCCTTCGGAAATGCAACAATCTTCTTTTTTTCGGGCATATAAACTATATCTATATCAATGTGGTCAAAGATCATGACATCTCCGCCCATAGACTTTCTCGCATTCAGTTTTATACTAATGTCCTCGACAACAGGGTCTGATTGTCCCTTGTTGTCAGGAAGATCCATTTTAATTTCTATCGTCATGATTCTCTATTTCCCTTACCAAATCCTGAAATTTTAAAACGTCCTTCAGCATTTCTTCGTTTATTGGTTTTTCTCCATGTGATTCCAAGATCGACAAAACCTTGCCGGCAGCTGTCTTCATTTGAGAATCGCACAAGGCATTGTCGGACATCAATCCTTCAATCTTTCTTTTGATCGTCCCGACCTCTTCATTCAAATATGTCTTCAACTCTAATCCATTGTCAGAAAAAGAAGAGATATACTTCATCAAGAGTGTTTTCTGATTCTCGGACAAAACTCCGGAATACTTTTCATTGAATTTTTCCAAAAACTTATTCATAACCAGTTCGTCAATTTGCTCCAACCTCTTCTCCCCTCTCTTGTCTTCGCAAATCATCTCTTCTATGACTATATTCTCCAACAGAACTCGATCTCGAATGGATGCGTCTGAACTAAACATTTGAGAAATTGTAGCAAGAGACTTAAAGGAGGGGACAAAAGTGCTAAAAACTCCTGTGTCAAGGTTTTTGTTTATCATTTTTATCAGAGCTGTTTGTTCTGAAAACAGTTTTGTTTTGTCCAGATTGTCATGTCTTCGTTTTGCCTCTAATATGATCTTTTCTGCAACGGACTTTTCTATCCCCCTGCACTCCAATATAGATCGATAAATTTCGTGCTCTTTAGCAATTTCGGTATCTTGAAAAAATTCCTTAATAATTTTCATTGCTCTTTGTTTTTTATCGGCATCCTTGTTAATTATCGATTCAGTTATAGTTAATGTAATTGCTTCATAGATGAAAGCTACATTTCTCTTTTTATTGTGCTTATTCCTCATCATCGTTGTCTCCAATCTTTTGTTTCTCCAAACCTTCTACAATTTGTTTTATTTGATTCCTGGAATTGAAGAGAATTTTCTCTTCGTCTTCTTGGTAATTAGTTGTTTCGTTCTCATAAATTCCATTATCAATCCCTGTATATAACGTAGAGATGTCTGTCAATCCTGGTAAAATGTTTCTCTTTGTGGAACTGGCAGTCTCTCTGCTGAATTTGGACTTCATGCTTTTTTGTCTGGCAGCATTTCTTTTCCCTATCTCACCCTTCTTGACACGGGTTTTTCCCTTCCATCCTTTTTTCGTATACTCTTGCCCCACTTTCACCTCTTCATCTTCCTCAAGTTCATCGGGGGCAGCAAGTAGAGTCTCCTCTTCTTCCGGCTCTTCTTCGGTATCACCCATGTCTCCTTCGAGATCGTCTCCGAGATCACCGCCCAGATCGTCACCGCCCATGCCACCTCCTAAGTCGTCACCACCCTCTTCGGGAGGTTCTTCGGCCGCGGTCAGGGCAGCAATAAGTTTCTTATCATAAAACATCTCTCTTTGCATACGGATAATTTCCTCGTCAGTTAATCCGAACAAGTGAGTGGCAATCCATCGATGACTAAAGAACCCCTCTGTTGCGGCCGAGGCAACGTCAAACTTTGTTCTCCAGTGTTCTAATTCCTGCAACTCAGCAATCTTAGATGGATTGTTGAGAGAAAGTTTAAAGGATACCAAATCATCGCCCCTGAAACCGAGAGTGTAAAGGTGAACAATGCCAATCTTCTCAATCTCAGATAAGACACTTCTCTGCAATCTCTGTATGGTTCTGGCAAAACGAACATCCTTTTGTGCGAGGGTCGTCTTTTCTTCGTCGCCACCCTCTCCGCGGGAGAGGTATGACTGAGGGATCTTGAGAGCGGAGAATAATTTGTCTCTCAAGTATTTTACATCGTCTATGTCTCCTGTAAATGTTCCTCCTGGTAGATTCTCTATTCGGGAAGAGGCATCTCCTCTGACTGGCAAAAAGTAATCTTCCTCTACAGATAGGGGGTTGTATCTAAGATCAACCCTTCCTGTATTGACATCAACTACTTGATTTCTCTTCATAGAAGTCATTACTTTTTGCATATATTGTTCAACATCTTGGGGGGAGATGTTGCCAACATCAATGTAAAATACTCGTCGTTCCGGGGAACGAACGATTCGGTAAGCCATCATAGCATCTTCCAGTAAGGTAAGTTGCCTCCAGATCCTTCTTGCCGGCTCTAAAATAGAAGAACCGTAGGGAACATATTTGTCATTTCCGAGGACGCGGAAGTGGGCAACTTGCCAGTTCTCGAAGGTGATACCACCTGAGTTCCACTGGAATTGTATATAATTCGGGTTTGTTGGATCTTCTCCCTCTAGTCTCTCCACTTCTTGTGGTGGCAGTCCAACCACGTTAGTGACCCCCAGAGTTTCGTCGATATCCATATAGAGAAAATAGTCTCCATATTTACACATCGAACGGCACCAACCGTATAAATTAAATTCTATGTTTAAAACATTGTGATAAAGATTCTGAAGGATTGTTCTGATCTCTTCGTTTTTGCAATTTATTTTGAGCATCTCTTGTAGAACTGTTGATGTCGTCATCTCGTCGGCATAAATATCCATTGCCGAGGCAATCTCAGGAACATACTCCATTTGATCAAAGTCCGTATACCTCTCTGATCTATTTCTATTCATCATGTTTTCTGAATAGAACCTATCCATCGGGTTGTATGTCGTCTTTTGGAAGTTTAGTCCCTGTGCTGATTTAAATTTATACTTGTCTAAATCTCTGCGGCGTTGACGCCGGTACATCTGGACTCTCCTGTTTTGGAGTGGTCCTGAAAGTAATCTCGTTAGGCTCCTAAAAAGTGGTGATTGATTGTTTCTTGGATTCTTTGTTTGATCTGCCATTTATTATCCCTTATATAACCATGAGTACTCTGATCTCTCTCTCAGAGCCCTCTCTCTTTCGGTTCCCCTGTCGTGGTCTAGTGTTCTAGTATACCCTGTTTGGCCAGGAATTTTAGTACTTATTTTAGTATTTGTCACAACCATTGCATCAAGACAAGCCTTGTTATATTCCTCCGCACGTTTGTTCGCAATCAGGGCAGTATCTCTGACCCAACAGGCAATTGCAAGAGACATAACGAGGTCGTCGTTGTATCCCCTCATTGCTTGGGGTTTACCATGAACCCAAACAAAAGTTCGGATTTCATCCAATACCCGATTGGAATATAGGATAAGTAGTTTGTTTCTGACGAATTCTTCCAATTTTGCAATAATCAGAGGTCTGGTTTTCATGGACGTGGTGAAGCCAGGGACAACATTTGTTCTATTTTCTGCCCCAACGGGGTCTACCGATTCGTGTGTAGTTTTGTGGGAATAATATAAATTTGGGTAATTCTTTTCTATTAATTTTTCCAAAATATTGAAACCAATATTGTTATTTTCAACAACTAGCAAACATTGACCATATTCGTTTGCCGTGGACGCAAGGAGATTTGCAAACATCTCTGAATTTGGTTTTCCCTTGTACTCTGCAACGACCTCCATCGTTTCCAACTTTATGACGTGAAACACCGAATAGTCTTTTCCATCTCCCCTTGCAACGTCGGCAACGAGAAGATACTTATTCTCCTGTTTATACTCTTCCCAAATCCATAGGTTGCGATCAAATGCTGTCCTGTGCTTTGGTTCAATAACGGCACCCATGATTCTTTCAATATCATCGGGATGAATAACTGTCTCCCCCGATGCGAGGAACGAACATTCCAGTTCTTGTGCTATTTCTCTGCGTGACATGTTTCTTGTTTCTTTTTCGAACCATGCTCGATCCCTATCGGGGTGGGTATCCCAGTTGAGAGTTGTGTGATGGAAATCGTTGACTTGGTTTTCTGAATCTATGAATGTCTTGTGAAACCAATTTCCCACACCGTTTGGTGTAGAGAGAGCAATGCACCTACCACCAGTTGATAAGGTTGGATACAGACCGGTCCAGAGATCGTCAAGTCCCTCAACGAAAGCAGCTTCATCGACGACGAGCAGGGATAGTGCTTCCGAACGGCCTGCATCACCGGAAGTGGAAGTTGCTTTAATTTGGGAACCATTCGATAATTCAAAGGAGGTTCTGTTATCCACAGAGATGGTCGAAGTCAACAACCATGTGGGCAGATTCTTAATAATCTGCTTTACTTTTTTAACGAGATTTGTGGCAGTTCCGAGTTTGGTTGCAATTACCAAAACATTCTTATCTTTGTGAAACATCATCAACCACGCAACATATGCAGCAGTGACGGTCGATATGCCCAACTGCCTTGCCTTCAGGATGACATTAAATCGATAATCATTAAAGTCTTTTAGGAGTTGGGTTTGAAAATCATATGTTTTGAACGGTATTTGCCCACGCATTGGATGGGTGATACGAGCATAGGTGTTTGTGAAATAGACTGGATCTTTGCCAGATTGGAGAATCTCGCTAACAATCTCTTTTTTTGTTAGCTGATAGCTCATGGATTGTTACTTGTCCCTTCTTCCTTTTCGGACATCGAGAACATGTTGTCTCAAATCCTTTAATAATTTTGACGCGTCCATTGCCTTTTTTCGCAACCTAGTTCCCGGTGCATCCATGCCTCGGTCAAACTTTTCACTGTCGGCAACTGCGACGGTCAATAAATCTAAAATCTCTCTCAACTTCTCTGTTGTCATCTCTAATCATTCTCCATTCGTTCGATCCACTTTTCCTCTCTGCCTTCAACATGTTGTACATAACATTTGAAGCAGCACCTAAACTTGTTCATGTAAAGGTCGTCTTTTGCACTAAAAGAATATTCCTCACAGGAAGGACAAGTCCTCTCTTCTCTCCTAGTAAGTAGTTTTTTCGAGATTAAAACACCCTCATGTTCCACTAGGTCGTCCTTAGAACGATTTTCCCTCTCTAACTTAGCAATTTTCTTGAGTTGTTCAATGTATTCTTTTTCTTTTTTTTCGTCCCAATTGCTTCTGGGGTTCTGAACTGTTTCGTCTCCATACTTTTCCGCGATTGCCATTTCGTATTGGCCTAGGTTTGTGCCGTCGTTTTTCACTTCTCTTACCTCGTAATTTGGACAGAAGCATAAAAAATGCCCACAGAAAGGAGAATCCCGGAAAGGGCACCACCAGCAAACCAAAAAGAAGAGTAGTCTTTACTTTCTTCTTCGACAATCTTGAGGAGCCTGTCGTTCTCCTTTTTCTGCGTTTCGATAATAAGGTCTTTCTTGCTGACTTGAGCAGATAGTTCCGCTTTTTCTCTTGCAGTGTCAAGTTCACATTTTGATCTTGTTTTGTCTTTTTCATAATCAACTTTGACCTGACACTTCTCTATTTCAAATTCCCTCTCGGCAAGAATCTTTGCACCTGTCTTAGAATCAATCAAGATCCCAGTGAAGGGTGCTTTTGTGTCCTTTTTTATAACCACGATCTGTGATTCGTCAGCAAAGGATGCTGTTGTAAATGTAAATATCGCAATGAGTGCTAAAATTCTCTTCATTAGTTACCAAATTCTTTCATTAGTTCTTCCGCAATTTTGTCGATGTCGTCTGTCAACTCTTTTTCTCGTGCTTCGATTTTGTTATCGACATTCGTTTCATCTTTCTTTTTCTTCTTTTCGATCTTTCTCATGTCGGTGGTGTGTTTGTCTGCTGCCTTGGTTTTTGCAGCATCTCTTTCGTCATACACCTTCGTAAGTTTGTCTAAGGACTCTTGGTGATCCTTTTGTGCGGAGGTGATTAAACCGAGAAGAGTTGCTATCTTAGACCTGTATACCACGAAGGCAACAAGCAAAGATAGCAGCACAAGTGGGATGTACCAATAATGCTTTAGGAATAACCATACTCTTCTCAATGTCATCACTTATGCCTTCTTCCATGCAACGGCCAAGTCAACTGCTGCCTGACTGCCAATGTATACTAAGGAAATAGCAACCCAATCACCGGATGCTAATCCACCTGTGAGTAATAGTGCTGAACCTGTCAACCATACGAGAAGTTTTCTCGATGTTATCTTGCTCACTGCTTGGTCAAGTAGCCCACCTTCGGGTACTGCCGCTGTCAATGCTTTCATTGCTGTGCTTGTTTTCTTTCTTGTAGCCATAGTTTGTTTCTCCTAACTATTAACGCAAGCATAACCATCAACTTTATCGATGTCGATAGTCATGTCCACGCAGTCTTTTAAACTGTCGAGGTGGGAAATGAGGATAACATTTTTAAATTGTGATTTTACCAAGTCGATAATCCTGATAAAACCTTCCATGTTTTCCTCATCAAGTGCCGTTCCCGGTTCATCGAGAATGAAAATGTCTCCCTTTGGTAAGGATGACACGTTCAATAACGCAAGACGGATTGCCATTGCAGCAAGAGTCTTCTCGGCACCTGAACCCAACTCAATAGGTCTAGCATCATACTTTGGATGCTTAATATAAATATCAAGCTTTTCCTCTGAGTTCTCAAAGAAAACTTCAAATTCTACAATGTTAGACAAAATCTTCGATATCTCCTCGTTAATAATCGGTAATTTATTTTTGATTATTTTATAGGAAATTCCGTTTGGATGCATACATCTCATGAAAAGATCATAAGCAGCATACTTCTTTTGGTATTCCTCAAGTTGTTCTTTCTGCTCGTTCAAGTTTTTAATCTTCTCCTCAAATGTCCCCTCCTGCTTATGAAGTGAGATTAGTTGCTGTTCGCAACATTCAATCTCCTCTTCAACAGAAAGAAGCATCTCCTTCTTCTGTTTTACCATACTTTCGAGATTATTTAAGTTCTCAATTATTTCTTTGTTTGCGTTGTATAGTTCAAGCTTATTATTAAGTTCGGACAAGGAAGTCATGTGACCCTTGATAGTTCCATTGTTCTTCTCCATGCTCAATTGAAGTTTTGTTATCTCTGTCTCCACACCGCCTCGGACAAGCATAAGTTGATTATACTTCTCGATATGTTCCTGTAACTTGTTGGGGTCTTCTTGTTGAAGTTGTCCCCTCTTCTTTGTAACAAGAGAGTCAAAACTTATAAACTGTGATTCAAGGTCTTTTAATTTGGATTTAGACTCATGGGCATCGCATATAAATCTACAATGACTGTATTCGTCTCCACATGGAACCTCTTCCAGCCTAAGAGACTTCTGTTTTGCGGAATCAATATCTCTTGAAATTCGATTCATTGTTGTAGTAAGAACAGACACTTCGTCGTTTAGTTCATCAAGTTTCCTCTTTCTTTCCTTTTTATCTTCGTACCCAAAAGATGCAGAGAACTCTGTGATAGAATTTAACTTTCCTCTCTTGAGAGAAATGAGGTTGGCATGTTCCTTGTTCTTGTCTCGACACTCCTCAATCACAATTTGCTTTTTCTCAATTAACGACATCAGGTTTCCAATATCGATAATCTCCCTGGGGATGCTGTCAATCTTTTGCTGGATTGAAGTGATGTCCTTCTTTATCCGCCGGGTTTTGGCCTTCAATTTCTTACAATCTGCCGATTGATCGGAGATAGAGTTGGCAATCTTCATCTGACTGATGGTGGCATCTTCGAGTTCATCAGCATAGTTTCTCTGTTCCAACTTCCTGAGAAGTGCTTTTGTCTCTGCTGCCTCTTCTTTTGCAAGAAGATGTTTCTTGTTGAAAAACAGAAGATCGAGAAACTTGGCAAGGATCTTTTTACGGTTCTTGTTACCCTCCGATACAAAGGTGAGAGAACCTAACTGAGATGACATAGAGGTGGTGAGGAAATCCTCAAGGGTTCCGAACTGTTTTCTAATGTTGTTATCAGTGTCCGTTCTCGTTAGTCCGTTCAATGATTCGGTTTCTCCCGATGACAAGTCGTTAGACGAAAAGTCTAACATGGTCTTGGCTTCGGTTGACTCAACACCGTGAAGTCGTTTCTTATACTTTTCCAAGGTTCTGTCAACCAAGAACAACCGATCATTAACTTGGATGGTTGCTTTGCCGTGGGCATAGTCTTTCTGTTGGTTGATGATACCTACACTCTTCCTCTCGTTCTTGGAGGTGCTATTAAATAAAGTGTAAAGCAGTGTATCGACGACACTACTCTTTCCTGAGAAGTTCTTTCCGAATACACCGATGACACCACTCAGCATGTCGAAGTCTAATGAATTACCCTCACCGTAGTTAAAGAAGTTATCGAACTCAAGTTTCTTCAAGCTCCAATTAACATAACGAGACACATCCTCTGATTGCTCTACCTCGGCATTGTATTTCTTGTTGAGGTTAAAAACCTCTTGTAAAGTTTCCTCGTCGGGATTGTAATCCGTAAGGTATTCACGGATAAACTTTTCCTGCACACCTGTGTCTCGAAGGTTGCCCTCTTCGGCAAAGATGTTTTCATGTTCGCCAGAGGATGAACCAATGGTAGAGTTGTTAAAAACAACACTTTCTGGTTTGAACCTTGATGCAACAACGGACTTTGCCTTCATGATAGCATCAAGTGGCAATTTGTTCTTTGCTTGCAACCTAACTCTCGCACCAGGTGGCAAGTCAGTTCCACGAGGGAGTTTTCCCTTGGGAGTTAACACAATTGTGATGAAAGGCTTTGGATTAGGGATCGCATAATGAGTGCAGGTATACTTATCCCTGTTCTCGATATCCCAAATTACAAAACCCTTATCATTTGATTCACCAAAGTTTTGCTGAACTGTGGATCCGGGATATCTAATCTTGCCCTTCTTATCGAGAATTTGGTTTGTTTTGTGGATGTCCCCCAGGAACGCATAGTCGAAGTTTTGAAGGGTTTTTAAATCCACCTCCCCGTTCTCCATAGTCCAACCTAAGTCGGTCTTACAACCCGACACAGACCCATGAAACAGGGCAATATTGATCTTGTCATCGTTAGTCGGTTCAATCCAATTATCTTTATCGAAAACTGAGAGGACGTTTAGTGTAATCTCTTCGTTCATCTGTACCTCTTGTGAGTCTCGATGGATGAAGAGATTGGGGTGTTCCAATGCTTCTGCAACAGGAGTTACTGCATCAAGACGGCCTTGGTTCTTCAAGTTTCCGTCGTGGTTCCCAAGAATGACATGTGTTGGTGCGATGTCTGCCAAGGATGACAGGAAGTCACCGCACATGTCGAAGTACTCAGGGGACAGTTGTGTCTTTGTGTGAGCAATATCACCGCAATGAATGATATAATCCACTTTCTTCTTTTTTAATAACTTGTACATACGAGAAAAGATTTCTCGATATTCTTTGTGATACTTATAATTTCTTATGTGTGTATCTGCAATATGTGCTATTCTAACCATATATAAAAATTCCTATATCCCAAGAGCCTCGATGATTAACATCTGCTCTTGGGTCATTATTTGTGCCGATTCTTTCCTCTCCTGAAAGACAGATCTTGGCATTGATCCGACATCATCAAAACCCGAAGTATCTATTTTATACACTTCGAAGTCATATGTCAAGAGTTTTTTTATTATTTTTGTTTCCTTTGATGAGGCATCTGCATCGAGTGCCATGTAGATCGGAGTATCATGTTGCACCAACTTCTTGAAAAGTTTAGAGTCTTCACGAAGTGTTGACCCCAAGAGTGGAACTGAGTTTCCTGCTACAATGGCATCGAAGACACCTTCTACAATAACTAAATCGTTGGTCCAATCGACAAAGAGTTCATTGAAGACAACATCCTTGCTTGCGGGAGGGTTCTTGTACTTCATCCAATTGTCATCGTATGCTCGTGCAATGAAGTAATTCAAATCTCCTTCGGCATCGAATGATGGGATGATTATGCGACCTGAGAATTCTCCCGCATCACAGTATCCTATTTTCCAAGTGAGAACATCATCGTTTGTTATCTCTCTCTTTTTCAAATACTTTTTCGGATAGATTGCAGTTGGTTTGCAATGCCTCGATGTGAGACTTTTAAAACTATCGGGCATAGAGATAATATCCTTTATCTCGACTTCTTCGACTTCTGTCTTAAAGAGGTCTTCTAGGGATGCCGCATTAGCTAAATCTATCTTGTCATCCAGTTTCTCCCAGTCGCGGCGGGACTTGAAGTCACCATACCGACGAACAAGTCGGTGGATGCCCCTAGAACTATAGTCGCAAATCCAGCACTTAAAAGCATTCAGTTCAAGGTTGACTGACATCTTCCTCTTGTGGTGCTTACATTTTGGACAATAAAATAAAATTTCATCCCCGGATCGGTAATACCCTCCGAGGACTCTTTTAAGAACATTAAGTTTCTCTGTATCCAAGAAAACCTGCCTTTGCTACAATATAACTATCTGCTTTATCGAATGAACCGGGTTTGGGATTACCAAACTTGGTATATTCTATCACAAAATCATCCACACTTTCAGCTACAAAATTGAGAACAAACTCTTTTGCCCTAATTCCCCTCGGAACTTTTACTCCGCAATGCTTTCGTGCTGTGGTGGAAACAATAAATTCGGGATTAAATCCGAATCTCTCCCTACAAATCCAACTAATTATCCCGTTGAACTTTGCGAGTGTTGTGATGACTTTTGCCGACGAGCCTCCAGTGCCAAAGAAACTACTGACAGGCTTTTCGATGATAACTCGAACAGTATCATCAAACTGTGTGCTACATAACTCATTTTTTACTACCTCTGCCTTTGTAAAGTGATCCTTGTATTTTCTCAAGTCCCATGCATTACAATACACTATTTTGCCATCGTTGTCAAGTAGTGTTGCTCCAACGATGGATGTGCTAACATCCAGTCCCAATATCATAAATCAAGTTTTAGTTTGAAAGTATAACTATCTCTTTCTCTTTTTCTTATTGGTTTTGCCATTTTAGCAGTAGCAATAAGGTTCCTGTCCTCGTCATAAATGCCGATGGTTGAAATGTAGGTGGTTTTCTCGAACGACCCTGTATCATTATACACCGTATTAGTTATATTTTTAATTTCTAATTTTGGATTTTCGATGTACGAGTAAGAACCTGTCGTTTTCATAAGTGGCTGATCTTTTAAAATAAATGTCGGATTAGAAGAATTGTTAAGCTCACCCTTATCGGCATGAGCAAACATGGTCATGACGGGAATATCATTTGTCCCCTCGAACTCTACTGCAAAACTTGAACTCGGAATGCCTGTTTTAGTGGTGCCAAAATGTTTCCACCTCGGATTATCCGCACCACTGCCGTAAGACTCAGTATGGCCGGTATCGATTGCCCATGCTCCAGTCAAGAACATGAACCCTTCTCGATATAAAACAACCCCAGCTACAGATCCCGATCCATTGCTACCAGCTGGTCCTACTTGAATCATCTCTCCGTTTCTATTAACATCATGCAATTCGGCGGCAAGTGTTCCGGAAATATAGAACCTACACTTTGAAGTTCCCTTCTTTATTTCCGATCCCATGAAGATGGTGGGGATTGCCACAAGACTAGCATCTTGTTGTGCCTTGTTTCCAAACTCAGTCGTATCAAATGCGAAGTGGCGACTGAGTGGGGTATACGAGTTGAAAGAATTGCATAATCCCATTACTCTTTCGTTACGATTGTTGGCATATGGGCCAACATAGTTACTCACAACAAGCGAGGATGTTTGTGGAAGGGAGCCTGTAAATTTGGTTCCGAAGATTGCCTCATCGAAACTCAACTTCTTGATAGTCTTTAGGAAATATCTATCTCCCTTTTTATAAGTAAAGGGCACAGTGCCAGCAACTCCCCCGTAGAGAGATATGCTCGTGTCGGTCGTGTTATCCAGATACACCTGTCCGTCATAAATAAAGAACTCACTTCGAGGGTGAGTTCTCAACCTATTCACCATTATATCACTGGACTTGAACTCGTAGAAAGACACGGTGTCCTCCTAGTAGTCTAATCTTACACGGAGAATCATCTCATTGGTCGGATCTTTCTTTAGTGGTTCTGATAACTTTGCGACTGCAAGAAGTTCATTGTCTGCACTATAAAGACCGACGGTTGTGATGTAAGATGTTGGATTATCCAACGTGTTATTCTTTACCCTGATTCTACTTCCCGACGTATATGTTGGGTTGGCAGAATAATTGTATTCATTATGGTTGACCCGACAAAAATAAATTGAAGAATTTAATTCCGTCGTATTGTTGAATGTGAGGTCATGTACTCTGTGTCGAAAATGATCTGCACTCTGTTGAATGGTTTTTGTGGGCAATGTTGTGAGAATATTGTTCGTAGCTCCATTCATTTGCGCGGTGCCGAAGATGGAAGCAGTTAAGACTGCAACTCCCGCCTGATAATAGAGCAATCCTACTTTCGTAGTATCAGCATATAAGATGCCATACTCGCCAGCTGGTGAATTTGTTTTGTAAGAAGTTGCGGCACCGGTATCCTTAATCGTATTTAGTCCACCTGGTTGTGCAGCAGTATATACAGATGCCGTTCCTATTGTTAATGAGAAGGTTCCCTTCTTAATCTCATCTTTGACCAGTAATCTTGAAAAATTAAGAAAATAAACTTCATCAAGTTTTGTACCACCAGTTAAGTCACCATCCTGATCAAATCTCATGATAGATCCAGTAACGTCGTGGCCAACGAGGACTTGTGCCATCTGGTTGTAAATTGCTAATTTTTTGCTCTCTTGGTTTACACCGACACCACCACTCATAGCACTCTTGGGTGAATACCCGCAAGTTATGTCGAAAATATGATTCGACGAAGAGGACAGATAAGGGTAGTCGTAGACTGACTGAAACATTCCGTGGGAATAGTTCTTAATGTTAGTCTCTGCGATCATGTGTGCCCCGTAAGTTCCAGAAAGTATTGTTCCTGTGAGGGGGATGGATTCATGTAACAGTGTCCTCGTGGAAGACATGTCGTCATTTAAAAAAGGTTTATAAATAGTTGCCATCAGTTATTCTCCTGCTATTGCTTCTTCACAAATCTTACTGGAATGTCAATTGAGGCACCAGTAGTTGCTCCCCGTACTCTCACGAGGGAGTCGATATACTTGACCGTGACAGAGGCAGATACTCCGCCAGACTGTCCACTCATAGATTTTGAACTTCCCAAAGTATCAAATAGGTAGTCACTCGTATTTAGTTCTACCGACGATTGTAGGAGAAATTCCAAAATTGTTCCTCTCGGACCAGAGATCGATTGCTTGTTGCTTGTTGATGTGTCCCCGTTTTCAGAAACAAAATCAGGGTCTGTTCCCAAAGTTAGAAAATAACTTGCAACATTGTCGTCATCGATATACGAAATTGTTGCGACAGTGCCACCCTGTGATGCCACCTTTGCTAGACGGTTATCGATCTCAATGGTGAATTGCGTTTCGAGAAGGTCGGAATCTATATTGAATTTGGGGGAAATTTCTGTAGTGTCCAATCCCTGATCAACTCGAACATAGGAACCTCCGGTCAGTGTTTCACCATTAACAATGCCCTGTACGGGCTTAAGTGGTGATCCAGTTTGCCCAACTGCTTCTTCGGTATCCTCATCGACTGCGACGATAAAAACTCCGTCCGAGTGTCGGGCTGTGTCGGTCGAGTACGACTCGTTTAGTTCCATGATAGGGAGATATAATAAGTTATTTCTCGGAATAGAGATGAGTCTGCTCTTCATGGAGGAACCGTTGTTGGTAAATGCTTCCAGCACTGGTGCTCTCAAGATCTCTAAATCATAATAGGCACTTCCACTTGCATGTGCCCTGTTGTAAAGTTCATAATTAACCTCATCGTCACCAAGAGCAAACTTTGCGATCTTAAACGAACCGTCACCTTTTGCCAATCGAAAACGACCGGTGTCAGTTAGCACCGCATCGAGAATAATATCACCTGAGTTGTCTAAAAATGCCATCTATACATCCTCCACGTAGATAAATAGTAGTTATATCACAAATAAAGCACATGTTAAATTACTTCATCCGTCGGTTTCTCAAATTCTTGAGTAAACTTGAAATTTAAATCCATCTTCTTGCCTGAGTTCTTTGACGTTACTCTTACTTTAAACTTCTTTCCCCACACAGAACTGCCCTTTGGACCCATTACCGCATTAACCACTTTGTTGGCAGACTCCACGTCTACATCTGTTCTGGCCGGATCAATAACCATATTAGACATCAAGGGAGAGATCCTTATGTACCTCTTCAGATCTCTTAGGGTGTTCTTCTCCTTCTTCGTTGCGGAGTCATAGGAGTAGTTTCTTATCACAGGATAAACGAACTTGTCCTTAACAATGGTCACTTGGATAACTTCAGATGGATTTGAAATATTGCCATGATTGTCAATTGATCTAAAAAGATAATAGTAGGTCTTGTTTGGTTCAATCTTGTCGATAAAGGAGGTGTTGGGGGTTCTTGTTCTTAATCCACCAACGAAGTCTTTTGGACTAGATGGTGGAATGGTTGTTCTGTACACTTCATAGAATCTGCTTATGCCGTCTTGAGAATACCAAATCTTGTCTTGCCCTTTTCTATTTTGAGATTTCTTTAATTTATCAATTCTCTTCTGTTCGGAGTCAGAGAATACAAGTGGAACCAGAAGTCGATTTCCGACGGAACCATTGAAGTTAAACCCAATTGCGTCGTCTTTGTTGAAGAACGGATAAACATTTACATCCGGAACAGTGGGGGGATCACTCAAAATCAAGTTGGTGGTTTCTGCAATCTTGTTCTCAATCACCTTTAAGGATGGTGTCTGGTTCACCTTTACTGCAACGTCATACTTATACATCTTCTTATCCGTGTAAGAGTAGGAATTCCCTATTACCAGATTGTAAGAATATATTTCATAAGTATAGTTCTCGTTTACTTTGACTTGAGTATCCACAAATCTAAATGTCTCTAGGTCTGATTTGTTTAGGAAAAAATAATTCTTTATTGGTTCTCCGGCCGGAGTTCCAATGTGCTTGGCCACACGATACAGCACAACCTCAGAGTGTGCTTTTTCTCCGTTAATCATCTCTTCGTATGTTCTAAAATTCTGCCTTATGTATTCCTGTATCTTTGCGTAAAAAGCAAGGTTCACAATCTTGTTGAAAAAGAACATGTTCCTTTTGTTCGACAAATTGTTCAGGGCATAATCGTCCCCAAGCATTGTGACACTCTTATCAAACAACTCCTCAGTTGAACTGTTGTCGGAGAAAATTTCGTTTGACAAATCCCACACTTTCTTTTGTAGAATCTCGGTATCTCTGGCACCGCTTGGTTCAGAGGTATTCACTACAAACTCAAGCATTGAAGATTGCTTAGAAAGAATTAACTGAACCATATTTTTAGTGAATTCATCTTCCATTTTAGCTGTCTGTAATATATCAACGAATCCCGAATCTGGGTCGATTGTGAATTCTATCTCATTATACATTGGGAAAAACTCTCTTTTATAGTCTGCCTGTAGCATCTCCTTTATTTGTAAAAGTGGGAAAATAACATTTGAACTTTGTGCAACGACTTCATCAATCTTCCCCCCTTTCTTTGCTTCCAGAAACTTTAATCCATATTTCTTTAGATATTCTTGTAAAGTTGATTCCTTCACAGCACTCTTAAACATGCCGCGGGGAGTCCTTATAAATGGATTCTCACCCTCTATTATTCCCCCAAGTGTATTTTGATCTTTGACTTCCTGCGTTGTGCTGTCAGAAACAACCTCTGATAGAAAGTTGTAAAGATTGGGAAGAGCATTGTGGGGCACATCACTATCTGCAAGAAAGTCTTCGTACTTCTCGTTATAGAAATTGTAAACAGATCTCGACGTAACGAAATTCTTCTTCGGACTGGACTGTTCTCCTTCTGTTATGTTCTCATAAACTGGAGTTGTATTTTCGTGAAAGTGATCTGTGTAGATGACATCTTCCTGTATGGTTGGTTCATAATTTCGATGATTGTAGTTGCCACCCAACATATATGCTTTCCACAAAAATCTATTAAATTTTGATCGACTTCTTTTTCTGCCGCGCAGGGAACGGAGTCCTCTCTCTAACTTGAATTTCCGTTTGTTGGGTAACAGAAGAATCCACTCAGATGTTTCTCCATAATCGGAATCAGTAGAAACATTAGCAGGTTCGGAAAACATAAAGACATATGGTGCATGGCCATGCATGGTCACATGGTCTTGGCTGCGGCGGTTTCGGTGTTGCTGTCCACGGGATGTCATTCTAGATGTCATATCTGGAGTTATCAAACTGTTCTCGATGGTCATGTAATACTTTGCTGCTCTTCCTCTAAGGGGATCGTCGATAAAAGTCTCCGACGGGTTTCGGAGCACGTTGCGATAATAGTACACCCGACCCCTATCTTCGTGGTTCGCAGACTCCACCATAAGAACCTTGTTGCCCGAACCTTTGGTTTTTTTAATAGTCTGCATCAATCTTCTCCAGACTCGTCTTCTCTCCAGAGAGTCGTCGAGATCAAAGTCAATTCTCATGTCTCTGGACGAATAATCAAATGTTCTATTATTTCTTCTTGCTGCTCGTAACAACATCAAGTTCTGTCTTGCAGAAAGTCCCGATCTTGAGTTTCGATACCTTCTGGTTCGTTGTCGTTTTCCGGTGTATGTAGATCTGGCATCGTTTCGGGCAACGTAAGCATCGACACTCTCAATTGGTTTTTCAACCTCATCTGGGGGTGCTAGTAGTTTTTCAACAAACTTCTCTTTCATCAATATACATCTCCACTCTGCTCTTCAATGTCAGTATTTCTCATACTTCTATTTGGAACGACTCCCGTTCGAGCAGAAGAGTTGCGGTTTTCTTCTGACTCTCTTTCGTCGGATATTAAATTACAAACCATGTTCCCTCTGGAAATGGTAGTTGATGTCCTCGACAGTCTTCTTCTCCTTGACTCTGGTATTTTAGATAGTTGCAAGGCATTCATCCTTCTTATCTGATCATCTGGTATTCTACCTCCGTGGCCTCTTCGTATCATATCTTCCAATTCTTTTGGAGATAATTTACTGTAATCGAGTGCAAGATCTGATTTGGTTGCCTTAGATGAAAGAGAGTCACTTTGACGGGAATCGGCAATGGTCAGGGCATCGGAGTCTCCTCCTCCCTGTGATAGTGATTCACCATAATCATCAAGAGGTAGTTCATCTCCATCAAACTCTATCTCCCTCTGTATATCCAGTACGAAGACTTTATTATAAACATTTAGATCAAATCCGGGAGTTGGGCGATGACCAAGTTTACGATTCGAGTATGGCACCACCTTACACAAAACCCTTTTGCCCGACAAGTTGTCGTAAGTCCTCTTTGTTAGTAGTCTCCACATTGGTTTGGTTCCAGAATATCCAGAAAGATACATTACTTTTGCAAGTTTACCCATTGTGAATTTGTACTCCAAAAAACCATCAATAGCATAATTCCTAGCCATATCTTCCAAGAATTCACCAGTTACTTTTGTTGAACTATTATCAGACTTTCTCAAAAATAATGCCTTTAATTGATTTGGCAGCCTGCTCCATAGGTAGGAATTCATTATTGCTGGATTTCCTTTTAGGTTGGTTATCGAGAAAGAGGTCTGTTGACTTCTTCTCGACATTGCCCTCAACTTATTTCTCAGCATCGGGTTGGACTTAAACGAGTTCGATCTCGACAATCCCATAGATAATACTTTTACTGCCCTAAACGGGTTCGATTGATTGATCTCCCTTTCCCTCTCCTTGAATTGCCTTCGGTTCCTGAGAGGACTCACGTTTCTTACTATTTGCTCTGACTTTAAACCTGCTAAGTAGTCGTAAAATCCAATAGTCTGTAGTGCTTGCCAACGGTTTATTCGGCCGGATCTATCTCTCACTTGTGGGGGATAGAGTGAGAGTTCACCTGCTTTCCCAGTTCTGGAGATGGTAAAATTATACTCATCGGATAGCATACTGTTTCGTTCGAGAACATTTTTTGCCATCGAGTCGGTAACAATCCTTTCCATCAAAAGGGAGTATCCATTAATTTTTCCCACAGAAGAGATTGAGAATCTCCTGAGTATATTGTTTCTTGAATGTTTTTCTCCCGTATCGAGAAAGTCGTAGACAACACCACTATCGATAAAGGACACGGGAGTCAAGAAAGAATGTGATGTCTTCGAGATGGTATCGTTGGTGGTTAAACTCTTTCCTCCGATAGTCAAATTGATGTTTACACCCTGATCTGAAAAGAATCTTTCATTTTCGGACTCGATCCTGTCATCATACTCTGTGTTGCTGATGGTCTTTAGTCCGAGATCCCCACCATCTCCAGCATCTATGTCCAGATAATTAAATCCAAATTTTCTTGTCATATTGGAATCAAAAGTTTCGTCAAACCTCTTTGAAGCAGTAAAAGTTTTTGTGGGAGTTCGTCTCTCTCCATCTATCGACTTATTTGTTGTAGACTCGGATGTGGAGGAAGAAATGGTTGGTTTTGAAGGAAGTGCCGCGGCATCTTCCACCCTCTTCATAAAAGATTCGACCATCTTAATTATTGATAATATATTGGTGGGATTACCAGTGATGGGAGACATCGAGTACCTCATGGAAGATGCCATTTGTGATTTCCTATCCTCTGGAAAGTTCGATGTGAATCCAGAAACAAGATCGATTATGGTAGACGGTGCTGTAATCCAGGGGTAGTTCATTGGTGATCCATACCTTTTTCTCGCAACCTTAGAAAATCTCCTGGTAAACTTATTGGAATATGCTTCATAGTGACTTTTGTCAGGTGCTTCGGTTGTTCCTGCCTCGACTGCCAAATCAATATGGGGATTAGATATTTCTGCCTTTTCCAATGTTGGACCTGTGAGGATACTAAAATTATAATATTCGTTCAACTCCCTGAGTAGACCCTTTAATTCTGAAATCTGCTCTATCAAATATGGCTGTATTGTATCTGTCACTTCGACTGTGACCTCGTATTGATAAAATCCGTCCGTGATGCCAGAGAAAGTCCTATCCACTCCAGAAAAAGTCCTCATACCCCACGTTCCACGAGCAAAAATTTCCTCTTCCACAAACGATGCTTGCGAATTGTTCACACTCTGAATCTCTCCTGTGGTTTTCTCACCAGTCCTCAATAGAACAAGGGGTGGTTCATTTTTATCAAACACCTCGCCCTTTGACTGTTCTGAACCGACCCTGTTAGAAGATAGACTTGCCGGTTTGACCCTCACTCTCCTCACCTCAAGATTCTCAATCACCGATCTGTTCAAAATATCTTTTCTCTTGCTCCAGTGAAGTCTCGAAAACAGGGGTCCGTAGACGGAATTACGAAGCAGAATATTAGAAGTATTGATGCTGAATAGGAATCTCACGTTGTCTTCCTCGTCTTTTGTATGCTGCAACGGTGTAAAATACGAATGCACCCTCTTGGGTTGGAGGTTGTCTCTTGAAACCTTGTTCTTTGATGACACGGAGAGAGACAAGTCCCTGAACTCTGTCTGTATTTGTCTTATCGACATGATTTCTCTCTCGTCAATAATCTTCGGATTTCTAATTGTTTTCGTGATCAATACACTATTTGGTCCCCTAGAGTCTGTCAGATACCTTCCCCTAGTGGGAGAATACCTTACGGAACCATCGTAAGGTCTGCCATTTTTGAAGAAAACTTTAGATCTACGAATTGCTTTACGGGAAGATATGACTCTCTCCAAATCCACCGATCCGTTAAAGGACTCTAGTCCTGCTTTTGAAGTATCTACACCAAATGTTTCCCCGAAATCACGGACATCCATTTTTACATAACTGAAGATACTGACATGTTCTTCTATTTGGTCTAGTTCAAATTTTGTTTCATAATAAATGTTTGCTACTTCGGTATTGTCGATTTCTATTTTCTCTGATCTTATAATGTCCCTAACACTTCCCTTAAAGTCTTTAGACAAATTAAGGATTCGGACCTCGACGTGGTTGTCTATTAGTCTGAGAATTCTGTCTTTTTCTCTCTTTAATCCTGATCTGGATTTTTCTAGTAACCTCGGTTTTTTCAGTCTAATGACCTCTTCTGCCAGTGACTCTCTCTCTAGTCTTCCGACAGTCTTATCACAAAGTCCCACGGCATCACTACCAAGAGACAGAATGTCAGTTACTTCCGGGTTTTTAGAAATTACCACAACGAGCTTTAATAAATTGACCAATTTTTCATTGTTGAACCAGGTGCCTTCCAATTGTTCGTCGAGTTGATCTCTTGTGAGGATCTCCACATCGATGCTGCTCTTTGTCAGCACCATACGGGAAACATTTGCCGTGGGCAACTCATCTCCGATTAAAGATAGGATCTTATCCGACATTATTCTTCCTCTTCTCCGCATTCAGCAGAAGTTGGGTTTGGTGGAACCTTATTATAAATACTTTCTGACGAAGTTTGTTCTTCTTTAGTACCCATGTCCTTTAGAGATTTTCCTGACATTCGTGCTATCTGATCCGGATCTAATCCTGCTGCTAGGGACGAACCCACCAGTCCGTGGGGGGAATCCTGCTCGTCCTGTAGGAACTGACCTGATATGCCAAATGTTCTTATCTCATCCATGTCCGTCATAGTAGAGTTGCTTCCAATTGCTCTTCGGAGGAAGTCCATGTCGATTCCCATGTCCGACTCAATGGATAGGAAGTTCTCTACATATGTTTCATCCACATCTTCATACTCTTCCTGTACATCGTCCAAGAGAACATCATTGACAACCATCTGTCGTTCTTTCTTGAACTTCAGGGGAACTAGATTCTCTTGCCCATTTTCTTCATCGACTAAAAACACCTCGACTTCGAACTTATCGTTAGACAAGGGAGAATTACTTTCCTCTACTTTTATCAAAAGTTCACCATCACTTTCGTCAATGGTCAGTGCGGTTCCGTCTTCGAAAAGGTGTCCATAAACATCTGCATTGAAATCTGGCTTTGATGTCGATTTTATCTTATACTTCAAATCTTGTAAATTTATTTGCGGTATCATGATATAGTTCATGTTCCCCGTATCATTTACGACCCTTGTGCTTGATTCGATTCTTGAGAAGTAACTCTTGACACTCCAAGCAGGTGCATAGTCTTTTGTTGTATCCGACTTGCCCAGTGCGTTGAGGAGGGAATAGCTCTTCTCCTTTACTTGTTGAATGTTTTCTGGAGTTATATTTCCATTTGTTCTTCTTATTTTATCGATTTTCTTATTTATGTCGGTTTCTATGCCAATATGGGCACTCTGAATCTTCATTCTTGGGGCATCTTTTATCCTAATACTAGCACTGTGTGCTTGCTCTGATACAGATCCCCACGAGGCGTCATATATGATGTCGTCATCAAAAAATGCGTAATACTTCGGACGGAACTTTCCATTGGCATACCTCTTCTTGCCAAATTGGGTTAGATTTATCTCTATCACTTCTTCTTTTTTGTTAAAAAACTCCATTAACTAATACCTTTAAACTTTTTTGGTTTTCTCGGTGGACTCTTCTTCGGAACAGGAGAACTCCTATAGGGGTTTCCAGCCTTCTTTTTTGGACCTCTTTTTGGCCTGTGTGGTGAAGTCACCTTTCTTGGTGCTGAAATTTGTTTTGCCAACTTCTCAATATGCTCCTTGCGAGCTTTTTTCTTTTCCGGTTCTGGTGGTGGTGGGGGAGGGGGTTGTGGTGGTGGTGGGTTTTCCATCTCCAACTCCATTGAGATGCTCGCATTCTCGATCAAACTAAAGAAATCATACGGCCAATTGTAACTATATTCTGGAACCAATGCAGATGTTCCTCCCTTTAAGTCAAACTTGAACCTGTCATCGTCACCGGCATCTTTAGTTGTTTCAAAGTAATTTGTTTTTGCCCTTCTTTTCACCTTAAAGATTATGAAAGATAGATCCCCAACAATGACTTCTCTAAGTTGTTCATTGGAACCGAAGAAATTATGTCTGTTTATGTCGTGAGATATTTCGATCTCCGATGTTTCAAAATTGACAGCAATGTCAGGAGAGATATTTTGCCAGATGTTGTTTAAGTCTTCCTGATCGAGTGTGTGTGATACTTCCATGAAATACATAGCATAAGGTTTCCTAATGTTGGTGTCTTTTCTCATGGGATCAAAGTGTGGTGGTACTATATATTTTTTCAGTCCATCGATCATCCTAGATATGGAAGTCTCTCGGATTTCCTCTCCGGAAAATGAGTCCTCTTTTTTAACTGCGATTTTGCCCAAAGACTCTTCATAGGTTTTTCTCTGTTTATCAAATTCAGTTCTTTCTATTTCTATTAAATTATTCTCTACTGCAAACCTTGTGCGGTTTGATATGACTTTAAAGAATTCACCGATGGAGGACTTGACCCCCAGATCACTGGAGTATCTTTGTAAATTAGGAGTGTTGAACCTTACCGTCGTAATCAATATTCGATCAGCCGTTGAAACCTCTTTGTAATAATCACGGTATAATTCGTAACTTGTTTCAGGCGAGTTTTTAGATGACTTTACATAAGGTATGATACATATTGCCTCACTTATCTCCTTCGAACCCCTAACTCTGCCAATCTTTTTGGAATCGGCAGTAAATCCAGTATTTCCTATGATAGAACCAATTTTTTTAGATTCATCCTGATATGCGGCTGGTGAGAAACTTTCCTTTATTTCGAAGAAAATTCCGTTTTGGGAAGATGGGGTGACTCCGTAACTTGTCCACATCGTTCTTGGCAATTCCAGATCCTGATCCAGATTTATCCCGTGGGCATTCCATGCTCTTCCGTCGTTTGACGAATACGAGGAACTATAATCTGCCACCGATGCCGTAAAATCCAGTACCGGTGTTTCAAACTTTGTTGAGATGACCCACCTTTTATTTTCCTCCGATACGTCGTTGGAGACTGTTGATGGTACGGCAGTATCTCCAGAACCGAGGACTTGGAACGTCGTCGTGGGATCAAATGTTCTGCCAAATAAGTCCACAGAAGAGGCAACAGTCGATGCTGATTCTTTCTGGTTTTGCGTGAATTCGTTCTTAATAAAGTGAGTACCGTATGTAGAAACCCTTGATTCCTCTACCTCGTTGACATACTCAACATTCGCATTGGAAAAGATTTCCTCTACTCCATATTTCCCGGATACAGAGGGAGTGAAGGACACTCTTGCAATTGCTGTACCGTAAAAAGACGGGGGAGTATAAGCACAATATGCGGGATCATGAGGGAAGTCAATCGGGAGTCCATATAATTTACCATGCTGTTTGTAATCATAATAAGATTTGAACTCCAACGAAGCAGAAAACTGTGGTGAAGATATTGGTGTCTCGTCTGGATTGAAAGTCCCTATGTGGTTGCCTTGTTTCAGGTATGCAGAACCAGTGTGCATAAATATGTAAGACTTTCCAGATGCCTGTGAAGGTAGGTGATCGTTGCTCTCACTCTGTCTCGGTGAGGAGAACACGAACAGGGACTCCCCCTTGTTGTACGGATGCTCAGATCCACTTATGATTTTCAGAGTTCCCCTAATAGAATCCCTGAGTGCTGTTCCACCATACACATAGTCGGACGACATCCCCTGCAATGTTCTCACGGGCAGGAATGCTAAGCTGCCTGTGCCTGAACAATTGCCATCGAGTGCGGTAACGCACAACGCACCCTTGGCATTCAGGTGTGGGGATCTGTCCGAATTATCGGCACTTCCAGAGTAGATTGCCCCGTCGATGCCGAAAGATAGGTAAACTTGGTTTTCTGTTCCGTGGTCGTGATGTGAGGATTCGATAGAAAGCAAAGATCCCAACCCCAATGAATACCTTTGCCCGTATAAGGAACCTTGGGCACCGAACTCGACAGGGTGGTTGCTTGCTGAGATTGCTGATCCGGTGAGCCAATCTAAGTTTATTTCAGCTGTTTTGCTGAATTCTAATCTCGGAGGTCCGTCTCGAACAGTCGCAACAATCACTGGTTCCCCAAACTCATTATTAACTACACTGCCAACATCATCACGTTCCGGAACATCTTCGTAGTCCTGAAATACTTTTCCTTCAAAAAGGTGAATTGCTCCAGCTTTTCTGTTGGGACTGGAAGTGGTGTTTGGTAGTGAAGTAACGGCAAAGTAGTACTTCTGGTTTGGTGCGGTCCCATTCATACATGCAGACACCACAGAACCAAATTTGTCGTTGTTGCCACCGTCTGACAACTTATAGTAAGCAGAAGCAGTTCCATGAAGGGAACCGGAGTACCACAGCATTATGTCACCCCTTTCGGCACCACTGGTTCCACCAGCTGGGGCCCGGCCGCATCCACCGACTAGAAGAATTCCATTCATGCTGGAACTGTTTTCGGTAGTGGTATCCTTGAAATCCAAATTGATCATGTCGTATGTTCCGGGATATCCCATTCTAGCATTGTGGTGGTTCAAGGCACTCTGACTATTGAGTCCAGCTCGTGACTGGTCGAGTCCCACATTGTGAATGATGTGAGTCTCTTTTATCCCATTGACTGAGGAACTCTCATTTAAGAAGAATACTCCAGTGTTGTGCGATGTGGATATGGACGCGGTGAGTTCTGATGATGGATCTAACCCTCCACTCATTGGGGATTTGAGATTAACCGCAATACCCCCATGTGCCGAGTCCGAGGTTATAACGTGGTATCCGTCTCCGTCTAGTTTTGGAAGTATACGGGTTTCGACACCGTAAGCATACAGTACTCTGCCTGCGCTGGTTGGGGTTATAAGTGACCCGGTGACATCATCGTAGTCCACAGGATCGAACATATGCTGTCCCGTGGATTGTGATGGTCTATATTTGTAGACTCTTACCGATCCAAGAACACCGTGGGTGTAATCCTGCTGGTTGCCGATGGCACAAAAGATGCCTTGACTTCCCGAACATGCAGAAATTCTTCTGGGCAGATCACCTGTGCTGTCGTTGTCCCAAGTTATTGTATCGCATATTTCCCAGCCATCAGGGCCGAGTTTGTTCTTATAGAGGGATAGTCTATTTGGAGTAGACTGTTCTTTTTCTCCGTAAGCAAAAGCAGCACAATAATACCCATCAGAACCAGAGAAGAAATCCGTTGCTGTTCCTCCAGCATCGTTAATAAAGGTATCTCCAGTAACATCTGAATATCCCTTGTAATTGACAAAACGATCCATCTCGACATTATCTCTAAGGACAACATCCATGTAATATGTCTTGCCGGCCTCAAACTCTTGAAATTCTTTTTCTGGTTTTGAGATAAAATAATTTAATGTGCCTTCATCAAGGAAGAAGTCAACCGTTTCTGCCAAGAAGTTGTGCATTGCGAGTTGATAATTTGGTTTTGATGTGCCACCCCACATGGCATAGTATGGAAAAGTTGGGGACACCGGTTCAGTACTAACGTAGGAGGGAGTAAATCTGATCGGAGTTGATTCCGGAAGGTTGCCTTTTGGGTCATACAGAGTCTCGAATGGGAGTCTGTAGTCTGGAGTTGTGGTTAGGGAAAATTCCCTTTGAGGATTTTGTGCAGTTGTGGTGACAGTTGTCGCAGTTGGGACACTACCAGTGTAGACTGGGTAATCGACAGCATAACCCGATTTTATAGAGTTATATAGAATTCCCGGAGACATAAATGCTTTTGCGAGAGCTTGGAGTCCCTGTGCTGGCTGTTGCGTGTTGGAGTCATCCTTGTACCCTCTGATGCTATCAGAAAAGGAGGAACTTAACTCGTGCCCTATCTGAACTGTTCTAGTTGCGGGGAAAAATCCATTATATGGTAAGAGTTTTTTTACTGCATTGCATTTAATCTTCAATTTCGATACCATCATTTCCGGATGATCATCGATAACCTGCTTGGCATGAGTCATCGGTTCGGTGGTCATGTGAGTGTCGAAGAAGTTTTCAGTACCGGTGTCGGCAATGTCACCTGTTGGCAGATTTGCCCCCTGTATACTAAAATATTCTGCCGGTGGTTTGTTGAAATTTAAATCTGAAAGATACTCCCCGATGTGATTTGATATTCTAAATTCTGGTATGATTCCCATGCCTACCGTAAGGGGTCGGTGGTTTTCCCTAAAAGAATCATAAGTTTCATGGCCAGGAGTTCTTTCTGCTATCTTCTCCGTTAATCTCTCGACGTAATCAGTGAGAACATACCCGGATGAAGAAGATACATTTATGTTAGTATGTTCGACGAAACAAAGTGACGGTTGCGGGTCAATAGTGTAGGCACTCTCATCCGTGTCATGCATCAACTCACCCAATGCGGAAGAGTAGCTTGCAGATTGGGGAAATGAGCTTGCTCCATCAGTCTGCAACGGGAAGAATGCCAGGCTCTCCTTTTGTCGCGACAAAGCTGTTTGAGTTATTTTTAAATTCCGTATTGCCCAGTGGTCGTACTGGTATCCGGAGTAAGAGGTTTGAGCAATCCTTATTTCTGCACCGGTGTCTGGAAATACATTTCCACTGGAATCGACAATCTTTAGGCCGTTTGTGGGAATGTTACTCGACAAGCTTGTCCACATTGTGTTTGTGGCAAATTTAGTATAACCATCGTTTCCGAAGCGTGCCACTGTTGCCAGAAGGATTGCGTCTTCGGTGTTTCCAGTATTGCACTTCACCTTAGCAATGGACCACGAGTCAAGTGAGTTGAGTCTATATTGTATAATTAAGTTCTCACCAGAATCAGGGTTCTCCAACCCAAGGGCATTGTAGGTTCCCTGAATAACATCAAAATCCAGGTAAACTGTTCCCTTGACAACATTATTGAATTGCAAAAATCTTGCGGTAACTGACGTGTTTGTTGTGCCGAAAAGGAATGCCCAATTGCCTGCGGTTTCATCAAAGAGGACTCTTGATGATGCATCGGAAATAAAGTCTGTTGGAAGTGTCGTATTGAAATCGTACTCTGTCGTCAGTTCTCCCGTTATTGACAACCCAGTGGTGTAATTTAAAGAATTTTTTGCTCCGGTGGTTCTCAATCTTGTTGGGTGATAGAACTTATTCTGCTTTCCGAATTGCTTATCATACCCATAAGAACCGGTGCCGGACTCCTCGTCGTATTTCTCCCTTTTTCGCACTCGTTTAAGCCCCGAATATCTCCCGATTGGGAAAATAACTTCCGAGTACTTAACCCCGTTCACTTCTCTCAACGGATTGTTGGATATATTTGGATCAGGGTTTATGTACAGTTTTTTCAAACTATCATAAAAGGTTCCCTTCTCACCAGAAGAGATGCCTAAAAATGTTTCAACATCTACACCCTTCTGACTATCGAAGTAAACCAGTTCATTCGAAAACGTGCTTTTCATCTCATATTCTGCGTTTGTTGGATCGTCCCTCAATTTAACTCTGTGCTTGATCGGAAAGTATTTTGTTGTTACAGGAGTCTGAGTTATTGAGGTTATTGATTCTGGATTCTTGTTGTCCTCTCTCAGAAAGGAATATTGATTTGTTTCCCTAAGATATTTGGGATGTTGGTTGTCGTGCTTTCGGGTCTGTTCCCACGAGGAATGGCCATAACCAAAATTGTGATTATTGTTAGCAGAACTTGTAAAACCCTGAGATGTTGCGGTCAGAGGATCGTAATCATCCGTGATCGCTATTCTTCTCGGCTTCACCTCTAGTGCAAGATCATTGCTGTCTCTCTGGTATCCATATGCCACACTGGAAGTTACATTCTTATTGATCCAACTATACCCTAATTCACTTTGGGGGATGGCATGTTGAACATAGTAATTATCATAAGAGCTTGTCGAGGATATTGGCAACTCGATGCCTCCGACTAATTTTGACAACGGGTTTCTGTTGACACCATGAAGTGAACCTGATTGTATTGCCGAGTTTGAGGACGGCATATGGGTGGCAAGATTCCTTCTGTTAGCAATACGAACACTCTCATTCCTGAACGGTGTTGCATTGTAAACGGAAAACTCCTCTCCCGATGGGTTCAAAAAACCCCTAGACATAGTGTATCTGTCACCTGGTGCCGAGAACCTGCTTACAATAATTGATTTGTGCTTCGTTCTCTCTGGCAGATCAAACAAAGAATCCCTTGCTACAGGAAGGCTGTTGACGACATTTGATTCGAACGACTTTCTCTCCTGGAATTGTTGATAACTCTCCACACTTTCGGCAAAGTGTCGAGGGTTAGTGGTCCTTCCAACAGTTTGAACAACCTCGTAATTGTTAGAAAAGTTTCCAATGGCAATCGAACCCGTTGAGGTTCGAATGTTGCGTATATTTACTGGCCTTTTGGCAAACTCATCCCTGTAGTAAATTGCCCTCGACTGATCGTTACCAAGTTGGTCAGAACCATATATCCTGAGTTGTCCCGATGATGGTACAATAGAGAATGCTTCTCCCCTAACAGATCCTTCTGTAAACAGTTCCTGGTGTCTTCTTTGGTGTCCTCCCACGAATTCGTTGGTAAACGGACCCTGCATAGAGGCATCACCGAAGGTTCCATATGAATCCATATGTAGGTTGGTAACATCAACACCTGATTTAAATTGGGCAAGAGTGCTATGGTATCCTCCGTCTGCGGAGGAACTATGCATCGTGAATGGGGCTCTATTTCTTGCTTTTTCTTTTGTCATATGCTTTAACGATTATACCCTTCATTGGTTATTTTTTAACTAAGCAATCCTTTTGATGTTCACAGTGGATCCTGGGTTTGCGCGAAAATTAGTGCTCGTTTGCGAATCTATCGAGATCTGGATCGTGTCCGCTGCTGCCAGTGTGAAATATCCCGTCAAGGTTCTCGTAGCAGGATCAACCGAGCCATGGATGAAGGATTCGGTTGTTAGTATACTTGAATCATTTTTCCTGATCTCGATGTCTATCTCCCCGCTGGCAGTGGTGCTGCTTTTGAGTTGCAAGACGCAGGTGACTTCGTAAACTCCCGCATATGCTATTGTGAAATCTCCAGTTGAACTTGCATAAGTTATCCCGTTTGATGCGTGGGTTGTTGTTGTTCCATTGTTCAATGTCGAATCAAATGGGTTGAAGGCGGTGGATTTATAGTCGGTGGCCGCCGTTATTGAGGTAGAAATGTATTGCTGCATCCTGTTAGCAGATATTTCTCCGGAAAAAGATGCCGATGCGTTGGTGAGGGTGAAACTGTCATCAAAAGTGCCAGCATCGGTGACGGAACCCATAACAATTTTTTGACCAGATTGTTTCCACCCGATCCAGCCACGTTCGTTACTGGCTTCACCGAAACCAATAAATGCGTTTACACCAGTACCAGACTCTAACGAAATTCTCTTATTACTGCCATCGTCGGTTACTCCCAGGTTTCCTCCAACTGCCAAGGCGACTGTTGGAGTGTTCTCTCCAATACCAACTTCACCCGAGCTATCAATTGTCATTCTTCTTGCGTTGGCTGTCCCGAAATAGAGAGGCTGAGTTGCAGTGACATTAATGTACCCTGCGTTATCCATATTGATAGAGTTGCCGTCAAGATACATGTTGCAGGCTTCGTCTGTAATTTTTACTGTCGCATTCCCTAGAGTTAGTCCACCGATGTCACCTACAGTTGCGTTTCTGTCAATGTGAAGTTGGGCAGCAGGAGAAGTCGTGCCAACACCAACTTTTCCATCGTCCATGATTTTCATTCTTGTGGTCGCACCTGCGTATCTTGGAGAGGAGGCTTGACTGGTGTTTGTTTTTAGTTCGATTCCACCACCTGATGCGACTGAGTTAGCAAGAGTTAGGACATTGCTAGTGGTATAAATTGCACTCCAAGCACTTCCGCCATCTTGGATAAATTCTATGTAGGGAGTGTCTCCCTCCGCGTTATTATCTGTGTCTGCCTCTAGTCTCAGCATTGCATCACCGGAAGTTCCAGCACTGACTTTTAACGCACCAGAAACTTCCACCTGCCCGTCGGCAATGACCATTTCTGTGCCTCCTCCGGCATCGCAAATGGTTGTATTGCCAGTGTTTTCGGACCATCCTATTCTTCGGTGTCCGTCAGAATCCTGTATCTCAGCAGTGGTATTGGTCAACCGAAGTTGGCCTGTTTGAAGTCTGTTCGCATTTGGATTATACCCTATGTACTGATCTGTCTTGAAGGTTTGTCCACTGGTCGTGGTATGGTCATCTACAAATGGTATATACCGAGTAGTGTTCGTGGATGCATCTGCGGTGGTGTCCAGTGTTGAACCTCCCCCGATGCCTGTTAGGTTTGAACCATCTCCGTAGAAGGCAGAAGCAGATATGTTGATGGAGGCAGACATGTTTCCAATAACTTCGACCGAAGTTTCGTAATCGTTTGCGTAATGGATTTTAAGCTTGGGGTTGCCATTCCTATCATCAAAAATTGTAGAAGCTCCGTCGGCAATTGAAATTCGACTTGTGCCACCGGAGTCTTTGATGTCTCCACCAGAAACGGTGAAGTCCCCATTGATAGCTAAGTCTCCGTAAAAGTATCCACCCCCCTTGTAATAGAACCCATAAGTTGAGTCGTACTTGAGATAGTTTGACGACGGACCTGTAGAAAGATAAACTGTGTCCCCTACCCAGAAGTCACCTCCTCGAACCTCTGAACCAGATACTCCGAGGGAGGCAGAGAAGGCACCGGGTACAGAAAGGGTGCCAGCTGGTGAAAGGACGGCCGCTTTGCCGGAAAGGATGTTGCCGGAAGAAGCACCATCAAGAAGACCAAGTTCCCCCGAAGTGAGTGATGCCAGTTCTGCCGCGGCACCAGACTGCATTCCCGAAAGAGTATCTAAATCTGCATCGTGCGCCTGAACGTCCGATCCGATTGCTACACCAAGATTGGTTCTTGCACCAGAAGAATTTGAAGCACCAGTACCACCATTAGATAGTCCGAGATCGGTTCCTGACCAGTTTGCGTTATTGATTTTCACAGCAGAATTGAGTGCTGTTGCGGAAAGGACTTCATTGTTGTTTATTTTAAAAACCTTCCCGTTCGCAAGATCAATATGTTCACTTGAAGTCCAAGCATCTGTGGCATTAACCCAATTAAGTGTCTTATCACTGTCAGATGACTTGAGGGTAATTCCCCCGCCATCGACAGCTGAGTCATTCCCTTCCGAACCGCCGGGAGAATGTGCTAAGTCGATATTCTTGTCATCAATTTGTAGTGTGGTTGAGTTTACAGTAGTTGTAGTTCCGTTGACAGTTAAGTCACCAGTAACAGATAAGTCACCTGTGAAAGACCCTGTTCCAGCAACGTCAAGGGCAACAGAGGGACTTGCTATCCCCATGCCAATTTTTCCGTCATAAGTAATCACCATTCTTTGGGTTGGATCACCCATATGATCGGTATTCTCTTTTGTGTAAAACTGTAGTTCTCCTTTTGCTTCGGTTCCGAGATCCTTATAAATAATGGATGCCCCAATGCTGTCATCATTAATAAATCCAAGGCCAATGCCGTCATTGGTGGAAGTGCCTCCCTCCAAGAGAAGGTGATAATTGGTCCAAATGCCAACGTCAGAAAAAACATTCTTTGAAGGATCGTAAATCAACGTTGTATCTCCCAACATTGTTTTTCCATCTACCTCAAACTTATATAACCCCGTGGTGGGAACCTTATTGATTCCAACCTCCCCGTCCTCGGTGATCACCATTCTCTGAACTGGATCTGCTGAATTGCTTACGGAGGATTTTGTATAAAATTCTAGCCGTCCCCGTCCATAACCTCCCACGTCCTTATAGATAATAGCTGCTCCAACATTATCAGAAGATCCTAGTGCAATACCTGCACTTTGGTCGGTGTTATCATCACACCTCAAATACAAATGGTAGTTTGCTATGGCACCTACATCGGTGAGAGCGTTCAAACTTTCGTTGTGAATAGTTTGCTGTTTTGATGTTAGTTTTGTGCCATCGAAAAGCAAATTGGCAGATCCGGCGAAAGCACCACCGTTGTTATATTGAACATGAGTGCTTGAGCCCGCGGGTGAAGTTGTGATGTTAGACAGAGTAGATCCGTCACCATAAAACCCAGAAGCAGATATGTTGATGGAGGCAGAGACATTACCTGCGAAGGTTCCTGTTCCCTCCACGTAGAAGTTGCCGTCGCCGGGATCAACCATGCTAGATCCAACACGCAATGCTTTGGGTTTGAGGAAATCGTCTACCCACATATCCCCATAGGCTTGAACGTAATTTGTTCCAATGGTAAACATGGGTGTTCCATCATGTGCTCTAAATATGGTGTTGGCATCGTCACTCACTTGAATCCTTGATTGCCCTCCGCTGTCCCTGATGTCTCCTCCGGCAAGGTAAAAGTCACCTGATGCAGAGATGTCACCGACAACATTGAGTGCGTAATCAAGTCCAGAGTTTGTGTTGATTCCCACCTTATCATTAACGGCATCGACAAAGAAGGTGTCAGTATCCACTGCCAGATCTCCATGATCGTCAAGTTGCATTCTTACGGTATTGTCATCAAACCATTTGAAATATCTATTCGTGTCATTGCCATCGTCGTCGATGTAAAAGAACATAGCACCATTGGAACGCAATGACATTGTGTTTGTGTCAGTGCGTAGAACCGGCGAATCTAAAGTTTGTCCATAAAAACCAGAGGCAGATACGTTGATGGAAGCAGAGAGATCCCCGATGACAGACAATTTGTGGTCAGGTGATGTTGTTCCAATTCCAAAGCTACCATTAGACAACATTCTCATCTTGGTGAATTCGGAGATGGTAAAATCAATATTGGTTGTTGCATCTAATTTTATTTCACCGGGAGAGTCAATTTCAAAATCATTTCCATTGCTGTAAATCTTTGCCCTATTGGAGTCTGCTTGTCGGAATTGAATGACTCCTCCGTGGGTGGCATGGTTAATTGTTATAGTAGAATACCCTGAGTAATTTTGAGGAGAAGTTGTCCCGATGCCGACATTGCCGGTGATGTTTACCGTTCCAGTGAAGGTGTGCTTGTCATCGGAGGTGTTGCCAAACTCTGTGGAACCTGAGTTGTGAATTTTCATTGCTTGGATTTTTGTTTCTATGTATTCAAAAGATCCAGTTATTGCGTTTACCTTATTCCATCGTTTTGAAGATGATCCTAATTCACCTTCCTTGTCTGCTCTTGGTACTATGTTTTTTGTAGCCATCTATAAGTCCTCCAAATCACTACGATTTCTTTAATGCAAACCCGAATTTTATTTTCTTTTCGGGAGTGACTTCTCTTTCGCACTCAATATTGCTAGATACGACATCGGATGATTCTATTAATAAGTAATCGCCAGAACCAAAAGTTGTCTCTTTTACTGCATAATCAATTGCATTTATGTTGTCAGAAAGTTGCTCTACATTGTCCACAATCAAGATTGCGGCCTTGTCTCTCTCTTTCTTGTAAGTGTTGCTCATGGAGTCAAACAGACTTTGCCTTGCGGGAGTAATACTAGAACTCAAATTGGTATGCGACTTCTCTGCCCTCTGGTTCCACCATTGGCAATTCTGGGATTGTAATTGTGATATTGGTGCATGTCCTCTGGACCACCGATATGTCATGTCTCCCGATCCCTTAGCAGGAGATGAAATGGAAGCAATCCTTTCCTCCAGTGCAGGGTACTGGTGCTGATACTTGTTTCTCTCCATGACGTGACTTTCAATTATGTTAGCATTTGAATCTACCAAGTCAGCAGAAAGGGGAATAAATTGTTTTACTATTTCGACAATGGAGTCGTCAATCCATTTGTAATACTCCATGAAATTTTCCACATCAGGATCATTTCCGACTGTTTCAAAAAAGTGAGTGCGTAACCAATCCAACTCTCTGTATCTGGGCCTATATTTGTTTACTGGTTCTCCAACCAGATTATTGAAATCCCTTATTGTAGATACGGTCTTCAACATCTCTTCGGAAATTGAAGAATACATGCTCTTTTCTAGAGAGAAAAAATACTCTTCTGGAGATGCAGTGCGTGAAAAATATTCGTCATCATTGGAGAGAACTTTAATCATATGATCCCCATTTACAATTTCTGGAATGTTCTTCTTTGCGACTGAGAGGTATTCTTTGTTCACCACCTTGGTGCTATTCACGGGGAACCCATATGCTAATCCGTCGTGCTGTGCTGTTAAACTATCTGTCTCCCTAGACAAAGCGGGCATAATTTCCATACCGATAACGTCCCAAAACTCATCCGATTGGGGAGTAGCTACTGGTTGTATTTCTCCACCACTTATCTCAAAAGTCACAGAGGTTCCGGCGGGCACACCGTCAAAGGGGAACAGTTCAGTATGGGTTGTTTCAAACAAGTACGACTTGGCATACTCTGTCAGGTTTAAAGAACCAGAAGACAAGTCTGTCAACACAAATCCGCCAGAAGAGTCGGAGGTGGTGGTGTTGTCGAGATCCCAATGTAGGATAAGGGACTCTTTCCTCCTCTTTTTTTCGTGGTCGTCAATTCGACCTCCCTTTGTGGCCGATCTTGGTCCATAAATTGTCGGATCTTTGGAGTGGTCTATTATTTCAGAATCCTCCAGATAAGTGTCCCAATATCTCACAGAAGAAATGAGGACATCCGAGGAGTCTAAAATTGCCCCTATGTTGTTCTCTCTCCTGGCTCCAACATAAATTCTCCTATCGTCGGACAAGTAGTCCCTCCCCTGTGCAGTGCTAATGGGGGCAGACAGTGAAAATTCGTTTTTCCTATAATCATAACTGTGGTTTACTCCATATAATTCTACCACATAATCTTCAGAGCTTCCAGAAACGAAGTTTGCATAAGGATATTTTTTCGGCTTAATTCGGAAAGCAATGTTCCACTTTTCATTATCGTATACCCCTTTAAATGTCTTTGACTTTATATCAACACCGAAGAGGGACGAAGTTAGTTGAAAGTAGGCATCCGGACTGTTCACAAGTGGCCTTACAGCATATACAGAAAAATCCGTGTTTCTTGTGGGCCATTCCGCAGATCCTGCGTCAGAAGACGTAGCAGAATTAACCCCCATGAGAGACACCTTCCTAAACGGGGTGTCGAAAAAGTAAGAATATTTCGGATCGATCTTTTTTGGAAAAATAAATTCTGCTTGGAAAGTGTTTGCGTCATAGGGGGTCATTGCACTTCCACTTAAAAAGGATCTCTGGTCCAGACTTGTGCTTGATGTCATTTGAAAAATTGTTGCACCAAATCTATCTGGATAATTGAAATCCGCATACCTTTTTGATATTGACTTTTGGGTATAATTCTCATCGAAAGTGAAGAGGGAATTGTTAGAATACATATTGAGTTTCAAGAGATCCTCGTTTATGCCGAAACATCTTGTGATATTTCTAATTGATTTTTCTGTTCCTTTCGAACGATACAGATAGAGGAGGTTGTTGTAGATATTTTGGTAGATCATGTTCTTTGTTGTGTTCAACTTCTCTTCATACACAACCTTGTCTGATCTGTCTGTTATGTACTCAAGAAGGTTTGAATCCACAAACAATTCTGGCATGTTCAGGCCCTGACTAGCTAGCAGCTGCTTTCCATATGGAAAAACCTTCTCACTACCACTGGGGTAGGTCAGGTGCCTAATTTCTGGGAGGGACTTTATCTGCAAATGAAGTTCATCAAAGTACTTTGACATTATTTGAGTCAGGTATTCTAAATCAGAATCATCCTCATCAACAATCCACGATGGCAAACTATTGAATAAATTCGTGTTGTTGTGCTTGTCGTGAAGAGAACCTGACTCCTGTAGTCTCGTGCTCAAATCGACGACATCCGGGTGGGAAGAGTACATAATTGGATCTTTTGTTTCCTTAGATAAGACTCCCGACTCGACATAGGCAGATGTCGTCGATCTGGATGTTGTCGCATATCCAAACCAATGTCCCAAAGTTGTTCTTCCTGAGTAGTCAATAACTTTTTTATCATAATTGTTTTTTGTTGTGACATCGTAGATGCCCTCGTTAAACTTGTAATAAACTGTAAGATCTGTTCCACTCTCTGTGTCCGTATTAGATCCTCCATGAACTGGTCCTCTCCAATTCTCACCTATCTGCTTTTTCGTTCTTGCTTTTTTCCAAAATCGAAAATCATCAACAGAACCAGACAACTTTCCGTATCCGTGGCCACCATGGCCATTGACGGTGGTGATGAGGGAACCAAGGTGTGCTTGCGTTTCACCATCGAAATTACTAATGGACGATCCAGTTGTAGCAGTTGCTGTTTGAGCACCGTCAACATAGGAGCACACCGTTAACTCGTTGCCCTGATTCTTTACTGTCACAGCATAGTGGTGCCACGCATTGTCATTCATATCTATTCCCGTGGAGAGTGGGATGTAGTCTGCTCCAGAACTTCCAGACGTGGCCTGTAGGATCAGTTTATTTCCAGAACCGGTAACTTCGATCCTAAATCTGCAATAATCATTTTGCCCTTGGGTTTTTCTATTCCACAAATCAAAAACAACCTGCTTATGTGATTCAACAGAGGAAGAGAAAGAACCCTTCTTTAACCAAAACTCAACCGTCACGCCAGCCTTTCCCGTGAAGGACAAGTTATTTTCTTGCAAGGAGTCTGTGTCGTATGTGTTAGACCCTGTAAAATTGTGGAATAGCGGGTTTTTGGAGACTTCTAGGGAACCAGTGTTCGGGCCGCCAGAGAATAAGATGTATTCTTTTTCTGTCGTATTATAGTACCCTCCACTACCTGCTCCGGTTCTTAGGTAGTTTTGACCGAGTTTGGCATGACCTGTGGATCTTGGATAGGAATTCTCAAAAAGATATAAATCTAAATATGACGCATTATTTTCCCACTCATACTTCTCCGCAGCAGATCCATCGAAAGGATAATACCCGTAAATATTCACAAGTGCTTCTGAGTAATATTTTTTTGCTGATCCGTAGAAGGAGAAGTTCTTCGGGTCAGAATAGTCTACCCTCGGTATGAACCTGTTGTCTGCGGTGATTTTGTTTCTTAAAAGATCCGCACTCTCTATCTCTTCTTTTATTTGTTCTAAATTCTTAGAAGAGACAGGTTTTAGTCCTTTTTTTCCAAATAAATCTTTTAATGCCATTAATCAACCCTAAACTTGAATACTTCGGATTGCTCGTCATAACGATCATTTATTTTGTAAACAAACTTTAGGGCATATGAATATCCTTTTTCTAATATTGACATGTCAACATCAAAATAATTTCCATCGTTATCGTATGACATCCTCGTGTGATTCAAACTTCCTGTACCGTAATCGATAATCGTCTCATTATCCATTACTCGATATATCTTCCAGTATGCATCCTCGACCGTCTTACTTTGAATATTCTTTGTAGCTACAGTGTAAATTGTTGGATTCCAATCTCTATCCCTAACGTACAATCTCATCCTGGCCAATTCTCGGTTGGTGTAGGATGGTTTTAGATTAGTTATATTAGAGACATGATCTCCTATCCCCACCTGAACGTCTGCGTCGTAACTTAATACTGTTATTTTACTCCCGGTAACATACTGTGTTACGGAATTGTTGTGCCACACGTCATACAAATACGAAGAAGTGGTGTCCAAGGCAACAGATGCCGAATAGATGCCAGTTGAAACATACCCCCCCGTCAGTGCGGTGGTGCCGTCAAACAATGTCAATGGGTTTCCTCGTGGACCAGAGGCACCAGTTAAATACAGACTGACATAAATGCTTCCTGTGCCGACAGCCGGGATGTTTCGCAATTGTCCTCGTACACGATTATAAATATAGATCGTGTTCAGGTTATCCTCAGCTGGAACCAATGAACTGCTGGCATAGAAACTGCTTCTACGATCCTTCTTCGAGGAGTCCCATCGAGCTTCGATTGTGGGTCTTTTGTAAAAATGGTGAGTGCCTCTTCCGAAGAACCTCTTTGTGTAATAGCTTCTTCTTGCTCCATCGGTGTTGTGGATGTGAGAACCACTGTTTAATCCGGATGAGTTTGACAGATATGCTTCATAGGTTGGCGAAAACTTTATGCACAATCCGTGATTGTCTTTTGTTCCTGCCATCCACTCCTCGACGAAGGAGGTTATATCTATTTCCAAATCCTCCAAACCTGTATCAAGAGACTTTACATAAGATGGTGATGCATGATAGTCTCCACCGGGAGTCACCCATGTTGATGCCGAGGTGTTGGAAATCCAGTTCGACTCGCCACTGTCTGAATAATCTTCCATATCCATTCCCGTACCCTCGTTCCACGACGAAGAAATTGCAAGAATAGAAACCTGACTATTCGCCGGAACTGTATTGGTGTGTTCCGCATTTGACATTTTTAAAATAAAATTAACACCTCCAGATAAAGGAATTGCTCCAGAAGACCGATCAGAGGAGATGGTTCCTACTGGAAACTTCAACATCGCCCTAGACAACTCGGCCGAAGAAGTTGTCTGTTGTCCGTAGATAGAGAATACTTCTAAAATATCAGAAGCACCCATGTTGGAACCAGTACCTCGGATGGAAGTAGTTATTCCTGCGGCATTTGTAATGGTGTTGTCGGCATTGGAAAAGTATTTTTTAATAGACATTATTTAACAGCCCCCTTGATGTCCTTGTTGGGAAATTTTATCTCCCAAATCACGTTCTTGGGAATAGAGACATACCTCCCATCAGGAGATAAATTGTTATTTATATCAAAAGAAATATCTGCATAACTGTTTCCCGACTTCTTGAACACAGAAACCTTCACAACATCGACGACACCATCTGTCTCATTCAGGGTATTGTATATGTCTGTTATGAAGAAGTCTTCCCCTATTTCAAAAGTCTCCAATGTGAATCTGTCCTTTAGGGCAGTAATGCAACCCTCCAATACATCTGTAGAATCTTTTTCTGCGTCCGCGACAACTTCAAAATTTACACCAAGATTAAGGATCTTTGCATCCAATATATCTATAGTATCATTAATCATCTTGTTTTTATTCAACCAAGTTTTCAAATTTCCCTTAGTTGTCTGGTTGCACGAAGCAAGCTTGCCTTTGTAGTCTTCACTAACAACATATAAATTCATATTCCTTCTCAGAGAGTCGGGATCTCGGTGGATTGCTGCTCTCTTTATTGCCCCGAATCGGGTTGGCATTGCGTACACATTTGCAACATAGTCTTGCTGGGTAACTGCTCTGTTTTGGCCTGCGAAATTATTAAGTACTCGGTTCTTCAGTTCATCAACAGTAACGTCTTCGGTGTCACCCGTTATTGGCTCTTCGTTTGTACACTCGACGGAAGACTTGACAAAATCCAGTGTTACCTTGTCTAGAGACAGTTCATCAGGAAATTCAAGTTCTGCATTAACAACCCTGGTCATCGTGTTGCTTGCAACATTTACATTGTCAATTGTGTTCTGTCTGTAGACAACTGTCAACGTCGTATTTGCGGGGGAAAGACCAAAATTATCACTTTGTATTAATTTTGTGGGGTCTATAACTTGGTCTGTAATGTGCCCTTTGCCGTGGACTTTTAATGAAACACTCTTTGGATCTAGAGACAAATCTGTAGAGTAGTCTTCTTCTTTTCCAGATCCAAACTGCATCTCTATATAATTTGGAAAAATGTCTGTCGTGAACCTTCTTGCTGCGACGAATGGTTTCAACAACATGCTTGACTGCTCCTTTGTCGATGAGTCTCTATTCGTAATCGAACGATATATGGTGTTTTGTGATAAGTAATCTACCTCATAATATTCATGACCCTGGGTGTCGATTACTGACACTATCTCGCTGACATTTGAGATGTCTAGTTTCACTTTCGTAAACCTCTTGAATTCACCAATGACAACATCTGTCTGTTTCAATATTCCCGATATGACACGACCATACGACTTAATCGCATAATAAGAGGGAGCACCGGTTGCCTCGTTGACTCTCGCAACAACTGTCGGTCTGTTGGTGAACGTAACATCTTCTTCAAGAACAAACGTGGCACCATTATCTGCGACGAATTCAGATCCTTGTTTCAAAACTGGCAAGTATCTTGTGTCTGGGGAAGTACCAGCAGTGGTGGCTGGTATCAACACAAAGAAGGATGCCAATGTGTTGGAAGATGGGTTGTTTTTGTGTTTGTACCCTGACTGTTTTGAAAGTCTCAATACGTTGTCGAACTCGGCCGCGTTTTGGATAAAAGTCTCGTTGGCCTGAAAGTCTAAATAGAAAGACAGAACATCTCCTATGTAGGAAACGGAGTCCAGCATGAGGGCACCGAAACCGGATTCATTAAAATCCTTAAAGGTTGTCGGATAGTATCTCTTTGCGTGATCGACCAAATCATTCTTGATTGTTTCGAAACTTCTGCTTGTGTATTTTATTGGAACATTCTTTTTTGGCATGGGCAATCCTCAAAATAAATAGTTTTCATGATATTTTATACTAAAAACTTTGGTCCTCCGGTTGAGGTGTCATTTTTTGCACCCACTGATAATTCGTCTTCTGTGTTTAGACTTGGAATCTCATATCTTATAGTGACTCGTATCAGATTCTCACCCTCATCCTTGATATCTGTGTCGATAAGGGAGATAAAGGGTGCGTATCGCGATACCTGAGATGCTATGGATTGTTTCAATCTTCCCTCGAATGAACCAACATTTTCAAACAGATAGGTTGAAACTCCAACACCAAAGTCAGGGTCCATCGATCTTTCTCCGGGAATTGTCAAAAGAATATTCTTCAAGTTCTGTTTTACCAAGTCTTCAAGATTTCTTATATAATCATAATCAAAAGAACTCCCCCTTGACAAAGGGAGATGCGGTGTGTAAAATTTATCTAAATTATTTGCCATCGTTTATCCTCAACAGTTTGATTTCCCATATCCACCGACACTAACGGGGTCTGGCCCTGATGGGGCACATGAATCATCTTCATCGGGTTTTTGCTTTCTTGGGGTTCGTCCACCTGATTCTTCTTCCTCTTCTTCCTCTTCCGGTATGCACAATGGAATTGGATCTTGCAGATTCAATCCAGCATTTTCAAGACCTCTTTGAAGGTTTGGATCGTTCTTCATAAGTTCATTTGCCCACGGGGACATTAGCATGAGAAGAGGATCAACTAATAAATAGTATATCAAACCAAATGGTGTTGGTGGGAATGGAGGTAACATAACCAAGCAGGGGGCAAAAGTGACACCGAGGGCAACAAGTTGCGTAAAACCTGGGAATCCAATCTTCTCTCCTGGAAACGTCGGGAGCATCAATGTTTCGCAATCGACTGGATCGGTGAATGGTATTTCTATTTTTTGCTCCACCATTTTAGGAATTAGAAATCCAGCTTGGCCAAGTTCAACAATTGTCTGAGTGATGAGTACATGGGGATCTGCCATCTTTGACCACCCCTTGTAGATGTGCAGTGGGGTCATCAGCAAAAGCAGTAGCAAAGAGGGGTTCCACAAATCATCCATGTTGGAGTTGCCCATGTTGAACATGCTCTTGGCCATTTGTGCCTCGTTACATCCGGTGGCACTATTGAAGTAATTTGAACCCTCCGAGGCATTAAACAGATAATTCTCCAGTCTACGTTTGGTTACGTCGAACATCTTCTGCATCTCTCTTGTGCTGTTAGCTAAAAAGGAATAAGATGAAATGACAGATGAAACATCCTGTAAATTAAAGCAATACTCGAACATAACTCTAAAGTCTTCAGTGTCTATCAATTCTCTCGATAGGTGATCAAAAATCTTTCTTGAAACTTTGCCCGTAATAGTGTCTTGACCCTCTTCTATGTCACTGTCCTGAACCAGTTCGTGAACATGATTTTCTCTCACTACAGATCTCGGAAATACATATACCTCGTTCTGCACCTTGAAATCAACAATTTCGTGCTCGTGATCCACTACATCATACTTGTTATCATCACCGACCAAAACAGCAGTGGTGTGGCCGTTGCCGTTGGCATCAACCTCATATTCGTGATAGTGATCTGGGACTCCTACATTTTTTCGTTCGGCGATGCCGGGTCCAGTGAAACCCTCTAGTGCAAAGCACTCAACCTTGTCCGAGTCGTCTCTTGAGATTCCCAACAGACCCAAAAGATCATCGGCATCCACTTCATATTCAGCAAGTGGGTGAACGAAAAATGTCTTAGTCTTGTTTGGTCTGGGTTTGGCATTCCTAATTGTATACTCCTTGTCATAGTCCTCTTTTTCTTTTCTCCAATATCTCTTATGTTTTGTGCCTCCGTCTTTGGGGTAATTGAATCCGGCCAGGAACTCATTGTCATTGACAACATATGCGTCATCCTTATTGGAAGCAGCCAAAGTAATCAATTCCTCTATGCTTACTTCCTCTCCGTCGGGGGTTGTCCTCTCCCTCTTGTGATCTGCCAATTCCACATACACAAGCCTAATACCATATTTTTCTACTTTCGAATTTAATAAATGCTTTGAACTGTTGAGGTTTACATCTTTTTGTCCAATGGTTTTCACAATATTTCCACTGGTGTTTCTGATGTATCTTTCTAGGTAAATCTGTCCTCTGCCCAATATTTCGAGCCGGTTTTTGTCCTTGTATCTTGCTTTTTGACGAACTGCTCGGTTTTTTAACAGTTCCCTCCTTCTTTTCTGCTTTTCTTTAAATCTCTTTCTTCTGTCCTTTAACGCATCTCTTCTGTCCTTATCGCTGTCAAATATGTCTACTAAATCATATTTCTCCATTATCTCAACGCCATGATCTCGAACAATCTTGTTTGTCATTCCGACCAACCTTTTGGTTCTTCGGATTGCCCTCTTGGTTCTTCTTAGTGAATTTCTCTGATTCCTGTTCAATCCCACCCTTATCTTGGAAAATCGATTATCCACAACATCTAACATAGAGATATTATCAATCAGAATCTTCTTCAACTCTAGTGCGAAATTACCAGGGACACCCTCGGTGTTGGAGTTGGATGCGGGGTTAGGGTCGGTTCCTGTCTCCCCTTCATCTTCCGATGTGTCCGGTGGGCACTCTTTCAGAACTACTTGTCGAAGTTTCTCCAACACAAACGCATACTCTTTCCTGAGAATTGGCATAAAAGATTCGTCAATCGTTTCCGATGTGTCTTCTTTCAATAGACCATACTCTGCCTTGAGGTTTTGCATCTCCAGTGTGTTGTCCGAGAACTCTTTAAAATAGCCCGGCCTTTTTCGCATGTCGTTGCGGATTTTATCCATGAGCATCTTTTCTGTTGTGGGGTCAAGTTCAGAATTGAACTCTATCACCGGAAATATTGCTTGCAGAAGATACTCTAACGAATACAATCTTGCGACCATATTGGGGTGTGCTGCTCGAAGGGCCATTGACAGGGGAGTTTTGTATTTCCTTTTACCATCTCGATTTACTTCTCCAAGTTTACAATCCTTAAAGAATTTGTAATCATCTTGCACCTGTTTCGTAAAGGATTTAAAATCCATGATTCTAGGATCTAATCCATGCTTCTTATGTATTTCTGATTGAGTTGGGTTGAAATCCGCAAATTGAATACCAATTGCAGAGTCTCCAGTGTCTTCGTTTTCCGTCCCCTCTATCTTGGAAAGGAGGGGTGTGTTTCTCACTTCAGTGGCCAGTGAGATCATGACCTTCCTCATTATGTCGTCATAAGTAGACCCCATCATGTCATCGTCATCCCCATCGTCGATAGAGTCCAACAACTCACTCTTTATAAGTCCTTCGTCTAAATCTCTCCCGTATGCGGATTTCCACTTTGAAGAGATGACCTTGGAAAAAACATTTTCCTGAGATGTGTATTTCGTTTGAATAATCTTTCCGGTTGCGTCGTCACACTCAGAGGGGTCGTAATTATATTTTGTTTCCAAATGCGATTCCAAAAGAGGATCGATACTATTCTTCTTCACAGCATTAAGTTGCACCGGATCTTTGCCAAACCTCCTGATGCTTAGTAGGGAATTGTTTTCATACTTTGTTCCGAAATCATTTGCATAAGTTACATTGAATGTCGGAAGTTTTGGAGCAGGGTCTGTATATCCTCTCGATGATGCGACTTTTTTGAGAACCGAGTTTTCCGCAACTCCGTCCAAACCGTAAAATGCCTTGTCTGCATATATATCCAAATTTGAGGAGCCGGAAACAGTGTGCTTCAAGTAGGCATTTTTCTTTTTCTTCATGGATCTAGACAGTGATGCTGTCTGCTCCACAGAAGAGGAGAGTGCCTTCATTGTATCCGAACCACCAAAACTGAATCCGAAAAAAGTTGTCTTTGAGTTGTGCTGCCTCTGTAATACCCTAAGTCTTGCCTTTGCTCTTTTGAATTTCTTCTTTATCTGATTGTACTCTCTCAGTAGTTTTATACTCTTTTCGTCATTGTTTCTTGCCTTGAACGAAAACTCACTTCGGCCGGAGAAATAATTTTCTTCGAGGTTTTCGGGTTTTAGATGCCTTCGGACATTTGCTGCTACGGAAACTTTCTGTATATCCTTGAATGCAAATGGGCTGCCACCGGTATCTTCATCGTAATCGGTGTAGGGCCCGAGTGCTCCAGGAAGATCATCAACAGATGCGTCACCCTTAGATTCCCCGTCCTCACCTTTGCCAAGTGGAATCCTCTCACTTTTAGACATCCAATCTTCATCCCAGGGTGGCCACCATTTTGTTTTTAATATTGCACCGAACTCGGTTCCGTCAGGTTTGCCGTCTTTTTTCATAGGAATGTGACCGGAAGCAATCATTGCCTTAAACTCCGGATTCATTATCGTCTCTTTCAATTTACCCTTTTGTGATGCAACTTTGCCGTCCTCAAATGTCGTCACTTGTATGTCCTCTCCTTGCCAGAGGATCTTGGGGACTCTCCTGGCAGCAGGCAACTGCTCAGACAGAGCAGGTTTATAGAGAAGCATGTCAGCATCGTAAGCCATAACAAGAGGAGAGATTGAAGACTGTATTGTCCTAGCTAGCATCTCCTCAACTATCTCTGGTTCTGGGACGGAATCATATACATTTTTTTCACACTTCTTTTCGTCTTCGTCGTCTTTGTCGGTGGTGGGATCTTTGCCCAAAGACATATCCAACAGGTCATTAAATCTTCTCTTTCGATCTTCCTGTGCTTTTTTTAACAAGTCTTCTATCTGCTCCTTTGATAGTTTACTGTTTAAGACATCTCTCATGAACCTCTCTTTATCGAAGAGATCCTCTTCCTGACTTGAGAAGCAGAATGTGGATGAATTCTTACCCAACTGAGTGGCATCATCGGCAGCTGCCAAAACTTTGTCCCTCAACTTATCCAGTCCGGTGAATACTCCCAATATTCCAAATGCCTGGTTAAAGAATTCTGGATTGTCGGATAAAAATGAGAGGTGTGGATACTTCGTATTTGTCACCTTCGCAACTACCTCCAGAGTATTGATGGATGCCTCACCCGCAAGGAGTCTGAGTATCTCATCTGGTGGTACGAGGGAGGAAACATCCCTCATTATGCTGCCCAAGTCTTTGGTCGGGTTGCAGAAAATCTGCTCACGCAATGCCTGTCTCGGTGTCCCCTTTCGTTTCTTGAGGGGTTTAGCAGCATACTCCTCATCGTTATCTGACTCGTTCATCCACGACTCTGAGATTCCTGATTTTCTTGCTTCCACTTCTTGGGGGGTAACAATATCAAAATCTTCCACGGCCGCACTGTAATCTCTCTCTTCACCCGTAATCGGATCTCTGTACTTTGTTACAACACCATTCTTTATAGCTTTTTCTAAAAATTGCCCGGTTTCGTTCATGAACTCCTCAGTCTGCTTCATTATATCAGCAGTTACTCCGATTAATTCCTGTGAGAGTGGGTTTTTAGAAATCTCACCTAAATCACCTGTAGCAATTTTGTCTAGCAAGTCTCCGAAGTTGTCGGCAAACTTTGCCATCTCTGTGCCTGCAAAATCTCCCTCCAACACTTTCCCTATGTCATTACATGAAACAGACAATTGCTCAAACAAGTTCATGAAAATGGACATGGTAGTATCCACGACCAACCTCACGACTGCCTCCTCAAGAAGTTTCAAGAGGGCTCCGAAAGGGTTGTTGGTCGGTAGTTTCGGAATTCCCATAGGTCCACCGAATTCAGGAATGTCGATACCGAAAGCATTAAAGACTGCCATCAAGAGAAGTTGGCAAAAAACTTCGAGATCAAAGACCTCTTCGATAATTGCAACAAGTTCATCGAGCATCCCATCATCGAAGGGGTGGGCATCGTAAATCCCCGATGACCTGCGATTAAACCTTTTTGGAGTCCCATGCATATCATTTAACTGATCGTGGATTCGGTTTAATCTAGTGAACGAATTTGAACTCCTGTCTATAATATCCCTCTGATCGTCTCCCATCCTCCACCAATGCATTGCGTTTTTCGTTAAGGACGAATCGTTTCTGAGGACAAGCTTGGGGTTAGAGAGAGTTTTCGCGTTTGTGGAGTTTAACTCCTTTTTGAAAATTACAACTTCGTCAAGGAATCCTGTGTAGTTTTTCGTCTTATTTCCTGAGCAGGCAAACGTAATTGGGGCAGAAGAGTTAAAGACTTTAGTAAAGTTAGAATAATTCCTTACTTTTGAATTCTTGTCTTCTTCTCCGTTTATATATATCTTTATCTTGCCTCTTGGTCCGTTAAAGGTAACAAGAACATGGTGCCAATCTGAATCGAAAACTCTCTTGCTGGATATGATCTCTTTTCTGTCTGCATAGTGGCCATTGCCGTGGAAAGTTACCTTTATATTTCTCTCCGATCCCACCTTGACTGCAAATGCTCTCTCTGCCTCCGGTCTTGTCCTATAGTGACTAAAGATATGGGTTCCATTCTTGTTGTCATCCGATCTTGCTCGGACCCACAGGGAGATAGAGAATTCTTGAAGATTTTCGTGTATCCCACCGGTGATTGGTTCTGCCTGCATATACGATCGCCCAGTGAACTTTATTGCCTTCACATTCTGTTGCTCTCTTAATTTCTCCCACTTCTTTCGAACCGTTCTAAGCCTGGGGTCGAAAGTCTCGAATTGTGAAATTGTCGGAATTATTCTCTTTATGCCGAATTCTTTCAGGAGTTCCCGGCACTCTAGTGATGGCAGGGTACACTCCATCACTTTGCCCATTATGGTAGTGGGACATACCTTATTTAATATATCTGTCCAAAGTTTATGATGCTTGATCTGATAATCCATCGTGGCACCAAGTCTAGATCTAATTGCTTCGAGGTTTTCTTTTTCAAAAAACAAATCAGATGATTTGGCAAATGATGTCTTCTCCCTCTCGTACTGCTCCCCAAAGATGGACAAAGTTTCGTTAGAGGGGTTCCTCGTTATCTTCTCGAAGTAACCTTTCTGCTCTGACCGATCAGAAAGAGACATTCTCAATTTATCGGCATTTGGTGGTTCATCTAGAGAATCTCCAACTTTCTCAACCGTGACCCACGAAGTGAGGTATCTATCTACAAACTGCTTCCACCCTACTGGTGATGGGGTTGACTTGTGAGACTGCCCCCTGCGTTTCTTAACCTCGTCCTTAACGAGTGGAAGAACTTTCTCTTGCACAAATTCGGGCATCACGCATCCTGGCTCATCAAGAAGTGACTTGTCGGGAATCTTTGCTGGGTTTACTGTCTTTTTCGCAAGCTCCACAATCTCATCTAGATTTCCAAGAATTATCGTCAAGTTCGAATTTTTGACCACAAGGCTGTGCTTTTTTGGGTGGGGAATGGCGTGATGTTTGCTGTCCTTCCCAACAAGTTCATATTCCCCATTGCTGTAGATGTAGTCGTCGTATTTCTCTATCTCCTCCAACGCGTTGACTTCTTGCAAGTGTTCCATAATCTCGTTGTCTAGGGCACCTAGTTTGTTTCCTATGTTTCTCTCAAAATCAAAACCGACGACTTTGTATTGCTTATTTCGAATCGATTCTTTCATCTCATCATTGAGGGTATTCATATACTCCCTGACGATTGAGATCTTCTTCCCAGTCTTGGACTTGGAGAAACTCTTCTTTTCTGATAAATCTCCAATGTATATTTTTACATAATTTCTCATTAATTTACCTTATTGAACTTACTGTTTATATAACTTTTTCCATGAGGCATCATATATGTGTCTCGAAATAGTTGCAAATTCTTAGTGAAGTCCAGAAGTCCCATTGTCACATCCTGGAAGTGGTTTTGGAGGGTTTGCAATCCCTGATCTATTAACGTGTCACTTGGCAGTGTCGGGATTCCATAGAACGGGGAAATATGAAAATGAGTCATCGTTGCGATATTGAACGTGTCTTGCTGCATGGCAAAAGAATTTAGTATTCCAGACAGATCGTAAACAAGGGCAGTCAGTTCATCAATGGCCATGACCAAATTATGACCCTTTGGGATGGGCTGTAAGTCCGTGTCGTCGTTGTTCGCAATAATTTCTACGCCAGAATATGTCTCTATCTTTCCATCCTTGGAGTTAGTTGAATCTCCTCCGGAAATTATTTTAATCCCCTCTCTGCCAATAACTCGAACGGCATCGGCCTTGACGGCAATTGCGGATCTTTCATACGATGGGCCTAAGTCTCCAGCACAAATTCCAAAGTTTGAATCAACGTCTGTTTTTTGTGAAATGTGGATTCTGGCAGCATCATTAGTAAAATCTGGATTCACATGCTCTTCCGCATATCCGACTCTGCCGACGACAAGATCCATCGAACTAGCACCAGTGTGTCCTAGTCCACCATATCCACTACCCATATGGGATGGTCTGTCTCTACCCACTACGATATTAGCATTAGCTGTCTCTCCGAAAACCTGTTCCGAATCAGTCCTTATCAGTTGAGGAAATCCTTCGGAGATTGCTCCACCGGCCAGGCCAGATGTTGCAATATCTTGAATTGGTGACTTCCTTCTGTGCTTCGACTTAGCATAAGAATCACTAAAAGAATTATCTATGTTTTTTGTCCTGTTTCTCGTCAATGGTTTTTACCTATGATTTCTTTGCAAAGCTTTTGTTTGCTTTTTTCCTCTGTGCCAGGGAACCGTGTCCCTTTAATTCTATGTGAGCCGGGTCCCATCCTATGCGATACTTCTTCCACAATGTCTGCTGTGCTGCTTTTCCACTCGGTGGCCATTTGCCTCCCCAAGTCAGCCCGCCGACCCTTTCTGCTTCTTCTCCGAGTGCTTTCCAAAACTTGGCAATTTGTTCTGTCTTGCCATTTCCCCAATGTAAACTCTTTCCAGACCTAAAGTCTCTCGGATGTCCGTGTATGATGTCTGCACCCATTGATGCAGGGGCATTGGGGCCTGTTTCGTTATTGTGGAAACTAAATTGCACCTTGCTCTTGTTGGTGTCATATAGATGCTTTTGTACGGCAGAAGATCTCCACCCGAAAAAGACATAGGCAGGAAAACCTCTTGCCTTCAATCTAGAGATAATTAACTTTACTTTTTGCCTCAACACCGGGTGCATACTTTCAAGAATTTTGTCTTGTGACCAATTATTCGCATCAGACTTGCCAGACCAGTCCTTGTTAGATGGGGCGGGTTGGGTAGACACTGTTGTTTCTGTTGACTGACCTTGTTCTGTTGGTGGTGGAGCAGGTGACATGGATATTTCAGGAGCTGTGTCGAAGGTGGCCAACAAACTATCCACTACCGACTTGCCGATTTCAAGGATTCCGGACATGAAACTACCCGGCTTGTGATAAACATCAACAATAATTCCTTCCGTAAAATCTTTCCTGTTTCGGAAGTCACACTCAACAAGATCACCAACTTGGGGAGTTGCTTGGGTGTTGTCCATCATAGTGAAGGTATCATGCATGTGAACATACAGATCGTCAAAGGTCGGGTTATCTGGATCAAAAGATAAGTTCGTTGGCTCTGGAATTGCTGCGTGTAACTCTGGTATTCTTACTATGAATTGCCTTATTTCTGTTCCTCCAGGAACTCTAAGGTTTGCTTTTTGGTGTTTAGAGAAGTCTTTAGTAGAATCCTTATTGGACAGAACCTTCAGTACATATCCCGTCCAAGTTTGAATATCATTTACATCAGAACTCTCAGTCCCGGAAATGATCTTCCTCAGTCTATCTAGTTGACTTACTTCTTGGGGATTGTCATAGGCAAGAGAGTCGGTATCTGACTTTATGGTATTGAGGGTGCCGTGTTTCCATTTTCTTACCTTCTTATCATTCGACATTCTCTTTACTCTCCTGAATCAAGTCAAAGAGATCTTCCTTGTCCCTCATTGAAAGTCCGGTGTCGGAGGTGGTTTTCTTATGCATTATACCAACAAGTTTAACCAATTGCTCGTTTGACCTCTGTAGTGTTTCCACATACTTTGCTGCGACGGTGCCGACCTCGACGTGACGTTCTTTGGAAGCACTCAAGTATTCCATAATATCATTGAGTAAAGTTCTAGTTACTGCTCTGTCGTTCTTTATGTTGGAGATTGCTTTTGCTATTTCTTTTTCAATCTTATCAGATGCCATCTTTATCCCACCTCGTTTTAAATTGAGAATACTTTTGTCTTAATCTATTAAGTCCGCCGACAACTTGTTTCGTATTTAACCCGGTTATTTCTCTTATATAGAAGTAAATAGCTTTTTTGTTGAAAATTTCAATGTTGTCGGATGACTCAAAAAGTTGCTTGATGGCACCTAGAACCTTTCTTTCGTTCTCTTTTAGATCCATTTTTTCCCATTCATCGATGTTGTCCCAGAACAGGCTCCAAAATTCTTTAGATTCTCTAATCTCAAAATAGTGATTTGTGGTTGACATATGTGCCTGCTCCAAATCTTTTGGCATTTCGTCGTAATACACTTCTCGCTTGTTTTGTGCCGTGTTTCTCTTTACCTTGTGGATGAACCAATTTTTTGTAATTACCGAAAAATATGAGAATGCTTTCGAACCCTTATTGGGATCGAACTTGTCCAAAATAGTTGTTAGAAAAACCTTACACTCCGATTTAAGATCTTCTATGTTTGGCAAAGTAGTGAACTTATATGTATAAACAATCTTGTCCACCATCTCATTAAATGCTGGGTTTATAAGATCTACATATAGTTGTGTCTTCTTTTCTCGACTATCCGTTGTAGAGTATTCTACTATGGCATCTTCGTGAATTTTGGTAAAATATAATTTACCCTTCTTCTTGCGTTTTGGTGTTTGCATCGTCATTTGTCTCTTGCATTTCTCCCAAAAAGATTGATAATTCTTTTGAGTGCTCTAAAAGGGAGCCTAGGGTGTCATCTCCGTAATATGTGTCTAAGTTGTAAACAATTTCCAGATGCTCACGGAAGGACTCGACGGCCTCGAAGCTTTCATCTACCCTTGAGTATGTCTCCAGTGCTTTTCTGGAAACTACAAAAAGGAGTAGTGTTAAAATAATGTTTAAAATAATAGATATATATATCATTCGATAATCCTCGACGAGAGAGTTTCTCTTTCTCCCTTGATTTCTTCTTTTGTTTCTTCTATGAATTTTTTCACTTCTGTGCCCGCGGGCTTTTCTGAGTTTGTCTCTTTGGTTTTGCCTAGAGAAAAGTCGGAAATCCTTTTTTGGATTTCTCCCTTTCCACACTCTACACAATTATCTACTCTTTCCGCCATGCCATGTCGGACTTCGAAAATCTCTTTGCAGGATAGACATTCATAAATATATTTCGGCATTAGAGGGAACTATCTTCCACTCCAGATTCATCAATCTTGAAAGTGGGGGGGTTATTCACCACCAACTCACCCTCAGAACTTACGTCAAATTCAAGTTCGTCTAAGATTACAGTTATATCAGACTGCTCCAATAGACACTTCTGTAGTGCCATCATGAGAGTGCCATTTGCTTGTTTGCTCAATTTCATATTATAATTCCTTTCACATATGATTTATATTATAGGGTAAATGTTCTATAAATTTAAGAAATAAATAGTCTAATCACCTTTTTGGATACGATAGCTGTCCTCATCGAAATGTTGTGTTGAAAATTCAAACAACTCTGAATTGTCGATCGCGATCATTTGGTGTCTCAATCCCCTGTAGACGTGAAAGTTTTCACCTGGTTCAAGAATTATCTCTTTACAATTCTCCAAATCGTCTTCGTCGGAATAGAGAACCCTCATCCTCCCCGACTGTAAGTAGAAAACCTCGTCTTTCAATTTGTGATAATGCCAAGAGCATCGTTTTCCGGCCTCGAAGAAAAGTAACTTTCCGCAATATTCTTCGCAATTAACAATCCATCGTTCCCATCCCCACCCCTTGTCAACGTGGTTCATGGGTAATTCTACACTGTTCATATCACTGTCTCCTATTTCTTCCAAAAATCATAAATACCTTTATCCAGTTCGTAATTGTCCCACACAAATCTATCTTTCATTGGCTGCTTTTGTGCCCAATTCCACATCAGGGTTAATCCTTCTTCCAAACTTATCGAGTGTTCGAAACCTAACAAGTCAACTGATTTTTGCCAAGTGGACCATGCATGTTTGGCTTCGTGCCTTTGCTCCAAATAGACCGGTTTCAATTTAGTTCCTGCCACTTTTATCAAAGTCTCACACGCTTCATTAATCGTGCTCTCCTTAATCCCACCTAAGTTTATTATCTGATCGATACATTGGGGATTTTGAGATGCATTCCAAAACGGCAACAGAGAATCGTCAACATAACTGAATGCTCTTTTTTGCTCTCCGTCACCGAAAATTGTGGGACTAACCCCATTCATGATCTGGTACATCCAAATTCCCAGAACATTTCGATATTTATCCCAAATATTCTGATTTCTTCCATAGAAGTTGTGGGGTCTTATTATTGTATAGTCTAGACCATGCTGGTCATATGCTATTTTCAAATCCTGTTCAACAGAAAATTTTGCTACCCCGTAGGGATCTATCGGGCACTGCTGAAGATCTTCGTGAAATGGTGGTTCATATTTATCTCCATATACTGACATCGAACTTGCGAATACGAACCTCTTAACGTCAAATTCAATGCTAGCGGTGATCAGATTCGTAGAGGATATTAAATTGTTTTCGTAATTGTATTTTCTTATAAAAGGACTAAGACCTTCCGCAGCATAGGCTGCGAAGTGATATACAATTTCTGGTCTTTCTTTTTCGAATAAATCCTTAACTTTATCAAGATTTTTTAAATTGAATTTGAAAAACTTAACTCTTGAGTTTACGTTGCTCATATATCCACCGCTCAAATCATCGATGCCGATGACTTGGTGGTCTGTGTTTTCGAGAATCCAATCTGCCAATCGGGAACCTAAAAGACCTGCTACACCTGTAATTAAAATTTTCACCTTATTTAAACCTACCCTTCAATAAACTGGACACGTCTTCGGTGGGACTCAATCCCTTATTTTTATGAACCGAATACATGAGTGCTGGGTCAATAGTGTGGCAAAAATAGAACTGTAATTGGTCTTTTACATTAAGTGGTGATATATCACTGATTTTTCTTGCATCTGTTTTTTCCCATGTCATTAATTCGGCACCCTTATCAGAAATAAAGAATTTTGCGAATGTTACGTCGTCACCAATACACTTTACCTCGTAAGGACTGCGTACCATATCCACCCTGTTCTCTCTCTCCTCTTTAACTAACTCTTCAATAAGTTTTCGACTGACCAGGAATGCGGAACCACTAGCAAACATTATGACAGGTGGTTGATTTTGATTGTGCCCGTTGTCGTAAACACCTGGACTACCAGCATACACATTGTCTCTTTTCCCCAGAGATTCAACATATTGTTTTAAGATATTCAAATCTATATAAGTTCCACAGTTTGTTCTCAACACATAGTCAAACTCTTCATTATCCAAAATCCACTCAAAAGCATCAATTGTTTTGTAATATATATTTTCTCGGCCCTCCTGGGTATCGGAGTAGATACAATCATCAATTGCAAAAGGATGTCGCTTTCTTCGCACGTTGGTGCTGGCATCTTTAGGTGGTTGCCCTTCGTATATACAGGAGTCCTCGACCACATCTCTGTATTCAGATTCTTCAGGAAAATCAGTTCCTGGTCGATGCCCATATATGTAAAAAACTTTTACCCCGTCTACCTGCTGGGATGCCCACGTTCTACGGACTGCTGTTACCATATCTGTGTAACTAGATGCTCGACCATCCTTGATGCATCTTCCGCAGACACATACATCATCATTCGATAAAACTATAACTGCTATTTTCATTCTGTCTCTCTCCTTAATTTACCCACCATTGGTAATGTATTTACCATGCTGATCTTCCGCCATTCATCACTATGTTCTCACCCGTCATATAGGAACTTGCCTCAGAACACAGAAAAACTATGGCACCTTTATATTCGTCCCTTTTAGCCATACGACCCATAGGAATTAGATTTGCAAGTTTCTCAACAAACTCAACTGGCTGATTGTTGTAAACTCCTCCCGGACTCAAGCAATTAACTCTAATATTCTTTTCCGCAAAATAAGTGGCAAGATACTTTGTCATTCCCACAATTCCAAATTTAGAAGCAGAGTATGTTATCGGTTTTTTGCCATTTAAGTATATTCTTTGGTCAGGGGCAATGACACCCAAATCTGAGGAGATGTTCACAATTACACCGGAGCCGTCGGATGCGAACTTGTTACAAAACACTTGGGAACACAAAAATGTTCCATCCAAACAAGTCTCTATTCCACTCTTCCATTCTTTTAGAGTCATTGTCTCAAAATCTCCCCCTACTTTTCCCTCTGAAGAAACTGTGGGGTTTTTTGCTGCGTTATTTATTAAGACATTGACAGTAGGGTGGGCAGAGGCAGCTGCTTCAATTGTCTTTCTGTCTGTCACGTCCACAAAAACGGATCGTACTCTTTTTTGATCAAATTTCTCACACAATTTATCCGCAACCTCGGTGGCTTTTTCTAAGTCGTTATCTGCTATCACCACTGATCCTCCATGCTCCAGAATTGCCTCGGCGTGCATTTGACCCAACATTCCGGCACCACCAGTTATAAACACCGTCTTGCCCTTTAAATCAAAAATACTTGTCATATAAATCCTTGAATATTTTTGTATGATTTCTTATTGTCGATAATTCATCACCCGGCTTTTCTCTGGCAGTCTGTAATATAAATTGCCCAGAATAGTCCACGGAACTTAATTTTTTAAATATTAGATCAAAATCTGTATCTCCGGTAGTGGGGGAGACTGTTTGTCTGTCATATGTTCTGTCCTTTATGTGTACATTTACAATCTTTTCCCCGAAAAAATCTATAAACTCCTCGTGGTCAACACCGCAAGAAGTGATGTTTCCTGTATCATATGTAACACAAAAGTTATCACACAGACGCACTATGTCATTTAATTTATCGATTGGCATTTCGGACTCAAAAGCAAATTTTATCTCAGGATACTTATCTCCATACTCCTTCACTATCTTACAAAAGTCCTGCCTCTCTTTGTCGTCATTTAAGTCACTTTCATCTAAAACAGGTATTGTCAAAATATACACCCCAATCGTCTGTGCCTGTCTGCAAACAGGATCTAAGTATTTTGCTAAGAACTCCCTGTTTGCTATGAAATTGCTGACTAACGTATCAAGACATATCGACAACACTGGTTTTTCTCTAATGTCATCGGGATTAAGAAATAATGGATTCTTATCAAAGGAATTGGGAGTAACCAACCACTCGACACCAGATAATCCTATTTTCTCCAAGGCATCGAATTCGTTTCTCCAATATCTTGGGAACTCCTGATATAGACCGTCGGTGGGCCTCGTCAGTCGTCCTTGTAGCACCCCTATCTTCATTGCACAAACATCCTGTTTAACCTCACCTCTTCAGAAATCATATGTCCGTCGTAAGAAATAACATGATGAGTATATTTTGCAACATCCTGAGTCGTCATAAAGGTATCATAAATTTGCCCCAACTTTTCAACTTCCTTGCCCATGTCGGTCTGAATCGATCCTGGGGAGATGCAGTACACTCTCACACCATCTTGCTTCAATTCCTTGAACAAAGACCTAGACAAACCCAAGAGGGCGTGCTTTGAGGCACAATAAGCAGATGTCTTGGGGGAACCACCGTAGGCTGAAGAGGAAGCAATATTCACAATTCTGCCCCACTGATTTTTCTTCATGCCGGGTAAAAACTCTCGAATAATAACAAAAGGAGATTCTACATTCACCTTCATGCAATTTTGAAAATCCTTCGTTGTCATATCCTCGATAGAAGATATGGGAAAAGTGGCAGCTGCGTTGACTACGACATCGATGTTCCCAAAATCATTTTTGATTGTAGATGTCATACTCAGTACAGACTCACTATCCGACAATTCGCAGACATAAGTTCCAATCTTCTGTTCTTTCATTGCGATAAGTGATAACTCGTCTTTTAAATTCAGAAGCTTTTTCCAGTCTCTTCCCACCAAAACAACATTGTTTCCTGTTTTGAGAAACTCTTCACACATCGACTTTCCAAGTCCTCCATACGCACCTGTTATAAGAATATTTTTACCCTGTAGTGTCATCTTTTTTTCTCAACTTTTTAGCAATTGGGATTTCCGAATCATAAACAATCTTTGCTCCCGTTCCTAGCATCAGTTCCATTTTTCGAATGCCATCAATTAAGGAATCGGAGTCTTCAATCGAAGCAGACTGATCTGAACCGTAGGCAGTCCTATCGTTGGTTATGTGAAATTCAATGCACTCTGCACCAAGAGCAACTGCACCGACGCAGGCGTCTAATCCACTATAGTGATTTGAAAAACCAACAGATAAATCAGGATAGTTTCCCTTTAGTGTTCGAATGTGTCTTAGGTTTATCTCTTCCGGTGCTGTGGGGTATGTGCTCGTACATGCTAGAACGATTTTTAAATTTTTAAGAATTCTTATTGCAGCAGAGATTTGCTCCGTAGTACACATTCCGGTAGACAGAATAACAGGTTTTCCTGTTTCGTTTAATTTGTTTAAAAACTCCTTATCGGTCGCAAGTGCAGATGCCACTTTATGATATTTGACATTTAAGTTTTCTTCAACAACATCGACACTATCGATATCCCAACAGGAAATAATGAATTCCATGCCCTTCTTGGCGGTGTATTCTTCCAACTCTTTATATTGCTCAATGGAGAATTCCAGACCTTCCTTCTGCTGTCGATTGGTGGTGCCCCAGGGTGATTCCCTACCATTGTCCAACTCCTCTTTGGTATAGACAAGTTCTATTGTTCTTTTTTGAAACTTAACAGCATTAGCACCAGATGATGCTGATTTATCTATTAGTTTCTTTGCCAGCTCTATATCACCGTTGTGGTTGATTCCTATTTCTGATATTACATATGTGGTCATTAGTCTCTCCTATTATTGAAATATTCAATTGTTTTTCTCAGTGCATCTGCCTTGCTCTTTGCGATCCCTAGATTACGATAATTTGTCTTAATCTGCATTAATCTTGGTTGCAACTCCTCTGCCACCGGGCATATCCCCTTTTGGTAAGATACGTTGGAATAAATTTCCGGATACCTTTTAACATATTCCCTATTATACATGAGGGGTTCTAGATACGGATTTTTCCAAGCGGCATAATATCCATCACCCCCAAGTTCGACATACTTGTCTCTAAACTCTTGCCAGATTACTCCCATGTGTGTGTCTCCATCATATCTTACTCCCAAAGTATAATACGAATGGACTGAATTGTAAAGAACTTTCTGAGGGGTTAAATAATCACACTCCCCAATTGCTTGCAGAAATAGATTTGCTACTGATTTTCTCATTTCTATTTTCTCTTCCAAGTCCTCGAATTGTGCCAAGGCAATTGCTGCGGAAAACTCACTGAGTCTGTAGTTCCAACCTAATGAGTCGTGTCTTTCGAAATCGGGATCTTGAAAATCATATTGGTTTGAGAACTTTATTTTTCCACCATCAGCGCTCAAATTCTTATAACCATGTCCTGCTACTTTTCGAGCAGACATTGCAAGATTCTCATCATTGGTCAATAGTATGCCACCCTCTCCGCAACTCATTTGTTTAGCATTCTCGAAACTCCAACTAGAAAAGGAATTAGAAACACCTACTCGGTTTCCCTTATGTTGGGACAAGAGGCATTGCGCGTGGTCCTCAATGACTGGAATATTGTATTTTTCGGAGATCTCATTGATCCTACCCATGTCACAAACGGCACCGTATAAAGTGACGACAATAATTGCCTTTGTTGACGGAGTTATTTTTCTCTCTATATCCTCCGGATCTATAACAAAAGTCTCCGGATCGACATCTGCATAGACTGGGATTGCATTACACTGTATGATAGTGGATGTATCCATGATTACCGTAAGTGCCGGTGTTATAACTTCGTCACCAGCACCAACACCGAGGGCCTCTAGGGCAGCATGTAAGGTTGCGGTGCCGGAATTCATGGCAATAGCATACTTGCATTCAAAAAAATCCGAAAACTTCTTTTCCAGTGTTCTGCACCAGGTGCCGTGTTCTGCGGGTTGGCCATCCAGTACCATCTTCAGGTATTTTAATTCATTTCCTGTATATTTGTCACTCTTCACTTTTGCTCTCCTTCAAAATTGGTTTATTAATATTTTCCTGATTCTTCTTCCACTTCTCATCAAGATAAAAATTAATATTTGCTAATTCAGGATTATCGCAAATCAACTTATATGCTTCTTGGAAGTTAATTGTTCTACCCTCTTGCAACAATCTTTTTATCACAGATTCAAAAAAAACCAAGTCGTCTTCGTAATCCAGAGTCATTCTTACATTCTTTTTTCTATAACATTCTGGCACATCTTGTATTCTCTGGACATCGAACAGATCTGTTTCGGTGAAGTATGGTCTGATATATTCCGTCTTCTCTGTTGCCTTGATGTCGCAGACTTTTTTTAGAGAGTTGTAGGAAATTCCATAAGCATCATTATACAGTCCATGACCGTCTATAAAATCGACGTTGCTATTCTTGTTCTGCTCGAATATCAAATCAGCAAGTCCACAATCAAACAACAAATCATCTCCATCTACGTTCACAAAAAAATCAACCCCATACTCTTCACAGGCAGACTTCCATCGAACTAACTTGTCCTCGTTTGCGCCGCGGAAGAAGGATATTCCATTCTCAGTTGCTATGTCGCACAAGGCAGTGTCCTCTTCTCTCTCGGTCGTACATAAAATAATTCTATCAGCATGTTTAGACTTCTTTAAACTGTCAATCAAGTAAAAGATAGTTGGTTTATCAACTATTTCCCTCATGGCCTTGAAGGGCAGCCTACTAGAATTTGCCCTAACAGATATAAAAATGCAATTACTCACCCTACACCACAGTCCAATAAATTGTCATGATTAAGATCCAGCATCGTATTCATGTACGGATCTATTTTAATGCAAGAATTTAGGGACAAGAGTCTCTTGAAGTAGGAGAGTTGAACCATCGCAGCATGGCTACCGTGACCAAAGGTTCTCCCATCCGTGTCGGCCTTGTCCATATGACCAGGGCAATAAAGGTCTTCATATCTTTCACCACCGGTATAGAAAGAGAATCCGGTTATAAGCAATTCTTTGATAGGATAGTTAAGTAAAGTTACGATGCTTGCCATGCCTGTGTGAAACTCTACACCTATTTCTGCATATATCCTATTGTAATCCCTCACCCCAATCCAATAAAAAGGGAGGTCGTATTCGTTAATATCTTGAAAATTATGCACCACCTGACTTACGTGGTTGTCCGGCCAATTGAGAAAATCTACGTCTTGGTGGGATGCTTTGGTGGCAGAACACACGACAAGTTTTAGATTTTTAAAATACTCTCGTCTGTCCTCCGACTCGATCTTCCTCTTTATACCTGGCATCCATTGCGTCCCGAAATTGCAAAACATAATATCTGTCCTGTTACCATAGTCCAACCTCTGTTGTTTTAGGGGAATGATCTCATTTGGTCGGCAGACTACATCATAGTCATCAAGATGCTTGTGAAGATTTTTTCCCTGTAGGTATCCGGCCGGACCAATTAAAGCTACCGTCTTTCCCTGCACAATATCATACAAATCCTTGTTTATCTCCAACTTTTTCACTATTTGTAATCCATTGTGCAAACTTCTGCTTTTTTTCTTAGAATAGTCATACCATTGCATCTTGGAATTGTAGAATATTCCCACTCATCTAAATCCAACTCGGCAATTGCTCGATATGGGCCACCATGATCCCACTGTTTATCTTTCGAGTCCTGAACCGATCTATATTGGGGCTGTGAATTATAGTACATAAGATCGTGTAAAAGGAACAGGTCATTGGGTGTGGCATACTTGGAGATCAATTCTATCTCCCTCTTAACATGTTCATATGAATGCCAATCGTCAATATAAAAAATCCTAGACCTAGAAGAATTAGATGTTTCTTGCAATACTTCTTCCAGATCTTCTTCCAAGAATTTTATAGCATCTTTTTGGTGGAACTGCCATCTCTGCTTCCAGTGATCGGGGAATTGGAAGTCTGGTACTACCGGGTCAATATCGACCGAGATCAATTTTGAATCAATGATGTCGCAAGCACACAAGAAAGGCAAAGTGCTTCTAGCAGTACGGACTCCCAATTCTAAAATGAGACACGGCTTCATGGATATCGAAAGTGAGAAGAGTGTCATAAGATGTTCATCGATATCTCCCTTGCCGTGTACCACAAGGTGCGTCAGTAAGTCAATTGGATTAATATTTTTATTCATATCTCTTTTCTCCTGAATCTATTGTAATGGTGGAGGAGAGAGGATTCGAACCTCTGTCTCTTGTGTGCGAATTGGGTGTTTTTCCAATTAAACTACGGTATTTAACCGACAGACTCGAACTGCCATCTCTCAATTCATAGCACACACAATTGTTTTCCCACTAAACTACTCCCCCTTTATAATTCTCATTGTATCACATTTATTGGATTTGTTATATAATTTTCTTTCTTCACAAAATTGCTTGAACCTTAGTTGGTTCGAAAAGCATTCTTTCTTTCCACACTGGGTATGCTCCGTGGCCACCGTAAATCACATATCTAACACCATCTCGATGAAATAAATTCTTTATGACGGAAACGAGCATAGTCATCATAATCCCATCCCTAAGATGATCGGCATCTGCCAAAATAAGGTGAACAAGTACGGTTTCTCCCTCTATCGCAATTCTACAGTATCCATACAACCTTTCATTAGTAACTCTATCATCTTGTTTGTAGTTTTTTAAGTACCTGAAGATGCCATGCCACAAAGAATAGTGGTTCTGATCTTCCCATCTATGTTCACCACCAGTGTGCATCCCAGAAAAATTCTCAGGCTTTTGCAAGTACCACGGATTCATATTTCCTTTTCGTCTTTGTTGTGAAAAGTTAATCTTTGAAAAGTCCTGCACAAACTCATTAAAATCGTATTCTCTTACATAATATTTCTTTTTTTTGCAGTTCTCTATATCTCTCCTGACATTTGCGGATAGATTACTGTAATATTTTTTAAAATCATAATCATATTTCTCTAAATCAATGACGGACATCCCGGCGGTGCCGGAATAAAGGGGGTGAGTGCCGTTATTTATGCTTTTTATAACATTCTCATATTCTCGTCCATTGAAATTATCACGACAATGATTCAAGTCCCACAACTTATAACAATCGGAATGATAAGAAATTCCTTGCAATTTTATTCTTTCGTTATTATAAAGTTTTGGATATATTGTTTTCACTTCATCTCCTCTATCATAAAAAATTCTCTTGAGTTTATTGCTTTGTCACAAATAAAAATATCATAAGATGGTTTGCCCATCTTCAATTCTGCGTACTTAACTCCCCAATCGTCCAATTGCGTGGATGTAAGCAAAGAGTGATCTTCTCCCGTGGTGCCTCCCCTGGCAGTCCAATATACTATGGTATGGCCAGCATCATAAAATTTGTTAATTTTTTCTATATTTTTAACCAGAGGTGTTGCAGCTGCATAATCTCTTTTTCCACTTGTCTTCGGATGTTCGCAAATAGTCTCGTCAATATCAACATATATAATCATTTAATAATCCTCCCAACTCAATACGGGATTGGATAGTCTATCGTCTATACTCTTTCCGTTTGGTCGTATTCTAGTAAACCTAATTGGGTATCTCCCTATCCGCAGGCCGGATGTGGTCAGGTGCCAAAAGAGGGTAGATTCAGCATGTAGTGATCCACCCTGTGATACAAATTCCCTAACTCGTTCATATTCAGAAAGGTATATCTGCATATTCTCATAGTTGCTCACTGCGAACCTATCATTGCAACCTCCGCCCTGAACTCTGTCGAAATTGTGGAAATCGGGGACACACATATTTGCAAGATCTAAATCCTTGGGGATGTGCTTTAGAAAAGATATATCTAATCTCGAAAAAACAACCTTATCGTAAATGAAGTTATTTTCCCTACAATGCTCCCTAATCATCTCTCCACATTTCTTTCTCGACAACAGCATGTTCAGATATGTTTGTTTTGGGAATTGACCGGAGTGTGGGCCTGCGGGCCAATTGTGTTGCCAACGAAGACCTTCCAACTCGATTTCTTCATCGGACTCTACTTTTAGTTGTATAATGTTCTCGTAGTTCAGATGCTCGTGTACCTGATCTATAAATTTTGAATCGGAGACATGGGCAAATATATCACATTGCTCTTCAGTATCTATGAGGTACTTCTTTAAGTTCTCGTGAGTATACTTTAACGATCTCCCTGTTCCAGTGAAGCAAATTGCTGTTTTCATTTTCTTTTTCCTAATAGTTTGCATACCAAGGTGAATCAATAATTGAGTATGTTTTTATAAGTTCTCTTATTCCATCATCTAGATCATAAAGACAAGAAAATCCCTTAGAATAAAATTTGTCACTGCTGACGATGTAATCTCTGACATCTGGATCTGAATTAAACTCTGTCCTTATTATCTCTATGGGGGAGTGCTTGTTTATTGTTTTTGCCAGCTGTAGTTTGTTCATATTCAACGAGTCGTTACCGACGTTGTATGTTTCGTTCTTACATTTATCCCAATTTTCTATAACGAACAAGAAAGACCGGCAAACGTCGTCGATGTGAATGTAATTTCTCATAAACTCACATTCGTATAAGACGATCACCCTATCCTTCAATGCTCTTAGGACAAAATTATTAACCAACAGATCACTTCGCATCCGACTGCTTGGCCCGAAGACTGTGGCAAGTCGGAATGTAACATGATTGTCTGCTTGCCTATAAAACTCCTCTGCTTCAACCTTTGTTTTGCCATATAGGGAAACGGGAGTGAGTGGTGATTCCTCGGTGCAGACTTTTCCATCCAATGATTTTCCGTATCCTGAATTTGTACATGGGTAAATGACAATCTGTTCTTTTGATTTGTTTTCTGCTATCCACTTATTTATATCTCTATTTATCTCTTCGGCATCTCTTGGACTGCGGTCGCACAATGGGAAACCAACTAGGGCAGCTAGTGGGATTATCACGTCACTGTCTCTCATCAGTGGTTCCAGTATGCTCGTATTTCGAACATCACCCTTAACAAAATTAAAGTTTTTCTCCTTGGTATATCTAAGGAGTGAGGTGTGATCATACATCAGACTGTCAACGACGGTGACTTGATGGTCTGGTAAAAGATATGATAACAATTCACTTCCTATATATCCAGCACCTCCTGTAATTAAGATTTTCATACTATTCTTCTCCCAATATATTAGAGGTCGAAAAATTACCGACCCTATCAAAATACTTAACCTCTCGGCAATATTGGCTCCCTACCACTGGTTTTTCCATATAGTCCGATCCAACAACTATGAAGTCCGGATCATAGATCCTAATCTTGTCTTCCAGTTCCATCGGTGAGGCAAAGGAGACTACTTCATCTACATATTTTATCGAAGACATCATCTCCACTCTATCAGAAAGGGTGTTTATCGGTCTTGTTTTTCCCTTGTCTCTTCTCACCTTTTCGTCAGTATCCAATCCGACGACGAGGGTGTGCCCAAGTGAACTTGCGTACTTCAACATCTCAATGTGGCCAATGTGAAGGATGTCAAAACACCCATTTGTCCACACTCTTATATTTCTCATCTCATTAGGTGTCTCGGTCAACTACAACAACCCCCTTTCGCTGAACAACACTGGTTGCACACTTGTTTGCAAACTGTAGTGAAAAATTAACATCACCTGTTTTAAGGATCTGCGTTGCGAAAGCTGCTAAAAAAGTATCTCCTGCTCCTGACAGGTCTTTGATTTCGACCTTCTTGACTGGGAAAGTTTTTTTCCCGTATAAGCATCCGGATGAACCCTTTGTAATAATCAATTTCTCATCCAACCATTTCTTGTTTTCTATAAACTCTCTGCTTCTCTCATACTCAATCTCATTAACTTTTATAAAAGTTATGTTCTTGGCCCATGTGCCCAAAATCTTTTTTGTATCCAAAAAAGTACAACCATGCTTTGAGGATATTTCAAAAATATCTTCCTTCTTTAAGAAACCCTTATCATAATCTGAGATAACAATTGCATCATATTTTTCGTAATCTATCCTGCCTATGTCTTCTATCCTCTTTACGGACTCTTCACCTGAATCGACTCTAACGATCATGTGGTTTGTCTTTTCCTCCACATACCTCGTCTTTGTAACTTCGTCAAGATTAGTGATCAAGTCACACTCCACTCCGAGGGAGATCAAGTTAGAATAAACATTACCAGACATACCTTTGCTTATAATATTTTTCGTTGGTACGAAAACAGGAACAGGTGCATCGGGGCATTGCCTGTCGGCAGTGCCGTAAACGTAAACATCCTTACAACTGTCTCCTATAACAAGAACCCTCACTTCCAACTAATCTCCCAATCTTTAAAATCAGCTGCCAGACAGTCAACTTTATAATCCTTCCTGCCACCAGCAATTTCTTGGATTTTATTTTTTGAGGTGTTCCTTATCCCATTTAGTCCATGCGTGAGTTCCAAATTGTTACCATCCTTGATTCCTCTTCTGTAATTGCTTTCATTGTGCCAAATGTGAAGATTCATTTGTGAGAGAACGACGATGGCTCTGATTATCTCTGCTCCGATGTCTTCTTCGCAATCCCTTAAACATATATCGATGTCGTGGACGATTTCGGAAATCTCTTTTGCATATTCCTCTTTGTGTTCTGGTATGAACACTTCCTTTAGTTGAGCTATTGACAATCTGTCAATTAATTCACTCAGTGTTGGTAAATATTTTCTCTCTTGCTTCATAACATCTCCCTTTTGTACCAATCCACAGTCTTGGCAAGACCTTCTCTTAAAGTGTGTAACTTATTATCAACCGTCCACCCATACAATCTCTTTGATTTATCTATGTTCAGTACTTTCCTCTTTACTCCGACAAAACGATCTGTGTTATATACGATGTCTCCCTTAAACCCAGATACATCTTTAATCATTTCTGCTAAATCAGAAATCCTGGTTTCTTCTCCGCAACCGATATTAATCAAATCTCCGTCATGGTCGCAGGTTAATAGTAGTCCAGTAATCTGATCTTCTACAAATATCAACTCGCGGGTTTGGGTGCCATCTCCCCATACTTCCACTTCCCCCTTATCGTCCCTAACTGCTTCACAAAATTTCTTAATCAAAGCAGAAACGACATGACTCTTTGTTGGATCAAACTCATCATGTGGTCCATATAGGGTCGCGAAGACAGCAGTTGTACCTGGCAAATCGTACTGTTGCTTGTATGCTCGGATTCCTTGCTGCATCAGGCACTTTGTCAATCCGTATGTCTCGACAGAGGGATGTAGTGGTCCAGTAAAATAATCACTCTCTGACAGCACTGGAATGTCTCCGGGGTACGAACATGTGCTGCCGATGCCTACGATGCGGGAATCTGGTTGGAACCTCTTGCGGCACTCCAGTACGTTCGTGTGAATAAGGTTATTCTTATAAAATTGATCTGCTGGATATTTTATTGTGAAGTCTCCTGCTCCTTGGAAAACAGCTGCATGGAATATTATATCATAGTCTTTCATTGTGAAGAGTTCTTTTGTCCTCTCCCAATCCATTAGATTATAATTTCTTCCGGTGGCAGTCACATCTATTCCAGAGTCCCTAAGCAGGGGGACCATATTTTTCCCAAGGAATCCAGTTCCTCCGGTAATCAAAACTGTTTTATATTTTTCACTAAATTTTCTTATTACTTCTTGCATCTACCACCTTATCTTTCCAGTTATAATATCCTTGCACATAATGATGTCACACATCTTTGCCTTTAGTGTTGTAATTCCGTAATCACCAGCACCGTCCCAAGCAAGAGGTTTGTTTTTTTCGAACAAAATATGTCCGGCCCAAGCAAAGGGGTAGACGATGAATGGGGAAAAGATCAGAAACCAATATATTTCAAAATATAAACACAAAAGTACAAAGGAGACAGTAAAAACTTGGCCAATGAAGTGGAGTCGTCGATTCCATCGGTTCTGATGTAATGATAGGTAGAATTTATAATATTCTTTTAACATCTAAGTGGTGACTCCTCTCTTTGGCAATAATCCAACTTCATCAATCCAATAATCCAGAAACAATTTATCTTTGTTGGAGTCTCTCAGGATCTCTTCATATTGATTGTTTAAATAATCTTCATCTATGATTTTCCAATCGTCAACGACCATTATTGGCATGTCCTCGTAGAAAGAAATATTGTGGCACCTCTCGACGACGGGGATTGTGCCGACAGATATTGACTCCCATATTCGGTGACAATCAATTCCTGCTCCGGGTGGTGATACAGTAAACTTACTCTTTCGTAAGTCAACAATGTATTCCCCAAATGGTTTAGGCCCGGATTGTTTTACAAAAGTTTTATTTAAAAAAGTCTCCTGAATAGGTGTCCTCTTTGTGGAGTTTGTTGAAACATCAAAATTCATATACATTAGGTGTTCTTTCTCCAGTATCTCTGAATTTGCATTTTGTATTAAACTGTAGTCTCCATGCATCCACCTATAATTTGCCAGACCGAGTGGCAATGAAAATAGTTTTGGATGTGGGAAATTAGCATTTTGAGCAAACCAGTTTATTACTTTTGGATTCTCCAGCAAACTTACAAAATCCTCGTTTATTCCAAGGGCACTATTATGGGTTATAATGTTTATATCATAATCAATAATGGGAAGCACGTTATCTTCAAAAAGTTTTATATAATCCGTCTTAACGAAAACGAATTGGCCGTGGTGCGATATACTGGAGGCGGGATCATTTCTAAACTCGTCAAACACCATGTGGCATCGGTTTCGGAACCCCATACCTGTGACATAGGGGTAGGAGTCCATAGTGGCAGGTACGTCATCTCTGAAAGGCATTTTTACTCTTCCTTGCTTTTTCTAAAATATCATTTATCTCTTCTTCGTAATTGCTAAATGGTCGAGGCATATGATAGTCAATATACCCACCAGATGATAACATTCCCTCATCATATGCGGAAGCTTCGGATCTATCTACCCTGCCTATGGTGATTGCCGATCCATTATTAAACCCTCTTCTTAGAAATACCGTTCTCTCATCTTTGTCAACCCAATTCCACCATTTTTGGAAAAACACTTTTTCATCTGTATACCATCCGTAAGAATGTTTCATCCAAGTTTCAACCTCTGGGATAAAATTGTGAATGTTAGATCTCAAGATCTTTTCGAACGTATTTCCAGTGGCACACATGTAGCACATAGGGAAAGCAGGGTAAGCAGGGTTTCCTGGCAAATAAGCATCAGCAGAATAGAAAATAATATTGTCTGCATCAAGTGACTTTACTGGGTCTTTAAAATATCTCGTTTGTAAAGGGAGCATATCCAAGTCAGATATTAGACACATGTCGTCAGGGAACAAGGTTGTTCCGAAAAAACGGATAATCTGTGCTTGCTGTGCTGATGGAACGGAGTCTGATGGTGTTTGATAATATACATCTCCATACTTAGTGCTTAAATTTAAATCCTCATTGCCGATGACGAATAGAGTTGGTCTTATCCCAACATTCTCGCTCCATGCTTCAGAGACTATATTCCAAAATTCTAAATAATCTCTATTATCATTTGATGACAAAATTACTCTATCTATTTCCATCTTCATATTCCATCAAAACCCTAACGTGCTCTTCGACGGTCTGTTCGTTTTCATCAAAAACTTGTCCCACAAAATTGCCTGCGGTTCTTTGAGATGGAAATTCCCTTCCTTCAAAGAATGGGTCGTGAACCAACATATCGGAAGTTACTAGGGGATAGACTTTGCGGCCGAAGAACCAGTAATCAGTACCATATTCGTCTGTTTGCGAAAACTCTGATATTAGTTTCTTCATCTGGGGTAGGACACCTTTTTTGACTCCCCACATTCCACCAAGGACAGGATATTTGTGCCAAGGGTGATCTCTCATTATGTGAAAACCCTTATCACTAGAAACCCACTCATCAACTGCCATTTTCTCTCTAGCACTTAACCTGCTATCTGTATCCCTAGAGATCATGATATCAACGTCGTCCTCTGCTGCTGGTTCGAACCTCCAGAACATGGATGTCCAATCACCGTCGGAATCCATATACTTAACCTGTGTGTTGTCCATGTTCTCAAGGGATTCTATTATATCTTGCGGCACCGATCTAGCAACATAAAACCTACATACCCAATCAGGGTATATATTCTTTGCCAGTTCTGCATTCCTCAATGCTCCCACTGTATACTTGGGGTTTGTGCCCCAAAGGCTGAAAGAGATTATCTTCATGTTGTTATCCTACTTTCGCAGTCCTCTTCATATATTCCTCGGAATACTTTTTGAATACCATCTTTTCCTCTTCCACTTTCCACGAATTGTTAATTGGGTCGGTAGAAATCCCCTTGGGATTAAAATAATAAAGTCCCAGTGGGATATTTACTTTCTTAAATTTAGATCCATTGAACGCAGCTCGAAGCCACATATCCCAGTCACCTGCTGACCTGTATTTTGGATCAAACATGCCATGTTTGTCGTGAAGATTCTTTCTCCACATGGGGTTGTTGTGTGGGAGGTTTGCCTTCAACATCTCCTCTAAGGAGAACCCCTCAGACTTATATCGTTGTCGGTGGTTAGAAGAATGATATCCGTCATTTATCTTGTGTGTAACGAAGGAGTCCGACCAAACCAAGTCGATATCTTCATTTAGCACCAATGTCTTTGCGAGAACCTCGATAAACCTATCATGCCGACTGTCATCCAAATTTGCATTCATAATATATTCTCCAGATGAGTTCTCGATAGCATGATTCCACACACCATATATTCCAGGATCTTTCTCTAATTTTATATATTTAATATTTTCTGGGAATTTCTTCAGATATTCCTCTATAACAACCCCCTCATTGCCTGGGGAGTTTGCATTTACGAGAATCAATTCGCACTTGTCTTTGAAAACACTCTGTTTGGTTATTTCACTCATGAAATGTTTGATGTATTTGTCCCCGTCATAAACAGAAGTTATAATAGAGATTTTTGGCAAATCACCAGAATCTACGGATGTAAATGCCTCTCCGAGAACTTCATCGTGAAAGAGGTTATATTGTTTTTCTGAATCGTGGTTTTGTAAGACCTTCTCTTGCAGTTTCTTGGCAATGGATTTCTTCATGCCATAATTTTTATAAACTTCTCTCAATTTTTGTTTATAACTGTTTTTCTTGGGGTAACACCACTTGCTGTCTTTGGTGATAACACCTTCCCAATAAGATGCCTGTGGTACTGTTCCTAGTTCATAATCGACCTTTGAAAACAATGCCTTTCTCTTCACTTTCCCCTTAGAGTCTTCCACTTCGTGATTCAAGAAGTCAACATGGCCACTCCAATTTGGGGCAATGATGGGCAAACCATTACATGCTGCTTCGAATATGGGTAATCCAAATCCCTCTCCGTGTGAGAGGGTCACTAATGCTTTTACCCTCTCGTTACAGTAGAGGGAATTTTTTTCCTCCTCGGACAATCTTCCGTGAAGTAAATAAATCTTACATTTTCTGTCAGGATACCCCTGCAACATGTTCTCAATTGCTTCAGTAGTCCTCATCCTATCTTCTGTGCATCCACTTCGAATTGCAGTCTTGACAACCAAACCCACGTCGGGGTCGTCTTTGAATTCCTCTACAAACCATTTAATAGTATTATCAATATTCTTTCTATTACCCATTAGGGCCATGGTGAGAAAATTAAAATCTGTTGTTAATTCTAGTTCAACTTCTTCTTGTTCCATCGTAGGAACCGGATAATGTACGACGGATACCGGTGTTGTTACCTTTTTGACCGTTTGTTGTCCGGTGGATTGATCTATGAGAGGAAAAATCGTTTTAACAAGTCCATTTCTCGAATGCTCAGAAATCGTAATGATCTTGTCCATGAGGTTACACTGATCTACCCACTCTAATGCAATTCTATCAGTTTCTATCCCAGCAGTTACTCCAATATTGTATGCTGCTAGTTCTCTAAACTCATTTGGGATAGTCACCTGAACACTGACATCAAATACCGGCTCACCTTGTGCGGCATATGCCCTAGTCTTATTGATCAACCCAAAGAGTTTTTCTCTCTCAGGAGAAGACTTGGGTTCATATCCTAGTGTACCCCAATTTATATTATCCAAATAAACATCGAACAAATCTGATTGTTCTAGTGCTCGAATTAGAAATCTTGCGTGAACTCCGTATCCGGAGGCACTAAGTGCTGGTCCTCTGACTATTATTTTTACGTTTCTCATTTTACCTCCGAAAGAGTCCATCTTTTATAATTTTCCCTAGTGGCCCAGGCACCGTGTTTTTTCATGGTGTTGTCTATAATCTCTTCCCACTTTTTCTGGTATTGTTCGAAACTATAGTTTTTCATAACATGCTCTCTGCCCATCATGCCAAGTTTATGTAATTCTTCTTTGGGCATGTGATATACTTTATCAAAAGCAGCAACAACATCTGCTCCGTCAAGACGATCTTCGTAGATCCAAGGGATCTCCTGAGATCCAATGATTGCTTTCGAAGCTGGGTGGAGTCCTATTCCAAAGTAATTCTCACCGTCGTAAACTTGCTCCTGCATTCCACCAGTCATGGTACAGATTACTGGTTTGCCGCAAGATAGGGACTCCTGTATGGACAACCCAAAACCTTCTGCATCAGAAACTGCCACAGTGACATCGGACATACAGTACATTAGGGAAAGATTCTCAAAATCAAATTTTCCAGTTGAGAAAATAACCTCCCCATTGTCAATACCTAGTTCCCTAATTATTGCTTCCAAGTCCTGTCCATGCGGGTCAGTGACATCCGTGTGCATAATCAAATTTACTCGGTTGTGTCCCAACTTTTCTATGAAATCTGCATACCAAAACAGCAGAGAACCACTTTGTTTTCTTCTAGCATTTCTGCTATTCCAAAAGAAGGTAAAATAGTCTGCTCGTTCGGGAGTCTTTTCATATATAAGTTGCTTTAGTTTCCTAACCTTTGCCTTATCCTTATCTGGTGTAAAGATATTGTTTGGTACTGCATGAGGGTGATATATGACCTCTACATCTGGAGAAACCGTCCTTACAATGTCGTCTGTAACTTTACTTATTGTGACTACTAAATCGTTGGAGTCGTAACATTTCTTGTTATATTTTGGGTACGGGTAGTTATCCCATACATGATAGTACACCATAGGTATGTTCGAACGGATCTCGTCATCTATTTCCCACAGAAACCCCCAAAATCTTGGGTCTGTCATAAACCAAAGAAGATCTGGTTTTTCTGCTGCTATCAGTTCCCTGATTAAGTCCTGAGTTCCGTACCCGTCTACTGGTAGAATCCTCCATTTTCCGTCGTATTCCTCCGGAATTATCATATTGTAATCGTGATGCTTAATAGCTCCTGCGAGGGAAAAGACCTCATACTCTCCCGTTTTTATCAGACCTTCGATAAAGTACTTGGTCTGAGTTCCTACGCCCGATGGGGACAAGGGGTGATCACTGATGGTTAAAATCTTCTTCATATCGATACCTATGGGCAATGCTTAGTTCGATTAAAATCGCACTTTGAGCAAGACAATTTGTTTTTTATAAAATTCTCGTTATCAACATTATATGCTGCTGTTTCCAAAAGTTTAAGGGCATTGCTTGTTTTTTTCTTTCCACTAGAAACCTCAACAAGTTCAAGAGGATTTCCTTTCGTGATTCTCTTCATCAACACAAAGTGTGTGCTTATCTTGTCGAAAGGGAGTCCTGTCAACATTTGATAGAAAAACTTATAATACGACAATTGGTAAGTAACCATCGGATCATTCTTTCTTCTTGCATCCCAACCCCACGAGCAAGTCTTCCAATCAATGATGTGGTGTTGTCCATCTGGTGTTCTTATTATGCAATCAACATACCCAACGAAGTCGAATTCGTTATGATATTCTTCTTCGAAGGTGATTGGTATCCTAAGACTCTTTTCAGTATCAACAACTTCATAATCACCAAAAGTCTCATTCATGAAACTTTCTAAATTTTCAATTATCTTAACGCCAGAAGAGAAGAACTCTTCTTCTTGTTTTTTTGACACCTGTTCTTCGAGCAGTGAAATTTCTTTTTTCAACTCTTTTCTAAAAAAAGGAACAGAATTAAACTTCTGGCCCTTTTTTAGAATTGTTTGTTCGCAAACACTGTGTATCGATGTTCCAAAAGCGGTGTAGATGTTTCCCTTAAACGGTTTAAGTTTATCTATCCTCGTTAATTTATAATAATATGGACAAAACTTAAAATCCTTGATGGACGAGAATGAAAGGTGCATTATTTTCCTTTTCTTTGAGAGTGAACGGAGTTGTCCGTCTTTTTACTACTAATAATAGCAGGTTCAATTGCACTTGTCAAGTCCTTTTTTGCGTCTTCCTGTATTTTCCTGGGTGATGGTTTTGTTTCTTTATTTACAGAAAAGACCCATGAACCGCGGTGGTTGTCCTCAGACTTGTGATTATTCGCCGAGTCAGACTTTCTGCATCCTGTTACATCGAACCCTGCTTTTGATAAGAGTTCCCTAGCATCCTTTGTTAAAAAATTAACAACAGGGTCGTTAGCAGATTTCCTTTCACTCAATTCAATAGTCAGAGTAACAATTCCTGCTTTTTTATCTTCTTTTATTGTTTTTTTCATAATTTTAATTCTCCTTGCACATTTTTTCAATGTCCTTTATGATAGAAAGAAAGTTTTTATAATCCCTCTTCCTTATTTGCCCACACATATGGGCATTAAATAGATGCGAAAAATAATTCTCTAAACTAAGAGAAGATTCATAATTTACAAAATATTTCTGTGTATTACTTAGCACATCTTCAAATTCTATTTTCCTAATCGACCTCACGAAATCAGACGGACTTTCTGTATTTAAAAAGTCGGAGAGCGCGAGGTTGGGGGTGAAACCTATTAGGTCATAATATAAGTCCCTCCTTTTTATGAGGAACTCCTTTTTCAGCAAATCATCACAGAACACATAATTGTATTTCTTATAGAGAGATTCCCCAACGGTAAGTGTGAAATTCTCAACAAGAAGTGGTTCACAGTAATGTTCGTTGCTGATAAAAATTGTGTCTCCCTCTAATAATCTCTCTTCTTTTGTTATTTTGGCCAAGTCTGCGATAATAAGAGCTTCTACCTCAGACAAGAAGTGTGAGGGAATAGTCTTCTCGATAGATTTCATAATTCTTGATATTTTCATGCCAGTGGGAAGTTTTTTGGTCTGATAGACCATCACTTTGTCGTGTATCTTCTTTTTATAAGATTTTTGCGCCAAGGGTAGCAACCTCCGATCTTTCACCTTTTACCAATGTTACATGACCTGCAACATCGTAGGACTTGAATTTCTCCACAGCATGAACCAAACCATTTGATGTTTCGTTTATATAAACATTGTCGATTTGTTCGATGTCTCCTGTGAGAATAATCTTTGTCCCTTCTCCTACCCTTGTTATTATAGTCTTTAATTCGTGTCTTGTTAAATTCTGTGCTTCGTCTATAATAATATAGGCATTTGCAATAGATCGACCTCGAATGTAAGAAAGTGCTTCTATCTCTATAATTCCTTTTTCCAGATAATCCTGAACCATCATCTTGTCGTTTCCAAGAAGGTATTGTAAATTATCCCTGATGGGTGCCAACCATGGCTCCATCTTCTCTTCTAAAGTTCCTGGTAGGAAACCGATGTCTCTCCCCATCGGCTGCACTGGTCTTGATACAATCATTTTTGTATACTGACTGTCTGCTCCCCCATTGGTGCGGGGGTTTTGTAAAGTTTGTTCTAATCCAGCAGCAAGGGCACATAGTGTTTTCCCCGATCCTGCTCGACCAATAAGGGAGACAACTTTTATACTGTCATCCGTAAGTAAGTCCATAGCAAAGGTTTGCTCTTTGTTTCTTGGTGCGAATCCCCAAGTTGAATTATCAAATTTCCTAACCCTGCGGAGGGGGGTATTGTAGGAGAGAAACCTTGCAAGGGCAGTTCTCTTATCGTTCACTCTCGAAATCAACATAACATACTGATTTGGTAACATACCTCTATGTTCGTCTTCTTCCAGCATAATGTCGTCACCGCAATAGAACCTATCTATGTGTTCATCGTCGATGAGAATTTCTGAAAATCCTTTGAACATTTCCTTCTGACTTGTTATTGCCTTGTCGGGATCGTAGTCTTCCGTCTTGACACCAACGGAGTCACCGATGACTCTCATGTTTATGTCTCTAGTTACCAGCACCAACCTCTTAGGGTTGCTCATGGTGTTGGAGTAATTCAGTGCAGTCTGGATGATGATGTGATCTGGAACTGTCTTTGACAATTCTTCTGGAAGAATCCATGAGTCTCCAACATTTTCGGAAACAATTATCTTCCCGAATCCTTTGCCGATCCTGATGCCTGATTTTAAACTACCTCTTGATCTGAGTTCGTCCAAGATCTTTATAACATTCCTGGCCATAGCACCAACGGAATCTTGTCTCTTCTTATGTTTATCTATTTCTTCGAGAACCATCATTGGAACAAGTATATCGTTGTTTCCAAATGAGTAAATAGAATTTGCGTTGGTCAATAAAACACTTGTATCTAGTGCGTAAAGTTTCTTTGCCATAGTGTTCCTTTCCCTATTAAATAGTTTATTTGTAGTAAATAAGTTGTAAGGTTTGTATTTATAGTATGAAGAAAATAATGACTTCTTTAATAGTGGCAATGCTCATACTTGGTGGGTGTTCCTTTATAACAAAACAAATACTCAAAAATAAAAGGAAATCCTTTGTTCAGGTGATGGCACTATCCATACAAGCAACAAATGGGATGCCCGCGTCTTCGGTGGCATCTGGGTTTGCGGTTGCTGAGAGAGATGAGGGAACATACATCCTTACTGCTGGACATTTCTGCGTGAACTCCATAACTCTGGATGGGCAAATCGTTCTTGAGAACAACATCTTCGTAAACACGTCGAAAGGGGAGAGTCACAAAGCTATCCTCGTGGGATTAAGTCACAAAATAGATGCCTGTCTACTGAGAACGAAACCACTAGATATGGAACCTCTTGAGATTTCATTACATAATCCGGATCGTTATGATGAGATTCTAAACATTGCTGCACCTGCGGGAATGTTTGGTAAAGATGTTGCCATTGTCTACGAGGGGAGATACATCGGTAAAGAAACTATTGGAGCATTGTCAATGGATGTATACAATCTTCCTGCATTTCCCGGTAGTTCTGGTTCTCCTGTTTTGAATTCCTACGGGCATGTGATCGGAATGGTCGTTAGTACAGCAGGTGGGTTTTTTCATATGGCATTCTCTCCAACGCATGATGAAATTATTGACTTTTTAGAGGAACACATCGATCTCGAAAGGTACGAGATCCCGAAAGAAACTCTAATTATAGAGTGAACAAAAATCGTCTAAAAAGAAAACAATTAGAATTTAACCTAGTAAAGTTCGACCTCGATGATGTGGAAGATGTAATGAGGGTTTGCAATCAACATTTCAATAGTAAATTCGTGCATGAAAGTGAATTGAATTCCCAAAATGAAGAACCTGTTGAGACTTCCGAAGAAGAGGAAGAGGTCGGGGAAATTGCGAAAGACAGAGAAGAGAAAATTCACGAAGGGGCAAATAAAAAAATAAGTAAAGAGTCCCGTTCACTCTTTAAAAAAATAGCTGTCAAGTCGCATCCGGATAAGATGTTATGCTTAGACGAAGACGAGAAAGAGGAGAGGGAGACACTCTATCTTATCGCACAGAGGGCAGTGGCAGATGATGACCTCGCAACTCTAATAGAGGTTGCTGCCGAACTAGGTATTGATAGTGGTATTGCTCAAGATACCCAAGTAAAGATAATACAGCAGAAGATAGATTTTATTCGTGAGAAGATGCACAACATAAAGCAAACTGCTGCTTGGGTCTGGTATCATGCAGATAAAAACCAAAAAGACCAGATAGAAAAGCAACTAACTGGTCAAATGGGGTTTAAAAGAAAAATATAATTATTGGTTGACAACGACGATACTCATTTCTTCAAATGAGTGCTTGGTTGTCTGGTCTTTATCCGTTTTGACAACCAATGGGTTGCACGACAAACAGGATAATGCCAATAATGATAAAGCAGTGTATTTTTTCATTCTATTACTCTCTTTCTTGTGATAGGGAATGTTTCGGGTTATAAGTAGTGTCTTATGTTTTATTATACCACATTAAATGCAGTTTTTTATCCCGTATGGTTAGCAGAAGGCAAAAAAAGAGCCCCCGCAAGGGGACTCTCAAAATATCACACTAAAAGTAGAATTACTCTAGAATGATAAACTTGCATACACACCGACAGTGTGGCTGTTTGTTTTAGTGTCAGACATCAAACCGTCGGTTTGTAAGAAGTATTCTGCCGTTACGTTTACCGCAGAAACTTTTGTGCCTACTGAGGCAATTGCACGATTGCTGGTTAAACCTGTTTCATCTGCGAAGAGTTCATCTCCAATAGATAACTTCAAGTCTTTACCTGCAATGGCAACTGTCTTGGAAACGTCGAGTCTATCTCTCAACGATGCTTGCTTGGTAGTTACATCCTTAATGTTTGTAATACCATCCAACTGAAGTCGTGTTCGGTTAGTAATATCTAAACCGAAGGCACTACACCCAGTATCAGCATCTAAAGAAAGACGGTTGGTAGACGCACCAGCAGTATTCGTATTACGAACACGCAAGGTTAAGTCTAACTTATCCCCAACAGATTTGGTTGCTGCAAACACAGTATGTTCATACGGTGCGGCAGTTGTAACCATTTCCTCACTAACTCCTAAATCATGGCGAACTTGTTCCTCGACGGTCAAAGTCAAATCACCTAGTTTAGCAGAAGCTTTTGCTTCTAAACGAAGTTCGTCAGCATAACTTACTCCGCTAATCATTAACGCCATAATGGTCGTCATTAATAGTTTCTTTAACATAGTCACTTTCCTTTCCTTGCTGCGTAAACAGCAATTGAATTGTTCCCATTATACAGGAACGAAATCTTTTGTCAAGCCCCAAGTTAATGTTCTACTTTAGCTTTGTGCGTCATTTTTTCTTTTCTATTTTAAACTTGTTATCTATCCAGCACTTAGTATAATACATTGCACCAACCCACAAGGTAAATAAAATGCCATCAACGTATGTTAGGTGATTCCAGATGTCTAAAAAGTTCATTTCTTTTTTCTCTTCTGAAGTTTCTTTACATCTTTTTCAAGTTGTTCGATTTTATACTTCATAACCTCAACATCGGTTTCGAGATTGTTTACCGTGTTGAGTTGCCATGTCAAAACACCGATTACAAGTGCGGTGACAACTGTTACTAATAATTTCTTCATATCCATCAATTCATTATATCCGATATCATGTCGAAGAGTTCTTGGGAGATTTTATCCCACTCGGCATCAGGCTCGTCTTCTGCCTTTGTCTTCTCTCTATTGAGAACGACTGCTGCTGTCTTAATTTGTTCGGGAGAATCATCAGCTAATGCTTCGATTGCCTCTTCATTGTCTTCGTCCTTTACTTGAAAGGAGTTTCTATCGAATCGAACCTCATGTTGGAAAATAAAGTTTACAGGAACCATCTTGATTCCCAACTGCTTTGCAATTGCGAGCCTGTGGTTTCCTTCTCCGATTTTAGCAACACCATTCTTGCCTAGATTGACCATGATTGGATATTTGGGATTGAATCCTTTTTTGATACTCGCAACTAATGTGTCCCACTCTTCCTGATCTCCCCTGTGTTTCTCTGAACTCCAATCGTATTCCCTGATTGGCCAAAGATCTTCCACTGAGTAGAAACCGTGATAATTTAGATCTCCATGTCCAGTCATTGTACTTCCAGCATCATATGCTTTTTTGCCGTCAATCCAATCTTCCAAAACATCCTTTATCGGTGGTGGGTTTTTTGGATTAATTCCATAATACCCTTCGTTTAGAGACTTCTCATCATCGAGAGTTTTCTTACTCTTCTTTTCATCGGGCAAGAACTTCTCAATTCTGAACTTCAACATTGGTTTACCATTGATGGTGGGTTGTCCAAGTTCATCTTTTCCGATCTCTTTTACTTCGATTCTTTTGTTCTTATATTTCCCGCCTAAAACAATGTCACCAACCTCGATGTCAACGTCGATACTTTCTGCCAAGAACTTTCTCCACTTCCCTATCTTCATTACTTGACATCACTCTTTTGTGGGTTGCTATAATTTACGGCACCTGTTCCCAATGCTTTATTAACCTTGTCTTGTCCACCTTCTCCGCCGGACTTACCTGCCTGTGGCATACCTTTTTCTCTCTCAAACTTGCCACGACGTTTTTGGATAATCTTATGGTTTTTTCCGTAATACTGTGCTGCCACCTCTTTAGATGGTTCCGGAATCTTCTTTGCCTCTACGAGAAGTCCCAACACTTCGTCGGTGATGTTTTCCGCAACAAACTTCATAACCTCACCAGTTCCCATCGTCATGAGATTGGCACCGGTAAGTGGTGCGGTAACAACATTCTGTGCCACGATAGCAATTGCCAGCTGGGTCATTTTAAGAGCATCCTCAGCAGACTTCAGTGCTGGCCCTGACATGCTATCAATCTTCACATCTGCCTCTGGGTTTGTCATCATGATTTGTGACCAACGATGGTGTCCGTCGAGAATGTACTTATTGTTCCAAACAAAGAGTGGTACAGGCCCGGACTCATCAGTCATGACGATGGGGGTTCCCTTTAGACCAAGTGCTATCTCTGTTAGTCCATATCTATTCACCATTTGGTCTTCTAAACTTTTAAGTAATCCGATTTCTGACTGCGTAGCATAAAGACTAGCAATTGGCACTACACCACCTTCATCAACGGTAACAATCTCGTCACTGGGTTCTCCGTCAGTTTTTCCTGCTCTTGCTATTTTTTGGAAGTCGGGATCTTTAGCAACTTTCTTTAAGAAACTGGTATAATCATAAAGACCTTTCTCTCCTGCTTTCTCAAAGTCGGCAGCTGCATCTTCCTTTACAAAGTTTCTAAAGTTTTCAAAAAGTTTCTTGGTATTAGTCATTCTAGTGACCTCCTGGGGGTTTTTCTTCACTTATAAATAGAATGCCTATGGGTGATTGTCAGGTTTCTTATCAAAAAAGTCTGCTGGAATGTATTTCTTGAGGAGTTTTGACCAAATTGGTATATCAAGCCCTAAGAACCTTCGAGCTGAGTTGAAAGAACCACAGTATGATAAAGTAAATTTAATGATTGATTCTTTTATCAGGTGATCAATATTTTTCCATAGATGTAGCCCATAGGTTTTATCACCTATTGATTTATATATAAGCTCTAGCTTTAAAGAAATGATTTCTTCAATTGAAAGCTGATTGATCTTTGTTTCAAAGTCGGGATCTGATCTTTTTTCTTTTCTAAGCTTAGCTATTAGAGAGTAGTTTTTAACTTTTGACATAATTTAAATTAATTAATTAAATATAAAATATGTTTATATGAATATCATGGATCTCAGGATTTGTTAAAATGAATTTTTTTTGATGACTGATCTTATAAGGTTATATCAATATCATCATCTTCTTCTTCACCACCCAAATCATCAGGTGATCCCAGATCATCTTCACCACCCAATTCATCACCAGCTGGTTCTGCATCCATCTCTGCTTTTTCATCTTCGTATTCGTCAGTAGATGGTTCAGCAACAACTCCCTTGAGTTCGTCTTCATATTTATCAAAATAAAGTTTCAAGTTAGTGAGAAGGTAGTCAGTAAACATATCTTCATCTTTGGGATTTGCGAGAATACTAAAAGAGTCAGAAATGTTTTGTTCAATCTTATCAAATGTTTTCGCAGCAAAGTTTCTTCCTGTTAAGTCGGCATCTGCACTTTGCATGTCAATTGAACCATCACCATCAGCATCTGTTGCAGTTGAAGATCGAGGTGCGGTGATGTCAATGAACTTATCGAACTCACTTTCTGCTTCTTCAAGTTCATCAGCAGACATCCCCATTGGTTTCTCTTCCTCTTCACTACCAGCTTTTGCAATTGCAGAAGCATCGGCAGGATCTTCGACAACTCGAAGGCTGCCAAGTGTGTTTTGTACTGCTTTCACAAAGTGTGCTCTGTAAGAATCTCTTTGGTCGGTATTTGTGGTAAGTGACTTATAATCTCTTTCAATAACGGGAAGAATTCTTTCCAATAAGTCAGTAAGAACATTGATACCGGTATTGCCATGAGGTGCAAAGTCGGTCTTCTCTTTGAGGATCATTTTTCTAACATGCCTCCTCAGCTTTCTGTCTTCCGACAAAACAAAATCTTCTTTGTCGTTTATTACAGTCTTGGTAGTTATAAGCTTCTTTAAAATCTCTCGAACGCCTTGACGTAATCTTAATTCTTGTAAAAACTCTTCTCTTGAAATCATCATAATAAAATCCTCTACCTATAAGTAGTATTTTTCTTTTTCTTCTTACCCATCGGACCAGCAAAACCTTCCACTCCACCACCTGCAATGGAGGAAATCTCATTCATCTCTTCTGTCCACTTCATGAGAAATTCTAATGCTGCTTTATGGTCTTTGTCAACGAGATCCATAAATTTATCCTTAGCTTCTTCGGGAACGGACTTGTCAAAAATAAATTTGAAAGTCTCCTCGGCATAAAGGGGGTTATAATCTGCGGGAGCATTGCCCAACTCAGAAGCAACTTCGTTATAAAACTCCTCTACGAGATTGTAGAGGGCATCTCTACCAATGCCTACCCTCACAGGGTCTTTGGGTGCCTTTGCGATTACAGACGAACCTGGTGCTTCTGAGAGTATGTTTGACTTCACCATCTCGTAAATCTCTTGTCGTTCTTTTTTATCGAGCTTTGAGGGTAGGTTTTTCATGAAGTTTGCGTGATCTCCGTCTTTGGCAAAGTTCCTCATCTTAGTACCAGAGATACCACCGAATTTTACGGCATACATGGAGACATTAACGTCTTCCCTGTCCTTACCCACACCAGCATATCTTCCGTCGTCAATATCTTTTTTACCAAGAACGAGGACAACGGTTGTACCGGGGTCTAATTTCTTTACATAGTCATAGGTTGTTTGTATTGGACTTTTAGCATCCTTTACAAGTTCGGTGTGGCCAACTGGGATCATTCTACCTTGGTATCCATATTTTGCTATATACTTCTCCCATAACCAAAGTGATAATTCTACTGAGATTCCATCTCTTGGTTTTTCGGAAACAATAACGTAAACTTTATCTGCCTTATTCATTCCTGCTTCTGCTGCCTGGAAGTGGCCACTGTGTGGAGGTTTGAATCCACCGGGAAAGATGGCAATCGTTTGTCCCTCTCCACCATCTTCTTGCAACTTCCTCGTAGCAGCACCTTTGCCGTAACGGAGTATTCCCATGATTTGGTTGATGGGTGCAAAGTTGCCGGTGAACTTATAAGTGTTTCCGTCGTAATTGAATACAAACCCCTCTGCCGCAGAAGACACATTTTCCAAGTCTTTCAACTTTGCTAATTGCGATTGCAACTTATCCATCTCCTCTTCGTCACCAGTGTTGGTAATTTGCTGGATGGCTCTTTCAACATCTTTTCTCATACGGAATACTTCTGCATCATTGTCAAGAACATACAAACTGTGTACTCCCCTGAGCATTTCTACTGCGAAGTCGTGAATGGCATCTTCAATAGGAAAGATTGCTCTCTTTAACAATAGGGGAGAGGTGTTGACAAAATCCTTTACTTGAACCTTTGTTTCATTTTCAGCACCATCTAGTTTTTTATAGATGTCGGTGAGCTTAACTCCCTTCACCTTCATGACACGGGCAACAATCATCTTCTTTGCTTCCATTTCGATTTCAGGAAACATCTTCTCTGTTTCGTCTGAGACTACCTTGACCATGTAGTCACCAATGGTGTCTCCCTCACTAAGACCTTCGTCTGAGAGAACTTTCTTTATTCTTGTCATTGCTGTTTTGGCATCCACATCACCACTCAATGCTCGAAGGGTTTGAACAGCATTCACAACGAGTCTATGTTCTCCTTGGTTTGCCAAGTCTTCAACTTGTTTGAAAATCTTTTCAATTAGTTCAACACCCTTCTTCGAAGGATCGGGTTTAGGTCCATCGTCGGTTCGAAGCATACCACCATCTCTATGAATGGTGACAACCTTAGTGTCATACTGGATGACATTGGTTGTTTCGGGATTCATAACTTCAATGTTGTAAAACCTATTTGCTTGTGCTCCGAATATCTCATTCTGCATCTCTGTGGAAAGGTTCTTTACAAAACTCTCGAATGCACGAAGAGCATCTGCGAACGAATATTCTAATGGACCTCTGCCCCTAAACTTGTCTCCAAGTTCGTCGGCATCGATACCACCTCTTCCGATTTCTGATTTGTTTCTTGCTGCAATTGCCTTATCTTGCGGAATTGAAAAAGACACATACAGGTTTTGCCCGTCGGTCTTTTCAGTTCCTACGAGCTTACCTGCTGATGCTTTTTGGATTACGTCGAAGATGTCGGCAAATGACAAGTTGGGATTATCATATAGATGATACATGTGTCCGTAAAGACCACCCATTTTACTCCTCCTGATTTTCTTCTAAAATACTCAATCTTTCTTCGAGTGTTGTAACCTTCTCCATAAGTCTTTTGCTGTGTCTCTTTACATTTCGAACATGCTCTTTAGCAATCTCAATGCGACGATGCTCAGACTTCGAGGAAGGTTTAAGTGCATAAACAATTTCTTCTAAAGATTGAATATAACTCATTAAACTCGGTGTGTCAAGTCTTTCTCCTAAAAGAAAGTTTTTTGTCATTTTTCGAAAGTCAACCATTTACTCTTCTTCTTCATCATCGTCTAGGATGGAGGAAAACACTTCCTTCACAGTCTTCATGGGGTTTTTCGCAATTGGCTCGGGTGCCGGTGCTTCGACCTCAACTGGTAGGACTTCTAAGACCTCTTCTCTCTGTTGTTCTCTAAGTAAGACCTTTTTTTGTCTTCTTCTTCTTGGGCTTGGCATAATAAAATTCTCCTTATTATTTCTTTTTCAAAGCATTTAACTTTGATTGTAAAGTTTTAATTTTCGCAGAAATACCTTCTGCAATCTCCCCACCACCTTCTTGGGGTACGAGTTGGTTGACATTCTTCAACAAGTTTCTCAAAACAAGAGTAAGTTCTTTTTCACCGACCTTTTCAGCACTCTGCATAAGTCCCCTCACTTGAGAAACCATGACATCTTGTAGTTTTGACACATTGGTGATTCTTCCACCGACAGCATCACTTCGTTTGTCAGATGATGCTCGTGCTTTATCCATGTCTTTAGACAATTGTCCCTGATCTCCGAACTCTTCGGCCATTGTATGATCACCGTATTTTGTATCGGTCATCTCAGGATTGGCATCCATCTTGTCCATGATGGCAAGAACATCACCCTCTAAAGGAGTTCCCACTACCTTTGATCGAAGATTGTCGAGCATCGCATACACATCTTGGGAAGGATTATCATTTCCCTGTGGTTCTTCACCGTCCATGTCGGCATACTCTTCACCGTATCGAGGTGACTCGTCAAGTTCTTCT